TCCACAAACAATACAAAGAATTCACAAAAATAAAAGAACAAGCTCATGCTGACTTTATTTTGTCTACGCCTGATACGTATGGTGTTAATGCGGTAGATATCATGGTAGAAGCCAAAGCAAAAGAGCAAGCATTGATGCGAATTGGAGTTCAATGTTGTCAAGAAAATACATCGACGATTTTAGTTGATTAATATTTATATAAAAGAAAGTTATATTATGGCACAGTACCGTTACAAAGCAAAAATGACAGACGACATCGAAGATGCTCGTGAAATTATCCGTACAACGGGTTTAATGTTAAAAGAAGGTAAAATCGACAAGGCATCTGCATTGACAAATCTAGCAAAAGCACTTACGAAATTAGATTCAGCAAAATATTACATAGACCGAGAATGAAGAAAAAAACAACACAACCACCAAAAGGATATAAAAGGTTGCAATGCAAATATTGCGATACGGTTTGTGAACGAGTTGATGAAAAAGCCACTGCAATTACATGTTGGGAATGCACATCGAAACTAGTTAATGGTCATGTTTTGGAATTGCGAAAATAATTACTTATTATAATAATAAAAAAAGTTATGTTAGAAGCAGAAAAAATTAAGTCGAATTGGGAACGATATCGAGAACTAGTTAATACATTATTTCCTACTCGTAAAACGGCATTAAATCGAATGTATGATGATTTTGAAGATCGCATGGCAATGATGCCAGCATCTTCCATGGAACATTTTCATAATGCATTTGCCGGAGGTTATGTAGACCACGTACTTCGTGTTATGGATTGCGTTGATTCATTACATTTTACTTGGACCGCGATGGGTGCTGATATGTCTGGTTATACTAAAGAAGAAATGATGTTTGCTGCAATGCATCATGATTTAGGCAAAGTAGGATTTCCAGGTGACGGCAATGAAGTGTATCAAATAGAAACTTCAGATTGGCATCGTAAGAATCAAGGAAAATTGTACAAAGCAAATCCAAACATTCCGTTCACAATGGTACCAGATTTATCAATTTGGTTGTTGCAAGAATATGGTGTTAAAATGTCTTGGACAGAATATCAAGCAATCAAAATTCATGATGGAATGTATGACGAAGCAAATAAACCGTATTTTGTTGCTAGATCACCACAAGCTAAATTGAAAACCAATCTTCCAATTATTTTGCATCACGCAGATCATATGGCATCAACCATTGAATTTGAACGTTGGAGAAATCGAAACAATGCAACTCCTAAACCAGTTGTTGAAAAAAGCAAAGTTACTAAAAGCAACGGATTAAAAAATCTAGCAGAAAACAATCCAGAAGTTGAAAAATCATTAACTGACATTTTTAAAGCATTTAACTCATGACAGTATTTTTATCATTAACAAGTATCGCATTGCTAATAGTCTGCGTATATTTTGGTTATCGTGCTTATGTTTTAGCTGGATTATTAGCAGACAGTGACGAATATCATGAAAGTGTTGAATTGACAAACATTTATATGTATGATAAGATTTGCGAAACATACATGAAAATGAAAGAACTTGACCGTATCGGTGCTTTTGAAAAAGACGACGAAGCTGGTACTACATTTTCTTTGTTAAAAGAAGTAATTGATAATCTTAAAGAGGAGTTTGATGGCGAAGCGAGCGAAGAAAAGTAATATATATTTTACTAAAATAACCGAATTAGCAATATTGGGTTACAATAAATGCGAAGCTAATCCAGCTTTGCGTGAAAAAATTTATCGTAGATTTATTTATCCAGCTTTCATGAAAATGGCAGAAAATCTTATCAACAAGATGAAACCAGATTACATTGATTCAACGTTTGCTGATTTACAAACTGATTTAGTTACATTTTTAACTGCAAGATTGGATAAATTCAATCCTGATGCTGGCAAGGCATATTCATATTATACAAGAACATCGTTCAATTATTTAATTGGAGAAAATCAAAAAGGATATGCGAAAGTTAAAGCCGATACACAAACAATTGATATCGACGAACAACGCAATATTCTTACAGAAATTCACAACGATGAAATGCGAGAAACATTGCGGTATTTTATGGATGCGTATATTGAATATTGCTATGATAATTTGAATTTAATTTTTTCAAATTCAACTGATATACATGTTGCTGATTCAGTGTTGCATATATTTGAATCTCGCGACAACATAGAAGACTTCAACAAAAAAGCTTTGTATATTTTTATTAGAGAACGTACGGGATTAGAAACTACAAATATTACACGTGTAGTTAAAACGTTGAAACAAATATATGATGAGAAATTTAAAGCCTACGAACAAACTGATTTCATAAAGTTACCGTTTTGATATTTATATTTATATAAATGTTTCATTATGGATAAAAACGAAGAATTATTTAAAGGTACATCATTTGCAGATTTAATGTCTGACGTGTATCATAACAGCAAAAAGAAAGACAGGCAAATAACTCAGTTAATAGCTCAATTACAGCCATTAATTAAGAATGCGTCTGATGCTACGATAATTGTTCCGTTAATCAAAGAATACCTAGACGTTGCAGTTAAAAATGACGATCACCTCGTAAAATTAACTGCAATTGTTCAGCGTTATATTTCAACTCAACAAACTATTGCCGGAGTCGACTCGTTATTAAGTGATGATGAAAAACAACAATTACTTAAAATTGCAGAATCTACTTTGGAAACAGAATTAACAGATGAAATTGAAGATCTGCGAAAAATGGATCAACAAGAACGCGTTTTGCAAAACAAAATAGATTCCGCCAAACAAAAAATAACGGGGGCATAATTAATGAATGCCGAATATAACGGAACTCCCATATCATTGTATGTAGCAGAGGTACTTGCAATACCATCTAAAGAAACATACACATTACGAGAACAACGAGAATCTGCGGATAACGTACATCATGTTTATGAAATTACTTGCAAAATAATTTCACCAGATCCATACTCACCTACATTATACAATATTAAACCGGCAGACAACAACACGAAACGAATTCCAATCGTTGGCGAACAAGTTTTGATATTTAAAGCATATGGGGAAGATTCGAATATCGAACGTTTATCTCCGCAATGGTATTATTTAACTACATTGTCGGTATCATCTAATACAAATAACAATGCGTTGCCTGGCTTAAGCAAATATAATAATACAGCAACTGGCTCCGCAGATACGTTTACAGAACGCAGTATACCGGCGCTTCAATTGTACGAAGGAGATTCGGCTATCGAAGGTCGGTGGGGCAATAGTATACGTTTTGGAAGTACAATAGATACAACTCGTGCACGTGTAGATGTTAATCCAAATTATTCAGGCAACGTTGGTTCTCCAATAATAATATTGTCAAACAGAAAACAATCTGGTTCTGAATTTGTAGTTGAGAATTTTGATACCGATGCATCGTGTTTGTATTTAACAAGCGATCAGAAGCTTAATACATTAACAACATCAAATCCAGTAGCGTCAGAAAATAGCGTATCAAATTTTAACAAATCACAACTAGTAGGTGTTGCGGATAGAATTGTATTGAAATCAAAAACAGATTCTGTTATCGTAGATGCTAAACGTAGCATTGAAATAAATGCTCCTACTGTATATATTGGTTCGTCTGATAAAACAGATAAAGAACCACTTTTACATTCTACAGCTGTTGTAAGTTTACTACAAAAAATTGTATCGGTACTTAAAATTGGTTTTGCAGATTCAAGTGGTGCAATTTGTACTGAGTTATATTCTATTCCAGACGCAGATTATGCTAAATTGTTTGCTGAATTAACCAATGACAATGTTTTAGTAGATAAATACAAAAAAACTAATATTAATATATAATGGCAATAGGAACTAACATACCGGCAAAATTAATTAAACAGTTAATACCTGTTTTAATGAAACAAGTTGATACATTATCAACGGAAGCCGAAAAGTTTATTAATGAAGTTTCTCAGTTATCTCCAAATTTAGATTGCAATGATCCTGCCGTTAAATCTGCTAAATTAAAATTGCAACAATTATACAGTTTAATTGATAACATTAAAAACGGATTAAATTTAATTAATCGAATAACACCGGTTATTACTACAATATCTACTGTTGCTACTGTTTTATCGACAGTACAATTAGCAATACCATCAGTTCCAGGCGTGCCATCTGGACCGATTGCCAAATTAATAACTACGTTCGATAATTTAGGTAAGAATGCAAAATCATCAATATCATCGTTACAAGGCATGGTATCTGCTATCAATATTTCATTTGCGAGAATCAATCAATTATTAGCAAAAGCTATATCTAAATTATCAGCAATATGTAACACAGAAACATTCAATGTGTCAGCTGAAATCAATGATGCAATTGATGACTTAAATTTGTTTAACGATGATTTAAACGTACCAACACAATTTTATACGGAACTTAATGTATCAGATTTTGATATTAATTCTAGATTATTGTTGATAGAAAGTTTGGTAGATCAACAAGTCAACGTGTTAACAAATTTAAAAGAAGCACCTAGCAAAGTTATTGCAGGAACAGCTACTCCAACTATATCTGCAGGCGATATCGACGATTATTATATTGATACCGATACTGATATTATATATGGGCCTAAAACACAGTTAGGCTGGGGTACTGGCATAAATATATAATCAAATTTACAATTACTAATATTTATTAATAAAATTATCATATGGATTCAAAAACATTAATAAAAGCACTTAAAGTAGCCGTACGTGAAGTTATAAAAGAAGAATTAACTGAAATTCTTAAAGAAGGATTACAATCTACTATTAATGAAATGGCACAGCCGAAGAAATCAGCTGTTTCTCGTATTACAGGACAAACAATTGCTCCGAGAATGGCAAATGAAGTTGGTAAGAAACCAAAAGTTCAATTTTCTGAAAATAAATGGGCATCTGTATTAAATCAGACTGACCCATTACTTGAAACTAATCCTGCAGGAATCAGTGGGTTTAAAGAACTATTGCAAGAAGGAATGGATGAATTGCGTTTCGACTCATCTAATGCACAAACGTTTGGTATGTCTCGAACTGTTAATGCTGCGCCAAGTATAATGGAAGACCCAGAAACTGGTAAAACATATGACGTAGCACCGGAAGTAGCACAAGCTATGACACGAGATTATTCTGCGTTAATGAAAGCAATTGAAAAGAAAAAAGGTAACTAATGTCATATGTAATAATTCCTAGTAACGTTGCAAACACAAATACACAAACTCCGTTTGGTATTTCCCTTTTATATTCAGCACCAGGTACATTTCAAACAGCGTACACGTATGAAGAACAAGCTAGGAATAATTTTAAAAATTTACTATTAACATATCCAGGTGAACGAACCGGTGATTGGATAAAATTTGGTTGCAATTTAAAAGAAATTATTTTTGAACCGAACATAGATGAAATTAAACCTGATATAGTAGATTTAATACAATCTGCAGTATCTACTTGGTTGCCATATATTAATATACAAAACATTGATATTAAAACTGCAGAAGATGATCCAAGTTTAATTTATTTAATTACAATTTCAATTCAGTTTACAGTATCAACATCATTGTTAGGTCAAACTATAACTTTAAACACATCAAATACAGGTAATATTACAATCGAATAACTCACATGGAAACTAAAAAAGATATATCATATATAGGAAAAGATTTCGGTCAATACAAACAAAATTTGATTGATTTTGCGAAACAATATTTCCCAAATACATACACTGATTTCTCAGATGCATCGCCTGGTATGTTGTTTATTGAACTTGCATCATATGTAGGCGACGTTTTAAGTTTTTATTCGGATACTAATTTACGTGAATCATTTTTAGATCAAGCCGTTGAACGCGGTAATATTTATGATTTAGCTAAATCTTTAGGATATAAACCAAAAACAGCTACGCCAGCATTTGTTGATTTAGATGTATATCAAATTGTTCCGGCAATTGGTTCTGGAGCAAATGTAAAACCGGATTACAATTACGCATTATCAATTCAACCCGGAATGCAAGTAAAACCGGATTCTAACAACTCGAGTCTATTTCGAACGTTGGATGCTATTAATTTTTCATATTCTTCGTCATATGATACTACCGAAGTAACCATATATGATGTGGATGCAGCAACGTCGACACCAACCTATTTTTTATTAAAGAAAAAAGCAAAAGCAGTTTCAGGCGAAACCAAGACAGTTACATTTTCTTTTGGAACGCCGTTACCATATGACAAAGTTTTACTTAATGATACGAACATCATAGAAATAATTTCCGTAACAGAGTCAGATGGAGATAATTGGTATGAAGTTCCATATTTAGCACAAGATACTATATTTGAAGCTGTACCTAATCTATTAGAAAATGATCCGGATTTATCGCAATATCGAGCAAATGCACCAAGTTTGTTAAAAATGAAGAAAACTGCTAAGCGTTTCGTTACGAGATTGCGAAGTGACAATCGTATGGAATTACAATTCGGAGCTGGAATATCTGATAACAATGATGAAGAAATTATTCCAAACCCAGACAATGTAGGAAATGGATTAGCTGGATTTCGTCGTACCATTGATATTGATATTGATCCTGCTAACTTTTTATATACAAGAACTTACGGCCAAGCCCCATCAAACACTACGTTAACAATTACATATGTAGTATCAAATGGAATTAGCGAAAATGTACCAGCAAAAACATTGACTAAAATCAATACAATTACATATGATTCCGATATCAACTCTACAGCATCGGGTGCTATGATGAATTTTGTTAAACAGTCAGTATCTGTACAAAATCCAGGTCCAGCTACAGGTGCAAAAAGTGCTGACTCGGATGTTGATATTAAAAACAATGCGATGGCAAATTTTGCTACACAAAATCGTTTAGTTACAAAAGAAGATTATGTAATTCGTGCATATTCAATGCCAGCAAAATTTGGTAGTGTTGCTAAAGCATATATAGTACCAGATGACCAAATTTCGCAAGCAGATGCCACACAAACTAGACTTGCAAATCCATTAGCATTAAACATGTATATTCTCGGATTTGATGCAAATAAAAAATTAATAGCATGTAACCAAGCAATTAAAGAAAATTTAAAAACATACATTGGTTATTATCGAATGTTAACTGATGCGATAAATATTAAAGATGCATTTATTATTAATATTGGTATTGATTTTGAAATTACAACGCTTCCAAATTACAATTCAAACGAAACTTTGTTGAAATGTAATGCCGTAGTACGTGACATGTTTAATATCGATAAATGGCAAATAAATCAACCTATCAACAAATCTGAAGTATTAACTGCAATTGCCAATGTTAAAGGTGTTCAAAATGTAGTTGGGGTTAACTTTATTAATTTGTATGATACTGATTTTAATTATTCCGGAAACGTATACGATTTAGCAACTGCTACAAAAAATGGTATTATTTATCCGTCGTTAGATCCTAGCATTTTTGAATTGAAATTTCCTCAACAAGATATCAGAGGACGTGTGGTAAGTTATTAAGTTTTGAATATTTATACTAAAAGTATATTATGTTTAAAATATTTTATCCCGAAGCCGATGCTACTGTTTACGCAGGTTTACCTACAACCAATACTGGATTAGATGAAATCTTAGAGATTGGAAAACGTTTAGGTACCGACGGTAGTACATGGCAAAAATCGAGATCGTTAATTAAATTTGATAAAACTGAAGTTTCAGCATCATTATCAAAATATTCAGTATCGCCAGCAAACGCCAAATTTGTATTGCAATTATATACTAGTTATGCAAAAAACTTGCCATCACAATATACAATTGATGTAAAATTAGCAGGGCAACCATGGATTAATGGAACTGGATATGCATCTTCTGATCCAATCATTTCAAACGGCGTACAATGGGCAACTCCATATGCATCTTGGTCATTAGATTCACAAGTAGGTAATTTGTGGATATCTAGTTCACAACAAATTGAATTAGGCTCATCTGGTATATTTGTATCAGGTTCTGGCGCGGGTGGTAGTTGGTTGTATAGTACCGGTAGTTCTGTGTTTACATGTTCGCAATCATTTTCATATCAAACTACAGATTTATCAATTGATGTATCCGATATAGTTTTAAAATGGATAAGTGGCAGTAACAGTCAATCTATAGATAATAACGGTTTCGTATTGAAATTCTCAGATGCTGATGAATTAAATGATGCCGTAACTGGTTTTACGCAGTTTTTTAGCAAAGAGACACATACCATATATGTTCCTAAACTTACAATGTATTGGGATGATACATATTATTCGTCGTCTTTGTCTGCTGTTGATTTAGAATCGTATACAGTGTATACAAAGTTAAAACCAGAATATCGTGATACTGAAATAATTAAGATGCGTATATATACCAGAGACAAATATCCACAAAAATCTCCGACTAATTTATTTCCAACACAAACCGTTAAACGTTTGCCGGCTACTACATATTATACGGTACTAGATGCAGCAACTGATGAGGTCATTATTCCATATGACAATATTTATACTAAAGTAAGTTGTGATAATACCAGCAATTACATTTATATAGATATGAATGGGTTTATGCCAGAACGTTACTATCGTTTACAATTTAAAATCATTGATGGTTTCACAGAACAATTTGTAGATGATGATGTATATTTTAAAGTAGTTAGATAATGAAAACACCAATAAGAAATTTCGGTAAACTATTTGATCCAATTAAATTGGCTCAATTTACAAAATATATTGGAAATTTAACTGTTACATCTAACAATACCAATATCGTGCCACGTGACGGATCTGGTAATATTCAATTAAATGAAGAATCAGAAACCAATCCGTTACTTATAATTGAGCCGACTGCAACAAAAATTCAACTTGCTTCAGTACTTAAAGTTTTAGATACGCGATTTCAATATTTTAAATTTCCAGCAACTACTCGAGTTATACAAACAACAACTGCTAGCATCGATTTAGAATTACCGGAACTAGAACAAGATATTAACACGGAATTAAGATTACCAATTACATATGACGAGCAAAATCAACCTATTACAATAGAAAAAATTAATACATCATATGAAAGTAATTGGTTTTATTCAACTGGCTTTGAATCATCTGGATTTAGAGAATTACCGTTTTCCGGTGGTACGCAGACACGAGACAATGCATATACGTTAACAAAAAGTACAATTGAAACGTTACGTACTCGTGGTAAAACTTTAAAGTTTATCATACAAACGCAATTCGTATCTACAGTAACTAATTCGAATACAGATGTTAAAATTCGTTTAACTCGCGATAACATTAAATCATATCGACCATGGTTATTTCCGGCGATTGAATTGCAAACCACAGCAACCCCAACTAGTGCATATCCGGTATTAGGTATGGAATTTATATTGAATTCTGATGATTTAGTAGAAGATGATGTATTTACTATTAATGCAGTTGCTGGCAATCCGGCGTATGTATTAACTGACAAATCATTTTGGACTGTAGAAGTTGTAGATATACCAATTGAAACCCCGTTATATGGAATTAATAATACGTCCGGCGTATACGACATACAAGGTAGCAGTGAAACTGTTACATTAAATGCAATTATATATGACGGCACAACAACTAAAGTTGGAACAAAAATTCCAGGCTCTGATGAATTTATATTTGACTAAAAAGATAAGATGAATTAATGTTAACACAATATAAAAATATCAATCAAATACAATTGGCGTCTGGTTCATTGTCTGCGGAACGTTTATCTAGTAGTAAAACTGATTTTGTTAGTTTTGATGCAGATGAAGCTGTTTATTTTAATACCGAAATAAACACGCAAACAGAAACACAGCGAGTTGAATTACATGTTTATGCAGATGATACGTGGATTACTGGTAATCATCGCATAACATTACAAAATAAAATACCAGAATATCGCGATTCGCAAACCAATAAAATCATACAATTTTTAGCTCAACCATTAGCTATTAATTTATATGAAGAATTTGATAAATTAAAATTAACATCCGGCAATTTTAGATTTGTTATTAATTTTTTTAAAAATTTAATTGGAAATTACGAACGACAACATTTACGAATTGATGAAATATCACCAGATCGTACCGAGTTACGTTTACGTGCTATAGATGCAGATGATCCTGAGTTTTTAACTCAAATTACATCGTATATCCAAACAGTTAACCAAACTTCAAGTACATTTTATAAAAACTATTTATTAAATTTCAGCAGAAATAATTGTGTACTTTTCGTTAATAGCGTTGTAATTGGCGAGTATTTATATGTTAAATTGCAAGAGCCTTTAGCTTCGGATATTGATGTCGATTTCAAATGTTGGATTGTTGAAGAACAAAAAGATCCATATGTTGATAGAGTATCTATAGTTGCAAAGTCTTTGATTAAGCAGTTTAATAAATTATCAAATCCAAATTGGCAAGCATCTGATACATTGAATTTATCATCGGAAACTGGATTTAAAACATGGAATGATTTATTAGGTTCTTCGACTCAAACATCGCAACAAATTGTCGATACATATTTTTCCGGCAGTTTATCTGGGATACCGTTAAATATTGATTATTCGGATTTCAATAATTTTATATTCTATAGTTCCGCTACAGAACGTTTAATTAATTTTAAATACAAATTAGAATTGTTAGAATATTATGCATCACAAAGTGTAGTAATATCGCAAATTTCAGGTTCGGATGCATCAAACAATTCGACTGAATATGAATCATATCGAACAACATTGTTGAGTGGTTTTGACAATTTTGAAAAATATTTGTATTTTGAATCTTCATCGAAATTAACGACACATGACATTGCAAAAGAAAATGCAGTGTATGCTGATATGACCGGCAGTTATGTGCAGCCAATACCTAAGTCTAATTCAACGTATCCATATACATTGTACCCCGTAGCTAGCACGCAATTCACAACATGGTACAATACCTTGCTTGAATCTGCATCGTTGTATGATTCATTTAATTTAAACGCATTAGAATACAATATTCCGGAATTTTTAAGATTCGATTCCAATAATGAACAGTTATTAACGTTCGTAAGAATGTTAGGTCATCATTATGACATCATTTATTCATATATAAATCATATGAATTTGATACATAAACGAGAAGAAAATCCAAAACTAGGAATGGCAAATGAATTATTATATTCAGTAGCAAAACAGTTTGGTTGGAATCTAACTAATGGAAATCAACAACAAGAACTATGGTCATATGTATTAGGCACGACAGAAACCGGAACACCTCAAACAGGTTCTAATTCAGTTAACGGAATGTCGTTATCTGCTAGAGATCGTACGTATACTATATGGCGTAGAATTGTAAATAATTTACCGTTACTTTTAAAAAGTAAAGGAACTAAACGAAGTGTACAAGCATTATTGTCTTGTTATGGAATTCCACAATCAATAATTTCAATTAACGAATATGGTGGACCTAGATTAGACAGAGCACCTATATATGAAAAATTAAATTTTGATTACGCTTTGGATTTAAGTGGAAGTGCTGCAGGAACTGTTAGTATTAATTATCCGAATACAATCAATGCGTTTGAATTGAGATTTCGCACAGACGATGTTCTAGCCAACCCGTTTATTCCAAACACAATGAATCTTGTTACGGTTGGAACTAATACGGTAACGATAGATTTCGTTAGTGGAAATAAAGGTACTGTATCATTGAATGGAAATCCATCATCTCCGATAGAAATATACAACGATGAATGGGTATCTTTATTATTAAGAAATAATGGTGCTGATTGCGATTTACTAGTTAAAAAATCAAAATACGGAAAAATTGTCGCAGCAGTTTCGTCTTCAGATACATCACCATTCAGTGGAGCAGGCAATGTATTGTTAGGTGGAACTACCGGTGGCAGTAGATTTGTAGGACAGTTGCAGGAAGTGCGATTATGGTCTTCAAGTTTACAAGATTCGGCATTCGATAATCATGTTAAAGCACCAGCCGCATACGACGGAAACGTTGATGCATACGATGAATTGATATTTAGATTGCCATTAACGCAAAAAATAAATCATGCAACAACTAGCAGTTTGACGGGAGTACAACCACAATCGTCTAGCATATCTGCATCATTTACAGCTTGGACAAATGCAACACCATATGATTCAATTGAAGAAACGTATTATTATGATGCGGTGTCATTAGGTGCAGGAACTTATGATGATAACAAAGTACGTATTGAAGCTAACGATTTAATTGGTACGTTAGATGTTAAAACTCGCGCTGAACGTAGTCAATTTGATACTGCTCCATTAGACAGTAAAAAATTAGGTGTATATTTTTCGCCACAAACAATGATTGATGAAGATATCATTGCACAATTGGGATTCACTGATTTAGATCAATATATTGGCGATCCAGGAGAATTAGATGCAACTGATTATCCGCAGTTAATACAAGCCGCACAATCTTATTGGAAAAAATATTCTGATAAAAATGATATAAATTCATACATTAAAATATTTACGTTGTTTGACTTATCATTTTTCAAACAATTGGAACAAATATTGCCAGCACGTGCTGATAAATTAACAGGTATATTAATTCAACCTAATTTGTTAGAACGAAGCAAAGCTACGATATTACCAAAAATAAAACGTTTTGATTCTAGTTATTCGGTAACTATTACAGAAACGCAACCTACCGCATCAGCTGATTATTTACAATATTTAGGTAGTATAGACGGAAATATTTTATCATTATCCGCACAAGATGATGACCAATGGCAAATGTATTTAACTGCATCTCAAGCTAAAAAATACGATGGAACTACATATTCATATGATTATTTAGTATTGTCAGGAAGTACATACATAACAGCATCAACTCCATATTGGCGTAGCGAAGCTGTTTGTCCGGCAATTACTTCATCAGTAGTTTCAGAGTTTGCACAATATAAAATTATTATAAATTCTACGGCAAGTTATCAAGCAAGTGAAACAAGCGATTATTTACCAACAGGTATCGACAATCAACGTTATGCTGGTACTAAAATGTCATCTCCTGGGTTCAATATTGTATCAACTCAAACTGTTGACGGTGGAGCAGTAGCGGAATGGAGAACCGCAAATCCAAATCAATTAATATATCAAAACAATGGAGAACAAGGAAGTTTTGTTTTGGTATAAAAATAACATCATGTATATTTATATGAAATAAGGTTTAAACAATATGGGATACTTAGATAATTCTAGCGTTACGATTGACGCAATATTAACATTAAAAGGACGTGAGTTGCTAGCAAAAGGTGGTAACGCGTTTAAAATTTCGCAATTTGCGTTAGGAGACGATGAAATTGATTATTCATTATGGAATCCAGATCACCCACTTGGAACTGATTATTATGGTACTATCATAGAAAATATGCCAATCACAGAAGCAATTCCGGACGAAACTCAGGCATTGAAATACAAATTAATTACATTACCAAAACAAACAACTAATATACCAGTAATTAATGTTGGTAACACTTTGATTACGTTAGCAGCACCAGGTAATAATGCAATCATTGCACCTAATACAAGCAATTTCCAATCAGGTAATTCAAATTTAGGTTATACAGCAATATTATCAGATTCTACTGTTGCTGATATACAAGTTACTCGTGCTTTACAAAATACAGTATTGCCAACGACTCCACGTTTTATTGGAGATAATGAAGACGCACAAAGTGTAGCTGTATCTGGATTTGAATTCCGAGTTGTTGCTAAAACACAAATGTTATCAGACAAAACTGCTACAATTACTATTATAGGAAATGAAACTGGTGGTAGTGTTACTATTACATTGACAGTTAAACAACTAACAACTGCTACCGCAAATAAATAAATTAGAAACACATTATGTATAACTTAGCTAAGTATTTAAAACAACAACCTAAACAAGGTGGTGTACCTAGAAATTTTGATAGAAGTGGTTTGCAAATAGGAAATGTATCTGCGATAAATGTAGATGCACTAAATACTACTACTCAATCTACGGCTATTATCAACGAACAAGTACAACAATTGGCTCAACAATTAGCAAATCAAATGATTGCTGAACAACAACAAGGTCAAATTATTTCCAGAAACGGAAGAACATTTACTAAGTTTGATGTAGCTAATGATGTAGTATCAAATCAAACCGAAACTGTTACAGCTGGTTTATGGTCCGACAATGTAGCAAGTTTAACTACATTTTTTACATCGTCAGTTCAAACAACATCGCAACGTCGTTATTATGTTGATGTATATCATAAAACACCATTAGCAACGGGTTCAGCTGTACAATATTCATTGGCATTTGGACATGCATTAGGTAGTGGTTCTGATTCGCAAGGACAACTTAATGATTCTCCTAGCAAAGCAATTTATTCACAATACCGTCAACTTTTATTGAATCCAAATGATAGTCGTTTTACAACTGCAGGATCTGGTAGCACTGATTATATTTATGTAGTTAACTTTAAGCGTAATCGTTTAAAAGAACGTTTAGATGCTGGTAATTGGGAATTGCCATTAATGACAATTTCTGGTTCTCGTCCTACTAATGCAACCGGAAGTGTAAATGTATCAGGCTCGCGTGTCATTACATTGATTGATGATTCATCATTAACATCTGCAACAATTGGAGATTCTGGAAAAATATACAACATCGTATCTGGTTCGATTAATGGAGGAGTACATAATCCAACAGCGCCAATTTATTACGGATTAGCATATCCAGATTATGGTACATTGATATTAGATGGAAAAATGTTGGATCAACAATTAAATTTCCAAACCAATACCGGTTCTAGTTCAGAAGGTAACAATCATTTTGCATTGTTCCATTCAGTATCAGGTTCGGCTTTACAAACAAATCCAGCAACATTAGATCCATATGGTTTCTTAGCACGTAATTCAGAAAAAATTACTAGTACACATTATTTTGTTCGTGTTAAAAATGCAGAATATAATTTCTCAAATAATCCATCGTATGTAACAGGTAGTGTCGGACAAATTTCACAAACAACATTTGTAGGCGATCCTAAGACATATATTACTACGGTTGGATTGTATAATGATTCACAAGAATTATTAGCAGTTGCTAAACTATCAAAACCATTATTAAAATCTTTCCAACGTGAAGCATTGATTCGTGTTAAGTTAGATTATTAAAAAATACCAGTAATTAAGCCCCGTTATATTTATATGTATAACGGGGATTTTACTAACCATGTCAGAATCAAAAATAAAACAACAGGATAATTACACAGGCCCAACTCCAACTGTCTTTAAAAAGATTGGTGAGTCTGATGTAAAAGTTAATCCATTTCAAACATATAAATCATGGACTGTAATTTCGGGTAGCTCTACTAGTAGTGTAATGCCATTAACTGCAATTTATTCTGATACAAATATTTTACCAGCATTAGGTACTGAATTAATATACAATGATGCAAAAAATATTGATAATTCATTGCAGACAATTACGTATTTTTCGATTAATCATTTATTCTACAAAAGAAAAACAGAGCCATACAACACATTCGGTCCAACTGATTTGAATCGCACAAATAAATTATTGTTCGAATCAGCATCCATATTATCATTTCCAATGGTTAAAGTTGGAGAAGGCATAAAACCAGCATCATTTACTTTAACTGCTAGTTATAATGATAATACGGTATACGGTTTAGGCACGTATGGTACTAGTAGTTATAGTGGAACCCCATTGCCATTGTATATAAAATCAGATCGTTACGGAAATTTATACAATACAGCATTTCTTACTAGTTCAATTGTATCTGGCGTTACGTATTATGAAGGATTCAATGAATATTTTGATACATCTAGAATCACGTATAATAGCTCCGGTGTTACATATGTTGATGGAATTGCAACAACTAATGGAACAGTTGCAAGTATTGGTAAAAGTGCACAATTCGATGGCGCGGGCTATATTCAAACAAAATTAGATGGAGACTATTCTCGAGATGTAAATTATGCAATATCATTTTTTATATCCGGAGCAAATACGACATCTGCAAATGAATTGGTATTATCGAAAGCATCTAGTTCTTTGCAACCGCAATATCCATTCCGAGTAGAATTAAGCGGAAGCAATCAATTAATTTTCTCAGCTGCGGGTAGCACTACGTTTAAACTAACTATAACATCGTCCGTCGCAGTTAATACATGGACGCATATATTGTGTCAAAAGTCTGGCAGTGCATTACATATGTACGTTAATGGGGCTTTACACGCATCGGCATCTAGCACGTTATTACAATATCATGAATCGCCATTTACTGCATCTGCTAGGATCGATAATTACTCGGATTTATTTATTGGTGGGTTCGATACCACGTCAATGAATTTGCAAGGTAAACTAGACGAAATACGCATATTTAACAAAGCATTAACTGTATCTGAAATTGGATATTTATCTGATAGAACCGAGGGTGGTACATTTTTACAAACCAATTGTATCGGAAATGTATTTGCTAAACAAGGACAAGTTGTAATATCAACCCCGGATTATCGTTTCAATGATATTTTAAATTTACCGTATACAGCTTCATATCGAAGCACAAAAACTATTAATGAACTTAATGTAATTGCGAATGTAGACTCAAGCGATTTCAATGTTTCAAGCAATTTATCATTAACCGCAGATAATGATATCACGTACAGAACATTTGCTACTGGCAGTGCGTTTGCTCCATATATAACTACGGTTGGATTGTATGATGATGCAGGTCAACTTCTTGCTATCGGAAAAATGGCACAACCAATACGTAAACGCAATGATGTTGATATGAATTTTTTAATTAGAATAGATTTAGATAAGAATATAGCATGATACGTTTAAAACAATTATTAACAGAAATTGCTGAATCAGAGGTTTCTCAATTATTAGATAAAATACGAAACAAACAATTCCAATTTCTTGGACGCGGTGATAATGGTCGAGTATATGAAATTAACGGAGCAGACAAAGTTTTTAAAGTTACTACCGAACGAGATGAATTTGAAGTTGCAACTCGTATTGTAGGACGTTGGGATGAATTTACAACGTTTATACCGGTGTATTATGTTAATGACCAAGAACATATGTTTATAATGGCAAATGCCAATCCTATTTCGTCGAACATGGTCAATCAAATTGATTCCTTTTTAAATCGATTCAAACAATTTGCAAGAAGTGAAGGAGGCGAAGTTTCAATATTTGATTTTCTGGATGCGGATGGTGCAAGAGATACGTCAGTCGAATTAGTTAATTTTTTACGTGCATTGCAACGAGATGTTGACAAATTAAACATTCCGGAATTTGATTTAGATTTAGATTTCAGTTCACAAAACGTAATGATGTGGAACAATAAAATAGTATTAGTAGATTGGTGATAAATTAAAAATAAATACATATAAAGAAGTTATGGCAAAAAATCACTTTCATAGTGCCGGCAACGCAAAACGTGCTGCGGCATTAAAATACGGTTACAAATCCGGATTAGAACATACAGTTGCGGAATGGATAAAAAGTACCGAATATGATTTGAATTATGAAACGGAAATCATAAATTATATTGTACCCGAACGCAAAGCAAAATATACACCTGATTTTGTATTTACAAAAAAAGATGGCACGTTCATGTATATTGAAACTAAAGGACGATGGACTAGCGCTGATCGTTTAAAAATGAAACATGTATTGCAATCAAATCCTGGCGTCGATATTCGTTTAGTATTTCAAACACCTACACAAAAAATTTCAAAAAATAGCAAAACTACATATGAAAGTTATGCTGAAAAATTAGGAATTAAACATATTGCTAAACGCGATATTCCTGCGGAATGGTTAACTGAATGTGTTAAAACTGGCGAATCTCCACATGTTATTAAAAAATTCTTCTGAAAAGGTTTGAAATTAAAAATATTTTTAATATATTCATGAAATATTAATGAAATTTATTTAATTAATAGATTGAATTATTTATTAATTCGATCGTTTGATCAGGAATGTTAATGTATGTGTCAAACATTATATTATTTATATTATTAATATTATTAATATTATTAATTTGGATATCATTATGAAATTCAATATAATATTAATATGAAGAATCTTAAATTACTTCAATTACTTGAATCAATATTAGGAAAAGGAAAAATTACTTCCGGAAATAATATTGCGTTCTTTTCTCCGTTTCAATCTCATTACAAACCAAAATTAGAAATTGATATCAATACAACTAGTTCTGGAGAAAATGCTTGGCATTGTTGGATTTCAGATAAAAAAGGTAGAAGTATTGCGTCTTTATTTAAACAATTAAATTTACCTAAAGAACGATTCGAACAATTAAATCGAATAATTGAATCGGCTCGATATCGCGTTACTGAAACTGACACGAAGCCAAATCAATCCATACAAATTCCAGCAGAATATTCTCCGTTATGGATTAAAAAATCAACACCAGATTATCGTAATGCAATACATTATTTAACTAATCGAGGCATAACAATATTTGATATTTTAAAATACAGAATTGGATATTGCGAATCTGGTGAATATTCCGGCAAAATAATCATACCTAGTTACGATAATGATGGTCAATTAAATTATTTTGTTAGTCGTGCTTATTATAAAGCAGATAAATTTAAACATAAGAATCCTAAAATTTCTAAAGATATTATTGGTTTTGAAATGTTAATAAATTGGTCTGAACCAATTGTTTTATGTGAAGGATCATTTGATGCAATTGCCGTTAAACGCAATGCGATACCATTATTTGGAAAAATCATACAACCTGCATTGCAAAAGAAAATCATACAAGAACGTGTTAAAGAAATTTATATTTGTTTAGATTCGGATGCTTTGAAAAATGCGTTAACGATTGCTGAACGGTTTATGGGTGAAGGCTTAAATGTATATTTCGTTGAACTAAAAAACGAAGATGCATCGGAATTAGGTTTTGAAAAAATTACAGAAATTTTAGAAAATACAACTATCTTAACTTTTGAACGAGTTATGGAATTGAGAATGGGATTAATATGGACATAAAACAAATCGATTGCGGAATCGATAAAATTGATAAAATATTTCATGTTTCTGATATACATATTAGAACATTAAAACGCCATGGCGAATATCGTACGGTATTTCAAAATTTATTTGATTACATTGAAGCGAATTGCACCGGAAATAGTATAGCAGTAGTTACCGGGGATATAGTTCATAGCAAATTGGATATGTCGCCAGAACTAGTACAAATGCTAGTTGATTTTTTTAATGGATTTACAATTCCTACAATTGTAATTCTTGGTAATCATGACATGAATTTGAATAATATGCATCGCGTCGATGCAGTTAGTCCTGTTTTAGATGTTATACGAAATCCAAACATTTATTTTATTAAAGAGAACGGATTGTTTGAATTAGGAGGCGTTACTTGGAATCATATGGCAGTAGATAAAACGCCAGCTGAATACGTAATGGCTAAAGATTTTCAAGCAGGTTATAAAATTGCATTGCATCATGGCGCTGTAAATACTGCGAAAACTGATATTGGATACCAAATTTCAAATGAACATGTTACAACGGCATTGTTTGCAGGACATGATATTACTTTGTTAGGAGATATTCATAAACCAGCTCAATTTTTAGATGATGCAAGAACAATTGCATATCCAGGTAGTTTGATACAACAAAATCATGGCGAAGCATTAGACCATGGAATATTAGTATGGGATTTAGAATCACGTACAGCAGAATTTGCGCAAATACAAAATGATTACGGTTATGTGACGTTGGAAACACAAGGCGATAAAATTGTTTCGCATCCACATCGTATGCCAGTTAAACCTAGAATTAGAATCAAGTTTAACGGCACTAGTGCGGCTGATATGAAAAAATTAATTGCAACGATTCGTAAAAAATACGATGTGCAAGACATAACAATTCAACGCACAATTGAACATGCATCAGCAACTACTAGCAATAATTTGGCTATTGGAAATGTACGTGACGTTGAATATCAAAATATTTTATTGACAGAATATATTGATACAAATTTTCCACAAGCAACTGCAGAAGAAGTTGATGCTATACGACATATTAATAGAACTATAAATTCAAAACTGCCGGCAGTAGAATCAATACGCCATACTACATGGCATCCCGTATCATTTGAATTTGACAACATGTTTTCTTATGGAGAAGGCAATTTAATTAATTTTGAAAATTTGTCAAATGTTTGCGGATTGTTTGCGGCAAACACTTCAGGTAAATCTAGTTTATTAGATGCAATAACTTATACGATATTTGATAAATGTAGCAAAACCGGAAAAGCAAACGAAGTTTTAAACAACAAAAAAACTTGGTTCCGAGGTGTATTTCGTTTTGAAATGAACGGCACAATTTATACTATCGAACGTCGTGGTACTCAAAATAAAAAGAAAGAATCACATGTAAAAGTTGATGTGGATTTTTATACCGATGCTGATAATCTTAATGGAGAAGAACGTAGTGAAACAAATAAAAACATTCGTCGTTATCTAGGAACATATGATGATTTCATTTTAACGGCATTTTCATTGCAAGCCGACAATAACAATTTCATTGAAAAATCGCAAAAAGAACGCAAAGATTTACTTTCACAATTCTTAGACATCACGGTGTTTGAACAATTGTATCAATTGGCAGCCGATGAAATAAAAGAGACAGCTGGACGTTTAAAAGATTATAAAAAAACTGATTTTGCTGATATAATCATAACTGCAGACACAATTATTTCTGACAATCAAGACAACATTAATACATTAGAAACAAAAGAAGATGTATTGCAAGAACAGCGAAATGTTTTACAAGAACGAATTGTTTCATTGATTGAAACTAAAATGCCAACAACGTATGATGGGCCAGATATCAACGAATTAAAAAAACAAGAACAAGATTTAATTCAATTAATTGAATCAATACAAACGGATATTGAAACTGCGGAATTTGATTTAGAAACGTTACATGCAAATATTGATGAACGTGAAACAAAATTAGCAGAATATGATATTGCGGCTATTAATGCAGCAACCGAATTATATTCGAAAAAAGAATATTCAGTTAATATACTTTTACAAAAATTACGTCAACAACAGGAGCGAGTAAATGCTAAACAAGAAAAAATTAATCATCTTTCCGACCATGAATATGATCCGAAATGTAAATACTGTACATCTAACGTTTTCGTACAAAATGCAATTGAAGCACAAAACACAATTACAGAAGATAGAGACTTATTAGAAAACACTAAACAACGAATTGTAAGTTTAAATTCAGAAATAACAGAATTGAAACCGGTTTTTGAAAAAACGGAACAATTAAATGAATTACGTAACAAACTTGCAACTGAAAATATTACAGCAGAACGCAATGAGTTACAACTACAAATATTAGAAAGCGATTTGCAAACCCGCGAGTCTGAATTGGAAATTGTGATTGAACGTCAAGATTCATTCAAGAAAAATGAAACGGCAATTAAACACAACATACAAATTAATGAACAAATTGCTACATGTAAACAAAACATTACAGACATTAGCAATGAAATCAAAACGATTCAAACTCAAATTAAAAACATGTATGGAGCGATTGAAGTTGCAAAAACAAAAAAATCAACTGCAATGCAACAACTTGAACGATACCGAACATTGGAAACGGAATACAAAGCATATGAATATTATTTAGAATCAGTAAAACGCGATGGAATTCCATATGAATTAGTTACAAAGGCATTACCTAAAATTGAAGCTGAAATTAACAATGTACTTAACCAAATAGTTGATTTCAACATGGTAATGAATACTGATGGTAAAAATATTAACGGATACATTATTTATGATGAAGATAATTATTGGCCATTAGAATTAACTAGCGGCATGGAACGTTTTATATCTTCATTGGCAATTAGAATTGCATTGATTAATGTATCGGCATTGCCTAGACCTAATTTTATTGCAATCGACGAAGGATGGGGCTCGTTAGATTCAGAACATATTTCATCGGTAGTTAATTTGTTTGATTATTTCCGTACTAAATTTGACTTTTCAATCATAATTAGTCACGTAGATTCTATGCGAGATATGGTTGATTCATTAATCAATGTAGATAAACATAACGGTTTCAGCCAAATAAATCATGTTTGATATTTATATAAAAGATATCAAACGCAATGAAACGCAAAGAAGCAATATATAAAGGTTTACAATTTACACAAGTTTATTTTGAAGATACTTCGTTGACTTCTCCGGATTATTTTCAAATAACGGAATTTCCAACTCGATTAACTGCTGGTAAAAATTTATTTAAACTTCGTGGACATCCTACTAATTTAAAAGTAGGTGGAGTATTGAACGTTGAAGTATTAGATTACAACGACGATCCGATATACACGGAAGTAGTCGATTATATTGATGAAGACAAATCTCGCGTAATTGCAATTTATATTTATTCGGAAACATCGCCTGGCGATTGCACTGTAACATTGGTTGCGGAAGCACAAACAATTCAAGGCGGTGTAGTGCCAACATCATGGCAAGGTCGTCCTAACATTAAATGGTCTCGTACAGTCCCGGTGAATCCGAATGTATCAAATGTATCTGAAATAATATTTAGCAAAATACCACAAATAACAGTTTCTGAACAAGTAGGAGTTCAGTTAGATCGAATCTATTCCGGTAGCCAACAATTTCCAACATACACTACAGGAGCAGTTCGTTTATTTTCATTGAATGGAACACCTGCTATTGAATTAACCGGCGGTAAATTTACCGGCGATATGAAAACAGGAACCGTTACAATTACAACTCCACAAAATCCTACGCCTACGCCTAATTACGCAATCAGTACAACGCCTTACATCTCAACGATAAAAAAGATATTATCCGATACTACGGCATTGTTAGATGTGCCGTATACGGTGTATAGTAGCCAAAGTATTTTTCCACACGTTTATACGGAATTTGCAAATTCAACATTTTCATTAACATATGAAGCAACTCCTACATATGTAGCTACACAAAATTCGCAATCATTTGCATTGATACAAGTTAATGGTTTAGAACCAGCAACTGGCGACGTATCTAGAATCAAAGTTTTTACTACGAATAAAGGTACGGTTGGCACATGGGAATTGGTTAATGATGTTGAATTAGAAGAAACTGAAATATTCATATCAAGTACTGCATCTTTATTTCCAGATGTTAGCATTGGAATATTTACATCACAAAGCGTTATTGATACATATTGGGAAGGGTTTACATATGTTGGTAAAACAACCAGCACTGCTCCTACACTAACATGGGAAACTGCATCAATTAACAATGCAATGCAAATTGCAAACGCAACAAATATATCAGCACTTAATGCTGTAACAATTGTACAAACGAAACCAGCATATTCTGGAATATTCATTGCAACATCATCATACAAAGTTACAATAGATGCATTAGGTACACGAGATAACACCGGAATTAATCCTAAATTATCTGTATATGTATCTGGTAGTGCTGTTGCATATGATTCAACTGATTATTTCAATCAAGAATTACCAAAAATACTAGGCAAACGTATCGGACAAATTGAAATATCATCTGACTCACAACGCATCGACGACATGGTATTTAATTTTGAAACTGATTACCAAGGCACTGCAACGTTGATATTTGTGATAGAATCGGGAACATGGCAAATTGCTGATGTACGAACTACAACAGATAATGATGCCGGATATTCGCCGAATTATACTAGAATACGTTCATTGATTAATACGCCACATAAAGCAAACAATCAAATATCATTCAAAGTTGAATATTACAATGTAGACGGAGTTCGTAGCAAACAAGTTTCATATCTTTACGATAAATCATGGCAAGGTGGTAACCGTTATATCGACGGCGATTATTCCATGTTAACTGGATCATTGTATGTAGCAGATTCATTGGAATCGGGAGTCGCAATTAGCGGATATAAAAATTCCGGATTTATACGATCTTTAGGATATGATGGATTTGATGCAGGCTTTCCAGGATTTTTATTGTGGTCCGGGTCTGCCTTAACTGGCTCGTTAACAAAATACGGTAATTTATATTCAGGTGTAGGTTTAGAATTATATCTTAATACTTCTAGCTATTTTCGTTATTCAACTACAGATGATGAAATTTATGTTGCTACAAACAACTTCTTTTTTGGAAATCCAAATGGAACATTTATTAGTGGTAGCACCGGATTGCTTCAAATATCATCTAGTGGTTTTGTTCTTAATACTAATGGCACCGTAACTGCATCTGCATTTATTGCAGTTGACAATACCGGTAATGTATTGTTTGATTCCAACAATGAATTTGTTGATGGCTTAAACGTAGGCCGCGTAGTATATTTTGACCGCAATGAATTTACACATACTGGCGCCAATTTTGGTAGTGATGGAACACCGGTAACTGCATCTATATTTGAAACATTTATACTTCCAGGCGAAACTCGTTTACAATATACATCGACTACTGAATTTTACAATGCGTCTGCTGGCTCCAGAACACTACGAGCTCGTTGGTATATACAATCTGCGAGTGTAATATCATCTAACACAAGCGGAGTAAATGGATATGATACATGGAGTATACCCGAACCTTTAAATGCAGCACCTGGTATAAGTATATTGACTGCATTATCTGGTGCAACAACAGGCACATCTCTAACTAGTAATGTAGCTGTAGGAACAACTGGACAAGATAATTTTGCAAACTGTCAAGGTAAATATGTTAGAATATATATGATGGTGGATCATGCCAGCCCAGGTAGTGCATTATCTGTATTTAAAATGAAACAATTTGTATATCGTACTAGTCGAGAAGTTGGTAGTAGCACAATCGCACCTACATTCCCTATAAAATAACATATCAAATATTTATATAAAACGGAATCATAATGAATAAAATAACAACGTTATTTCCTGGCGGGTTTAAACCGCTAACCGGAGCACATTTAGCATTAGCAGAACGATATGCCGAATCTCCAGAAACGGAACGCGTAATACTATTAATCGGACCTAAAGAACGTGATGGTATCACTCGAGAAAATACAATCAAAATATTCAATTTACTAAATCAAAATCCAAAAATTACAATTCAACCAACTGAATTTAATTCGCCTATCATGGCAGCATATGAATATCTATTTGCATTGCCACCTGATGCAAAAGGTAGATTTGCAATGGCAGCATCAACTAAAGGAGATGACTACGTACGAGCAAAGGATTTTGTTCCTAATGTAGATAAATATAAAACAGTTGGAGATAAAAAAGGACGTACGATTCCTGCAGGAATTGATGCAACTGAATTAAACATTGATATCGATCCATTGTTATATGCAAACGGAGAACCAATATCAGCATCAACAATTCGTGCTGCATTAGCAAATGGCGATTATGAAACATTTCGTGCATCATATCCAAATCAAACTGATGATGTTGTAAAAAAAATATGGAGCATGTTGCGAGGAGTAAGCGAATCTTTATTTTCAAAATCATGGTGGGTAACTGAATTACATCGCGATGTTGACGATATATTTGAAGCAATAATGAATCCAAAAGAAACAACAAGACATGGTTCAAAAATAAAACAATTACGGTCATTCCTAGAAAAAAATCGAGGCAAATCTTTTGTATATGATTTTGATAATTTTACAAAAACAGTTGCAGGTGCAAAATTAATAGAATCTATATTGACTGAAAATTATATAACACGTGACGAATTAGCATCAATCGAACAAGCAGTTGATGGGTTCTTTTCTGAGTATGGAATTGATGTAGATTTCCAAGGCAAGTTTACACATTTTATTGACCGACTAAATGATCCTAGAAATGAAGCTCCTATATACATGGATGAACTTCGTGATTTCTTCGAAGATTTAGCAACAGAATACGGCGATAAAATTGCTAGGCAACTGCGATTAGAACGTCCTACCGGTGTTGGATCCGATTACCAATTCGATGTTCCAATTCATATGCCGTTCATGTTGCAATGGAATCCAAACAAAAAAATGATTGAATTAATTCCTAGAACAATTAAAAAACAGCGTCGTCCATGGCAAAAAAATAATCCGGATGATATTGTATATAAAATAGAATCAGCAATGGGTAAAGGTGAACTTATCACCGAAGGAGGAGCTGCAGGACATATGGCTCACCCATGGGATGATCACGGATTATCATTTAATGATATGAAAGAAATTGTATCTCGAGCATTAGCCGGGCGATTGGATATCGAAGCTGCTGTTACTGAAAAAACAGATGGCCAAAATATTCAAGTAACATGGAAAAATGGTGAAATTGGTTTTGCTCGTAATAAAGGTACTGTAATTAATCCAATGACAACAAGTGAAATTATTGCAGACTTTGAAAGAAAATATCAAGAAAGTGTTGCTAAAAATGGAGCGGAAGCTGCGGAAGGTTATAAACAAGTTGTAGAAGCATATCGAGCATGTGCTGAAGATTTAACTGAATCGTTTAGAATGATACCAGCAGATAAATTAAACGCAATTTTTAAAAATGGACGAGTATTTGCTAACATGGAAATCATATATCCAGCTACAAAAAATGTAATTGCATATGATAAAGCACATTTACAATTTCACAATTTAGTTGAATATGATGAAAAAGGTGTTACGGTATTAACTGATTTAGCCGGCGGTGCATTAATGCAACAAATTATTCAAGATGCAAATGCCCATATGCAAAAAACATTTTCATTTATTCCGCCACAACGTATTAAATTAGGACGAGTATATAATTTTGAAGACCAACAAGCGGCATTCTTCAATGAAATTAATCAATTGCAACAAAAATACAATTTAAAAGATACTGATTTGATTAGTGAATATCACAAAGCGTGGTGGCGTGATGTTATCAAAACAAAAGCACAACAATTAGGATATGAAATTTCAGACGAATTAGTTAATACATTAATGTATCGTTGGGCATTCGGCGATAAATCATCAAACATATCTATACTTAAAAAACAAATTACGAATCCAGAATTTTTAGCTTGGGTTGATGCATTTGATAAAAAAGATTTCAAACAATACAAAAAACAAAACCTAGAGCCATTTGAAAATATATTTTTGAGATTAGGAGTAGTTGTATTACAGAATGCATCTAATTACTTAGCGGCAAATCCTAACAAAACAGTTCAAGATATTAAAACTGAACTAGCACAACTTATCAGAGAATTACAAACAAAAGGCGACCCTGCTACAATACAAAAATTAGAACAAGAACTTCGTCGTATACAAAAACTAGGAGGGTTTGATACAATTGTACCTTCGGAAGGTGTTGTATTTGTATACGGAGGGCATACATATAAAATGACAGGGGCATTTGCTCCAGTTAATCAGATACTAGGAGTATTGAAATACACTCGATGATATATTTATATAAAATATAGGAAATATCCAATGGCAGAAAAGCACAAAAGTAAATACAAAAAACCGGAAAACAAAAAACCAACTTATCGTAAAGATTTAAAAGATTATACACACGATGATAAAGATGGTAAATTGAATCCTAAAACAACTGGCGATAAACAACTTAACGTATTACGTAAAACAGATAAAGCTGTTCAAGATGACGGTAAAATGTTTCCAAAATATGATGCGGATGATCGTCTTTATAAAGATTTAGAAGCCGGTGAATATGATCCTAAAATTGCAGCAAAACGTTTAAAGAAACGCGAAGACGCTGAAACAAAAAAATCTAAAGATTCTATTAAAGATAAAGTTGAAAATCTTACATTAGAACAACGTACTCGTTTAATTAGAGAATATGTACGTCGTACTATTGTTAAACGTTTAATAGAACAAGAAGAACAAGAAGATCCAAATGCAGTAGAAGACCCAAATGCAGAACCGGCACCGGATGCTACTACACCAGATCCAGCAGCACCAGCTATGCCAACAGATCCAACGGCAGCGCCAGATATGACAGCACCGGCAACTCCACCGGTAGATACTGCTGCACCTGCAACGCCACCTACAGACGCAACTGCTCCAGCAACTGATACACCAACAGATGCTACTGTTACTGAACCAAGCGATGAAACAGATACAGCAACACCTGAAGATAAAGCAAAAGAAAAATTAGCAAAACAAAAAATTGCATTGAAATATTGGCAAGAAACATTGTCAGATCAATCCGGACCTAACAGTTTAGTTGATACTGGATTCGAGCCATTAGCTAATGCATTAGGAAATTTAGATAGCAAAGATTTAAGAATTGCAAAAATTATGATTTTACGTCGTTTAAGCAAAATAAAATCAACTCAACCAAAAGAAACAGAATCAGAAACAGAATAATATATGTCAAATTCTAACAAGTTACAAAACATAAAAGCCGTACAACAAATGATAGACGGCACTCACAAGTTTCAAACCAAAAAAACGATTGGATTCTCTGATACGGCTGATATGGCACGTAAATCAGAACGTCATGAAATCGGAGACGTTTGGGAAGAAACTGATCCAAAAACGGGATTCGTTCACATTATTGAACAGCACGACGGTTTCCGTATCAAGAAAACAAAAAGTACCGACGTATTGCAATCAGTACGAGATGATCTAAGATCATTTCCCAATTGTCGCAAAGAAACATGTACATGTTCTGGCAAAAATCGTATAGACCAAAAAATGCAAAAGATTCATGGCATGTGCTTAGATTGCACTATTGAAATGGAACATGAACTAAAAAAATCCGGTGAATATGATTCATACGAAAAAAATAAAATTCGAGAAAATGCATTAGCGTGGTTAGCAACTGCAGAACGCGATGTTGAAATGTTAAAAGAAGCATATACAACCGCAGCACAATTTGTTACTAATTCTGCAGGAGAAAAAGAAACATGGACTGCGAAAATGACTCCGGAAGAATTTGAAGAAACTGTACAGAAACAATTCGATATATTCAAAGAAAATTTTTTAAAACGATTAGAAGGAAAACAAGATGAAGAAGTTTGTTAAAAAATATTGGGCAATTATTGTCGGTGCAATTGTTGCGTTCGTTGGCATATTAATTGCTAGCAATAAAAAATCCAATGAAAAACAGCTTGACAATTTAGACAAACAAATTGATAATAACAAACAACAAGTTGATATCATAACAGGTAAAGTTGAAGCAATTGAAGAACAAAAACAAGATATTAAAACTGATATTAAACAATCAGAAAAAGAATTAGAAGTTTTAGAAACAGCAAAAGAAACAATTAAAACTGAAAAACCTAAAACGGCTAAACAAGCTAAACAAAACATACTAAGTAAAACAAACAAGAATAAAAAATAACATGAAACATTTAATCGTAATATTGTTGTTTCCATTCTATAGTTTAACACAAACAATTCCAGATACATGTTTTACTACACAAGAATTATTTAGTATATCGACTACGCTTGATTCACTATGGGAACTTGATGCAATAAACAACAAAATAATTTCGCAACAAGAATCAATAATAAAAAAACAACGTAGTCTTATTTATTTAGATTCGATACAAATTGCATTGCAACAACAACAAGTTTTACTACTACAAAAAAATATTGACACTTATGTTGAACGAGAAAAACGATTACAGCCTAAGTGGTACGATAATAAAAATATTTGGTTTTTTTCCGGAATATTAACAACAATTGGATCTGGAATATTAATCAATCAACTAACGAAATAATATGTCTCAACCAACAATAAAACAAATAATACAGCAACAGTACATGATGTGTGCTAAAGATCCTGTATTTTTTATGCGAAATTATTGTTATATCCAACATCCTAAACGTGGAAAAATTAAGTTTAATTTGTTTCCATTCCAGGAAGATTCATTAACGGAATTACGTGATAATCGATACAATGTTATATTGAAATCACGTCAGTTAGGTATATCAACATTAGCAGCTGGATTTGCATTATGGAGCATGTTATTCAATGAAGATTTCAACGTATTAGTTATTGCTACAACACAAGAGGTAGCAAAAAACTTGGTAACAAAAGTTCGTGTAATGCACGATAACTTGCCAACTTGGCTGAAAGGTACGGTTGAAGCTGATAATAAATTATCTTTAAAATTTAAAAACGGTTCGCAAATTAAAGCAGTTTCATCTGCTGGTACGGGAGCACGTTCAGAAGCATTGTCACTATTAATAGTTGATGAGGCTGCATTTATTCGTAACATTGAAGAAATATGGATAGCATCGCAAGCAACATTATCTACGGGTGGGGGTGCAATTGTATTATCAACTCCAAACGGTGTTGGTAATTGGTTTCATCAAACATGGGCTGATGCTGAAGCTGACATAAACGGATTCCATACAATTAAATTGCATTGGACAGTTCATCCAGAACGCGATCAAGATTGGCGTGACGAACAAACACGTTTGCTTGGAGAACGTGGAGCAGCACAAGAATGTGATTGTGACTTTGTAAGTTCAGGACATACTGTTGTCGATGGTCCATTATTGCTAGAATATGAATCAAAATGCATCGATCCAATTGAAAGACGCGGCTTCGACGGAAATTATTGGGTATGGGAATATCCAGACTATTCACGCGATTATTTAGTAGTGGCTGACGTCGCACGCGGCGATGGTGGTGATTATTCTGCATTCCACGTATTCGATGTACAAGACGTAAAACAAGTTGCTGAGTACAAGGGAAAAATTCCGCCAAATGAATACGGTAACATGTTAGTTACAGTTGCAACGGAATGGAACAATGCATTACTAGCAATTGAAAATGCCAATATTGGTTGGGCCGCAATTCAACCAGCAATTGATCGAGGATATCAAAACCTACATTACACATACCGCGACGATGGATATACGGATGCAGATGTGCAATTGAAAAAAGGTTATGATATGAAAGATAAAACACAAATGGTTCCCGGTGTTACGACTTCAACACGTACTCGTCCATTAATGATATCAGCTTTAGAAATGTATATGCGAGAAAAAACTCCGGTGATTCGCAGTAAACGATTAATACAAGAATTGCTAGTATTTATTTGGCTTAATGGTAAAGCACAATCACAACAAGGATATAATGACGATTTAGTAATGTCATTTTGTATTGGATTATGGTTACGCGATTCTACATTAAAATTACGACAACAAGGAATTGAGTTGAATAAACGAGCAATCTCAAATTTTACGAAAACAGACCCAGTTATATACACAAACAACCAACGACGTCAAGATACGGGTTGGACTTGGAATAATGGTTCAACTGATGAAAGTTTAACTTGGTTGTTGTAAACCATGGTAGATCTGTATTTACCTATATTTATATTAAAAAAAATATATGGCATCATTAAGAAAACGATTACAGAATCTATTTGCTACGAATGTTATAGTACGTACGTTTGGAAAAGATCAACTTAAAATTGTAGATACAAACCGTTTACAATCTTCCGGTAACTTGAATCAAACAAAAGTAGCAGACCGATATACAAGATTGCATGGATCAAATCGCCATCGTGTTGGCGGAATGGGTGGATATGATTCTAATTATTATATGCACCAAAATCGTATGCAGTTATACACTGATTACGAAATGATGGATAAAGATCCTATTATCAGTGCAGCATTAGATATATATGCAGATGAATCTACATTGGAAGACCAATTTGGTGATATTTTAACTATCAAAACCAACAAATCTAACATACAAAAAATTCTTTACAATTTATTTTACGATGTATTGAACATTGAATTTAATTTATGGCCATGGATTCGCAACATAACTAAATACGGAGATTTCTTTTTAAAGTTAGACATTGCAAACGAATTGGGAGTTATTAACGCACGTCCATTTTCTAGTTACGAAGTTGAACGTTGGGAAGAATTTGATGAAGAAACTGGCGAATATAAAATTAAATTTCGACATGCATCTAGTCCTAATTTAATGTATGATGTGTTTGAAGTAGCACATTTCCGTATGTTGTCAGATTCAAACTTTTTACCGTACGGTAAGTCTATGTTGGAAGGCGCAAGAAAAGAATTTCAAAAATTAACAATGTTAGAGGATGCGATGCTTATACATCGTATAATGCGTGCACCAGAAAAACGCATATTTAAAATTGATATTGGTAATATACCTCCTAATGAAGTTGATTCATTCATGGAAGCAGTTATCAATAAAATGAAAAAAATTCCACACGTAGATCCAAATACAGGAAATTATAATCTTAAATTTAACTTGAACAACATGTTAGAAGATTATTATTTGCCAGTACGTGGTGGACAATCTTCAACTGCAATTGATACACTTCCTGGTATGACATTTACAGGAATTGATGACATCAATTATGTTAAAGACAAAATGATGGCTGCACTTAAGATTCCTAAACCATTTTTAGGATATGCTGAAGCTGTTGAAGGAAAAACTACATTAGCATCAATGGATATTCGTTTTGCAAGAACAATTGAACGCATACAAAAAATTGTTACATCTGAATTGTATAAAATAGCCATTATACATTTATATGCACAAGGATTTGATGATGAAGATTTAATTGGATTTGAATTGCAATTAACGGCGCCATCTATAGTTTATGATCAACAAAAAATTGCATTAATGACAGAAAAAATGACATTAGCAACGGCAATGAAAGATTCAAAACTAGTTTCAGACAAATACATATATGAATTCATATTCAATATGTCAGAAGAACAATGGTTAGCAGAACGTACAAATGTTATTGAAGATTTAAAACTTCGTTTCCGTCAAAATCAACTTGAACAAGAAGGAAATGATCCAGCAGTAACTGGTACGTCATATGGAACACCTCACGATTTAGCATCAATGCATATGAGTTCGGATGATGTTGAACAAAAAGATCCAGGCGGACGTCCTAAAGAAGGAATTAAATTTGGACAACACAAAAACGCGTTTGGATGGGATCCTACCGGTAAAAAAGAAATAGACCAAGCATTTGATACTGAAAATCAAAAAACTGCATTTTTACCTAATCCGAGACGTGAACGTAAATTAGATGTTGCGTACGAAAATGTTATAAAAACATTGAATGGTTCAAAATACAAAAAAACCAATAAAATGATATTAGAATCAATAACAACTAATAAACCTACTGATAATGACTCTGGGACATTATTAGATGAAAATAATATTTTATAACATATTTATTTAAAAAAGTATCACATCGATATGAAAAAATTAAAACATTCAAAATACAAAAACACCGGCATTCTATTTGAAATGTTAGTTAGAAAATTAACTTCCGAAACGTTAACATCTGATAAATCAGTAACAATTGATATTATTAAAAAATATTTCGGACGTAATACTGAATTATCAAAAGAATTGCAATTGTACAATGCATTAATTAAAGAACATCATAAATCTGAAGCACGTGCGTTAGACTTTATTCGTACTGTTAAAGATGCACATGCAAAATTAAATCAAACTGTTTTGAATCGCCAAAAATACAATTTAGTTAAAGAAATATCTGAAAATTTTGTCTTTGAAAATATGTCTAAAATACATATTAATAATTACAAAGAATTGGCATCAATTTACATGTTGTTCGAATATACGGAAACTGATAATCCAAAACAATTAATGCAATGCAAGAACGTTTTGTTGGAACATGCGTTGCCGAAAAAACAAGTTGTTGAAGCAAAAGATTTAGTAATGGAATCGTTTTCTAAACAAGATAAAGACGTTAGACTGTTAACATATAAAATTTTAGTTGATAAATTTAATAGCACGTATTCCGAAGTTTTATCAGAATCACAAAAACAACTATTAAACAAATACATTACACACGTTAATGACACAGAGGCACTTCGCGAATATGTTCAACAAGTAATTCCTAAAATAAAAAAACGTTTAGCAGAACATGTTAAACATATCGATGATGCAGTTGTTAAAATTAAAGTTGAACAATTGTCGGAAATGCTATGTAATGTGGAAACGATAAAAAAAATAAAAGAATCACATATATTGAATCTAATGCGATACATGGATTTAGTTGACGAATTAAATGAGATACATAAATGAAAACGTTTTTGCAACAAATAGAAGAAGCATTCGAAGCAGTTGATCAAACCAATGACATCATAGATGATATTGCAAACAATCAACAAGAGGATGAATTGGAAGAGGCATCCACATCTGCGGGAGTTGCCGGTTACATGACACCAAATGCATTTTCTAAAGCAGATGATGATACGGTAGAAGTATTAGGCATGAAACGAGTTCGTGAATCAGTTAATACGCCACCAACTTATCAATATGGGAAATATCAACGTCCAGAATCTGCAGAAGAAGAATATGTAGATAAATTTCCATTTGCAGATAATGATAATGCATGGCAACATGGAAAATTTAATTATCCGACGCAACCATTATTAAAAACATATAAAAAATACGACGATCGTCCGGCACATGTACAAGAAACAACTCATGTTGAATATGATTGGTCCGGCGTTAAAAATAAAACAAACAAAATACACGAAGCAATGGATTCTAAATACGAACAACTTATCGAATCATATCGTAATTTTAAACAAGGAGATGATAAACCATCAACCAAAGTTAAACGTACAATACAAGAAATTGCAATGAAATTGCGTGAAATCGAAACGTTGGTAGGTTACAATTCTAAATTAAAAACTGAATCGGGAGTTACATCTTCAAATTACGGACCATCGACGACACGTGCATTAAACAAAATATCAGAACGATTAATTAAAATATCAGAACGAGTAAGAGCATTAGGGGAGTAATATGTCAAAACAATTAATTGTAGAATATATGCCATTTCGTCCAATTGGGTCATTGAATGAACAATCTGGAGATTCATACGGAATTCCGGGTGGATATGTTGTAAAAGGTGTATTGCAACGAGCTGGTGCTAAAAATCAAAACGGACGCGTATATCCTAAACATATATTAATGCGTGAATGTCAAAAATATCAACAAGAATATATTGACCAACACCGTGCATTAGGAGAATTAGATCACCCAGAATCGATGGTGGTAAATTTAAACAATGTATCTCATAATATTTTAAAAATATGGTGGGAAGGCAATGATTTATTAGGAGCAGTTCAAATATTAGATACACCATCAGGTAATATTTTAAAATCATTGTTCAAAGCCGGAATTACTTTAGGTATTTCATCTCGCGGATTAGGTTCTGTCAAAGAATTAAGAAATGAAGGCACAGTTGAAGTACAAGAAGATTTTGAATTAATATGTTGGGACTTTGTATCAAATCCTTCAACGCAAGGTGCTTTTATGAAGCCTACGGGCCTAAGAGAATCAGTTAATAACAATATAACAAAAAATAAATACGCAGACGTAAACGGTATCATTACCTCGATATTATGCGAAGATGGAAAATGTAGGATATAACAAAATGGCAAAAAGCAATTTACAAATAGTTAAAGATCTTTGGTTAGGTGAACAAACACAACCAAAGCAAACAGTATTCAGTGAAAAAGATGCACCACTGACAGTTGAAGATAAACGTGAGTTTGCAAACTCGTTACGAACATTTTCTGAATTGTCAGAAATAGTTATGTCACGTGGAGAACGATTACAAGAAACAGTTAAACGCGTAACTAAAATGGTTGAGACTGCTACTAAATTAATCGGTGAATCTGATGATGATATGGTAGAAAAAGTTGCTGCAGGACGTCACATGAAATTGATTGACGAAGCGTTAAAAGCGTTTCAAAAAGCATCAAACGAAGTAATGATTCACGAACGTAGAATGGAAGCTGCATACCAAGACATTTCCGAAGGATTGAAAAAATATTATGATGTTCAATAATTTGGATGTTTAAAAATAATTTTATATTATAAAGGTAAGTATGATGAATACATTTAAAAAATTATATCGCGATTTTTTTGGTTTAACTGAACAAACGGCAATGTCGACTAAAGCAGATCCTAGCAAAGACGTTGTGTTATCTCCAATTGACGCGAAAGATCCAAAAAAAGTTCAAGCAGCACAAAATATTTTGAAAACTACAAAAGGCAGAATTCATATCGAAGAAGAATTAGTTGATGAAGCTAAACTAGTTAACGGAATCGACGAATACCGCGGTGGAGTAGAATATGCAATTAAAGATGCAACTATAGCAAAACAAGTATCAGATGATATTCGTCAATGGGCAGAGAAAAAAGGATTCACAATAATTAAACGTACTGTATCTAAAAACGGTAAAAATGGATATTTTTATTTTAGACTAAGCGATGATCCTGCAAAAGATGCACAACGCATTCAAGGATATTTTGCACAACGAATGGAATTATCAGCATTTAGATTTCGAGTAAGAGGAGAATCAAAACCTAAACCAACACCAAATCCACAAGTTCCTATACGTAAAATTTAAAACAGTTATATGAGTAAAAAACAAAAACAACACAAAGCAATTGTCCCAGGCAATTCATTAGCAGTAAGTGTTCAAGGTACAACCCGAGAAGATTTATCGCACGCATTGAAAACGTTTAAAAGAAAAATGAAATCTGCCGGCGTTTTAGAAAAAGTTAAAGATATTCGTACTTTTACTAAACCTTGCGTTGAACGTCGTGATGAACTTAATGCAGCGCGATATATTCAGAAAATCCGCGATATGCATAGAGATTAAATTGCAATTTTTTTATTTTTAAGGTCCTAGCTGAAAAAGTTAGGACTTTTTTACTGTTTTTTCAAACTTGCTTATATTTATTCTTAGAATACGCTATTTTGTTCTTTATATAGCGTTACAAAACAATTTATTCTTATTAAGATTTACAAATAATCTTACTTCCAAAAAAACAAAATTTAAGGGGAACTAGTATGGCAAAATCAGATTTGCTAAAACAAGCAATCGCCGATGCTAAAGCAGTAAAAGAAACAGCATTAGCAAACGCAAAACTTGCATTACAAGAAGCATTTGCACCTAGACTTGAAAGCATGTTACAATCTAAGCTAATTGGAGAAATCGAAGGCGAAGATGATGTAGATGTTAACATGGATTTAGATGCAGATACTGATATGAGTGCAGACGCACCAATCGACGGAGAAATGGGCGCTGAAGAAGACTTCAATTGGACAGATGACACATTAGCAGCAAACGTTGGTGGTCAAGACTATTCATTTCAAGTTGGAATGGCTGGCGAAGACGAAGACGATTTAGGTGATGAATTTGGTGCAAAAGCTCCGGTAGAAGATGAATTTGGCGCAGACGCACCGGCAGAAGATGATCTTAATCTTGAAGAAATTTTAAGAGAATTAGAAATGCCAGCAGACAGAGAGCCAGTTGACGATTATGATGATGAAGAAGTAGATGACGACGGATTTCCAGTAATGGACGGAGGACGACCTAGTGGTTCTGAGGTAGATGATTACGATGAAAATGAAGAAGACATCAACGAAATTATCGAAGCAATCTTACGTGAAACTGACATGGGAATGGAACCACCAGCAGAAGATCCAGCAGCAATGGACGCATTAAAAACTGAAAATGAAGAATTAGAGAAAAACTTAGAAGAAGCGTATCGAACAGTTAAACATTTGAATTCAGTAATTAATGAAGTAAATTTACTTAACGCAAAACTTCTTTACACAAACAAATTGTTCCGTAACTTTGACTTAAACGAAGGTCAAAAAATGAAAGTTATCGAAAACTTTGATAGAGCCGTTTCGCCAAGAGAAGCTAAATTAGTATTTGCAACGTTAGCAGAAAGCTTTAACAAGCCAACACAAAAACGTGCAATGGTTAAAGAATCAGCAGCATCTCGTCCAACGCGTACGACAGCACCGTCAAAAGAAACAACGCAAATTTTATCTGAAGGATTTGAAATGGCAAATCGTTGGAAAAAATTAGCAGGATTAATTTAATTTAAAAAACAAAAAAAAAAGGAAAACAAAAATGAGTTTAAATTCATTATTACAAAGTCCAGATAATTCACAAAGAGCAGCCGTTAAATCAACGATTGTAAAATGGGAAAAAACTGGATTGCTAGAAGGTCTTCGTACAGAGACTGAAAAAGCAGGTATGGCACAATTGCTTGAAAACCAAGCACGTCAATTAGTAAAAGAATCATCACAAACAGGTACAGCAAATGGATCTGAAGAGTGGGCAGGTGTAGCACTTCCATTGGTACGTAGAATTTTCGCTGAATTTGCAGCAAAAGAATTCGTTTCAGTTCAACCAATGAATTTGCCATCAGGTCTAATCTTTTATTTAGATTTTAAATATGGTACAGCGCAACCAGGATTTGATGATGATAATGGTAATCTTAACAGAACAGGCGATCCATTTGGTTCTCCAGACGCAGATGACTCTTTATTCGGTGTAACAAGTACATCAAATGACCCGTCAGGTGGTTTATATGGAGCAGGACGTTTTGGATATTCAATTAACTCGGTAACTGCATCGGTTGCTGCAACAACAGCATCTGCAGCATCTGCAGGATCTGGATCAGTTAATTTTGATAGTGATTATACTTCAAATTTAACAGGATACACAGTAGTATATGCATCAACTGCATCATTAACTAACTTTGATTCAACCGCGGTTCGTTCATTTATTTTAACTTCAGGATCTGCAATTACTACAGCAATGAACTTGCCAGCATTTACAAAATACAATGCATCTACGGGTAGAATTGAATTTGTTGTATCTGCATCAGCAGGATTAAATGGTACTTCTGCATACGTTGTAGCATATAGCAAACAACCAGATGATATTACTAGAGGTGATTTTGAAGATACCAATCCATTTAAAGGATCAGGTGCGTCTGGAATCAACCAAGGTACTGACATTGATATCCCTGAATTGAACTTGGAAATGCAATCAGAGCCAATCGTTGCTAAAACACGTAAGTTGAAAGCAGTTTGGACACCTGAGTTTGCACAAGATTTAAACGCTTACCATTCAATTGATGCTGAAGCTGAATTAACTTCAATGTTATCTGAGTATGTTTCTATGGAAATTGACTTGGAAATTTTAGATATGTTAATTTCTGCAGCACCAACAACTGAGTATTGGTCAGCTAAAAACAACAACATCTGGAATGGTACAGGATTTACTCAACAAACTGCGACAGGTGACGGATTCTACAACACTCAAGGTGGATGGTTCCAAACATTAGGTACTAAACTTCAAAAAGTATCTAACAAAATTCACCAAAAAACATTGCGTGGTGGAGCTAACTTCCTTGTAACTAGTCCAGCAGTAGCAACAATTCTTGAGTCTATCCCAGGATTTGCAGCAGACACTGACGGAACTAAAATGGAATTTGCAGCAGGTGTACAAAAAATTGGTGCTATCAATAACCGTTACACTGTATACAAAAACCCATACATGAAAGAAAACATAATCTTAATGGGATTCAGAGGAACACAATTCCTTGAAACAGGTGCTGTATTTAGCCCTTATATTCCGTTGATTATGACTCCATTAGTATATGATCCAATCAACTTCACTCCACGTAAAGGTGTCATGACACGTTACGCGAAGAAAGTGGTTAGACCAGAATTCTACGGAAAAGTATACGTTCACGGATTAAATACTCTTTAATCGGCTGAATTAGTCAAAATTAAGTGCTAGCAGAAATGTTAGCACTTTTTTTATGTTCGCGAAACCTTGTTACTTGATATTTATTATAAAATAAATTATGGCAGTAGAAAGAAACAAATATTCCATGGAAGCGATTATTCGATATGATGGTCGTTTAATCGACGTGCTAGATAGAATACGCGCAGTTAGATTGGTGTTAATGGTTCATATTGAACAAGACTTAGGTCCAGATCGCGAACGCATTACATTGAAGATAATGACGCCGTATGCACCACGTGAAACGTTTTTTGCAATAAGAAAAATGTGTATAGGTAAAATTGAAACCCTTCGCGAAATGACATTGCAAGAAACAACTCTTACAAAATTACATTAATTTTTAATTAGGACTAGTTATGGCAACTCCAAACAAGGATAAAACTCCACCAAAGAATGATGTTAAATTTTCAATATCATTGTCGGAAGAACAACGAGAAGCAAAAGCTCGGATAATTGAAACTCCTTTTAATTTTATATTAGGACAAGCAGGATCAGGAAAAACATTGTTAGCAGTTCAAATTGCGTTGGACATGTTTTTTAAACGTAGAGTTAACAAAATAATCATAACAAGACCTACCGTATCAAATGAAGATAACGGTTTTTTACCAGGATCATTAGCAGAAAAAATGGATCCATGGTTAGTTCCATTACGTAGCAATATGCGTAAAGTTTACAACAAACCGGAAGTATTAGACAAAATGGAAAAGGAAGAAAACATTGAATTAGTTTCATTGGCACACTTCCGCGGACGTACATTTGACAATGCAATTTGTATTGTGGATGAATGTCAAAACTTAACAAAACAACAATTACAAATGGTATTATCTCGTTTAGGAAAAGATAGCATCATGATATTAACTGGTGATAAACATCAGATTGATTTAAAATTTAAAAATGATTCGGCAATACATGATATTCCTAAAATTACGAAATCTCGTTTTGTGAATGAAATTATTTTAAAAGATAATCATCGACACGAAGCGTTAACGGAGATATTGCGTCTCTTAAACGAATCATATTGATATTTATATAAAAAGGAAACGGAATGGACTATAGCATAGAAAAACCAATTTGGCCCGGGAGTTCATCATTTACAACTGGATCTACTCCATTTGGGTATTTCGATGCCGATCCCATGTTTCAACAACATGCAGATAAATTTGCAAAATTTGCAGCACAGACAGTTGGATATCCAATTATGGATGTTGAACTTCAAGACATAAACTTTTATACAGCTTTCGAAGCTGCGGTAATTGAATATTCAAATCAAGTTAATCAAGTTAATATCGTTAACAATTTACTTAATACAATGGGACTACAAACATCGTCATCATTGTTAGGTAGTGCAGGTTTAACGGGTAAACAAGTAGGAAATTCATTATCGTATATTGTTAAACTTAGCAAAGCATACGGAACTGAAGCAGAATCGGGTGGTACATTAAAATGGCATTCCGCATCATTTACTGTGGAATCGGGACGTCAAAATTATAGCATTCGAGATGCAGTATCTGCATCATTGGGAATACCTTTAAGCAATACTAGTTCAATTGAAATACGTCGAGTGTTACATAATCCACCTCCAGCAGTAATACGTTATTTTGACCCATTCGTTGGAACTGGTTTAGGTTCACAAGGACTTTTAGATGCATTCGACTTTGGTGGATTTTCGCCATCTGTAAATTTCATGATGATGCCATTACATGCAGATTTAATGAGATTACAGGCTATTGAATTCAACGATCAAATACGTAAATCACATTTTTCATTTGAAATACATGGCGATGATTTACGCATTTATCCAGTACCAGGAACGCAAGGTACAATATCAACTGCATATTTTGGTACGGTTTGGTTTGAATTTTTATTTGAAGAACAAAAAAATACGGAAGCGTTGCTTTTTGGAAATTCTGCTGTTATGGAAAATGTTGTAAGTGATTCATCAAATATACCATATACATATCAACAGTACGGAACAATCAATGATATGGGTCGTGCTTGGATTCTTCGATATGGTGTAGCATTGGTTAAAGAAATGCTAGGATATGTCCGAAACAAATATTCATCTGTACCGATACCAAACGGAGAAGTAACATTGAATGGTTCGGATTTAGTATCGCAAGGTCAATCAGAAAAAGAATCATTGGTTGCACAGCTTCGCGAATTTCTAGATAAATTAACCAAAGAACAAATGTTAACTCGACAAAATGCAGAAGCAACACAAATGAATGAATTGTTGTCTAAAGCACCTTTAAGAATATATGTTGGATAAGGAGATAGTATATGGCACTTTTTGGAGGCAGACGAGATGCAAAATTTTTAGCAGCAATTAATTCTGAATTAATTAATTCAATTGTAGATACGGAAATTGAATATTTTAAAATTCAAATTGAACAAAGCAATGCTAATTTGTATGGAGAATCGGAACGCAAAGCATATTACGATTCCATATTAATACCATGTTTAATTACAAAAGACGATAAAACTTCGACGATGGATGATTATGGACATACCTATAATCGTACAGCAAAATTTGCATTGTCTCGAGATTTATTGGAAACCATAACATTGTATCCGGAAGTTGGAGATATTATATTGTGGGACAATGAATATTTTGAAATTGACAACGTTGATGCAAATCAATATTTTACGGGCAAAAATCCAGAAACATGGCCAAATGGTTCAAGTCACGGATACAGTGTGTCAATCGTTGTAGATGCGCATGTAACGCGCCAAACTCCAACCGGCATACGAGACATTCGTCGAGGTGGAAACAACAATTTACCAGCATATAAAGGACTTTGATGCCTAAAGAAAATAAAAATAATATAGATCGTAGAACGAATAAACCAAATCCTCGCAATTCAGAAGGAGGATTATTCAACGATCCTACATTCAATAGAGCCAACGAAGTACGACGAGATGACGATGTCATTCGTTCAAAACAACGTACTATATATGATATTGATTATGCTGTAAAATATTTTATTGATTCGGAAATACAACCACAAATTAGAACAGACCAAACGTTGATCAATGTTCCGGTAATTTTTGCTAACGGAGAAAAAGCTGATAACGTACGACGTTTAGGATATTTGCGTGATGAAAAAGGCAAATTGCAATCTCCATTAATCATGTTGAAACGCAATTCAGTTCAAGAACGAGATAACAACAAAACATTGGATGTTAATCGTCAATATCCAGGAAATCATTTTATTCATAAACAACACTACAATAAACGCAATCGTTATGAAGATTTATTATTTCCAATGCCAAAATCAGAACCAGCTGGCTCTCAAGAAATATTTGTAATTGATATTCCTAAATATGTAACATTGGAATATGAAATGTTGTTATGGTGTGATTTTTCTACACAAATGAATGATTTAATTGACCAAATTTTACCATACAATCGTTACGGTTGGGGAAATGAAGGAAATAAATTTCATGTTTCTATGGGAAGCGTTGCATTTGAAACTGTGAATACTGTTGGAGAAGATCGACTTGTTCGTGCAACGATACCGCTTACTGTATTAGGTACATTGTTAGCTGCACAAGAAACTAGAAAAGATACGATACGTAAAATGTATTCCATTAAAAAAGTTTCATTTGATGTTACAGTTACCGAAGAAATATTTAATACTACACGCGTTCCATATGAACTATTACAAAGTAATGTTGGAAATATCGTAACAGGTAATACCGTAATACAAATAACTCCGGAAATTATGAATTATTTAATAAATTTAACAGAAAAACAAGCTACATATTCAAATGCAACAACGATTACGGTAACAGCTACTGCCGCAATTAATCCAGTTACATATGTAGTTGCAACAAAAAATGAATTTGATGTTTATATAAACGGACAATATATCGATAAAGCAGTATATACTTGGACGCCTAGCGATGCAGCATCACAAACAATTACGTTTAATACCAGTGCATTGGGATATAATATAGAATCTACCGATGTAATAATTATTAAAGGAAGATGGGCATAATGAGACAATTTAAACCGGGACAATTACAAACAGGATCTATTTATCCGATAAGCGCTAGTTATGCGTTAACGGCTTCATATGTTTCTGGAAGCGTAAGTATCGATACTGGCTCTCTTGTTACCACTGCATCATTCTTCGCGTATACTGCTAGTCAATCACTTGTAAGCCAATCATTTGATTCTAGGATAAATTCCCTAACGGGTAGTATCAACACACTTACAAGCAGTTACAATAGCTTTACTAGTAGTTATACAACGGGTTCGTTTACCGGAAGTTTTACGGGAACATTAAATGGCACCGCATCGTGGGCAACAAATTCAGTAACTGCTTCATTCATAACTGCATCAAACGTAATAGGTACTGTAACTAGTGCTTCATATGCTATATCAGCATCACATCTAATAGGAGGTGTAACAATTGACACCGGTTCATTTGCGACCACCGGATCTAATATATTCATTGGCGATCAAACTATTTCAGGTTCAGTAACAGTAACAGGATCTGGAGTAAATTTAGAAACAGATTCATTTACTATTCATAGTCCTGCAGTAAATACAAATTTATTAGCAGCTAGTAATACCAAAGGCGTTACAATCTCGGATACATCTGATGTTGAATCAATCGATGCTGAAAATAGACAGTTATCAGATGAAAATGGAAGTTCTGCTATATTATGGGATACTCAAAGAACTTTAAACTCAACTAACGGTACGGTATTAGATTGGGAGACTCAATTATTAAAAGATTATAATGGAAAACAATCAGCTGATTGGCATACTAGATATTTAAAAGATACCGGTGAACTTACTTCAATTGATTGGAATAATAGACAGTTACTAAATTCTAACAGTAATGTAATTGTAGATTGGGGACTAGGTACATTTTCGGGAACCGCAGATACGGCATCATTTGTAACTGCATCAAACGTAGTAGGTACCGTAACTAGTGCTTCATATGCCGAGTCAGCATCACATTTAATTGGTGGTACTGGTTCATTTGTTACTACCGCATCATTCAATGCATTTACTGCATCATATACAACGGGTAGTTTTACAGGATCGTTTACAGGAACATTAAATGGAACTGCATCATGGGCAACAAATTCGGTAACTGCTTCATTCGTAACCGCATCAAATGTATATGGAATAGTTGCAAGTGCATCATATGCAGAAACGGCATCATATGTACAAAATGCTCAAACTGCGTCATATGTTTTACAAGCTGTCAGTGCATCATATGCAAACACCGCATCTTATGTAACCCCATTATCTCAACAAATTATACTATCGGGTAGCTTAAAACTAGACCCAACACAAGACCCGGACCCAACCGGCTTAGATTTAGATTCAACTGTTTTATTTCAAAGTAGCTCCAATACGGCATTAGGATATGATTTATATGTTCGACAAAATGGAAATCTTGTAAAATGGAAATGGATTGAAGGTATTCTAGAAACTGGATTATTGTATGGTGGTGTTGTTACATATAGTGGAAGCGATGTGTTTGTTTCCCCTGGTAGTGGTATCATAGCAGATCACAACGCAACAACAGGTTCAGAAGTTTCTCCTATGATTGAATATGTTACCTGGAATGCAATTACACAAAGTATAACAAACATTGCAACCCAACAAGTAACTTATTTATACATTGATAATACCGGAACTTTACAACAACAATCAACTAGATTTACATCACAACAATACCACGATTATATACCATTAGGGGCAGTAGGTCATTTTGACTACACACATGTATCTGCATTTGGCGGATCTGTAAAAACAGCATATGATCAAATATCACAAATATCAAATTTCTTAGATGCATTTGGTCCATTAAAGATGTCAGGATATGGATTAACCGGTCAACCGGGTAGTTTAAGATTATCAGTAGGATCTGGTACTTCTTTTATCCATGGAGGATTTTATCAAAACAATCCAGAGTTTCCATCTCAAACAACAACATCAACACAAGCAACTGCTAGCATGGTCCGGGTTCAAAGATCTGGTTCTGTTATTACCTTTGATACGAATAACGGAAATTTATACACAGTTGTTGATCCTACAAAATATGATGAAACTGGCGATGGTACATTAGCTAATATGGGTGCTGGTAACTGGTCAATTCAACGGGTATTTACGGATCCAAAAACTGGAGTATTATATGTTTACTATGGTCAAGCCAAATATACATCTTTATTAAATGCACTTCAATATTTACCAACAGATCCATTTACAGAAGGCGATACTTTTGATTTTACAACATTTGTAGGTTATCTAGTATTAAAAGGAAATGCATCTGATATAACTGACACTGCCGCTAATTCTATATTAAACGGAGGTTTATTTAGAGGTAGTGGACAAGGTAGTGGAGGTGGAATAGCATTAAGTAATTTAGATGACTTAACGGATGTTTCTATTGTAAGTCCTACAAATGGACAAGCATTAATATATGATGACGATATTTGGAAAAATGGAACTCCAAAAACCGCAGAAACTGCATCATTCGTAACTGCATCAAACGTTGTTGGAACGGTAACATCTGCATCATATGCAGTCTCTGCTAGCTTTTTGCAAGGATTGGATTTAGGATTATACACTACAACGTCATCATTCAATTCATTTACTAGTTCGATACAAGGACAAGTCAATTCATTAACTGCAGCAACTTCAAGCTACATGTTAACAAGTGCCACTGCATCAATGTTAGCTCCATATGTATTAACTTCGCAAACGGCTTCAATGACGGTGTTAAGTGCATCATTTGCAAACACTGCATCATTTGTTACAGCATCAAATGTGGTAGGAACGGTGGTGTCGGCATCATATGCATTAACGGCATCATATGCAATGAACGGCGGCGGCGGAGCAGGAACAACTTACATTCGTAGAAGTGATTATACATCATCATTAGATCCAAATGTAAATTACCTATATCTAGGAGATGCTGAAGCTGGATCATCAGAATCTGCCAACGTTTGGGATATTTCGCGATTATCAATTTCATCATCGGGCGCAACTTTAACTCAAACAACCTCAAGTGCAGCTTGGACGGATAGATACACTGTTACATATTTATAATAAAGGAACACGTTATGCCAATACAATCCGTAAACCCAATCGTAGTAGATGGAATTGAATATCCATACTATACAGTAAATTTATCGATATCTCCTTTAATCAAATCCACGGAAATAGGAGCTAGTGTTGCAATGCGACTAACTCCATATCGAGAATTGGATGGTGGAGTACCTGATACGTTATCGGGTCATGATCGTCCTGTGGTTTATTTAGATGTATTTGCATCTGAAGATATGCCTGCTGAAACGGCAGCATATAATATATTAACAGTTATACAACAATTCATAATAGAAAAAGGACTATAAATGCCAAATAGATGGCCCATATCTTCTGGTAATTGGAGTACAGCTTCAATTTGGAGTGGTAGTATAATACCTACTGCATCTGATGATGTATTTGCAAATGGGCAAACGGTTAATATAGATACAAATATTACCGTTATAAGTCTTCGCAATTCATCAACAGGAAGTGTTGTAGCTAATGGTACTTTTTATTTGAATGATAACGTCATTGTTACCGCAAATGTTATATTACCTACTACTGGAATCAATACTGATACAATACAAATTACCGGATCTAACTCAGCTACTATAATAGGAAATTTAACTGGCGGACAACGTAGAGCATTAACATTATCTGATAATTCTAATATTTCCATAATAGGAACCGTAACCGCAGGTGCTGGAGCATCATTCAATGGAATATCCCACAACTCAACAGGAAACCTAATAATATCAGGAAGTATTATCGGACCTACTACTCAACAATCATCTGGAGTAGTGCAAATAAACACCGGTAATATATATGTAACTGGAAGTATATACGGCAGAACAACTGCAGCTGGAGTTGGCGGCGGAATTAGTTCAACTAGTACAGGAAATATATTTGTTAATGGATCAATTACTGGTTCATTTAATGCAACATCATATGGAATATTAAAAACAGTGGCAGGAAATATTGAAGTAAATGGAAACTGTCTTTCCTTAACAGGCTCTGCAATTAGCCATACTTCAACCGGAACAATATTAATCTCAGGTAGTTTAACTGCAGTTTCATCACCCGTAATCTCACTAACAGGAAACTCAATCCTTCAAGTAATAGGACCAATCTCCTCTAGTACAACTGCAGTAGGTGTCTCCTCAACATCAACTACAGCAACTAACATATTTTCTGGACCATTCTATAATACCGGATCATTTAATGCAGTATATGCATATCGTATGCAAATTATAGAACCCACTTCAACAACATGGCGATTCGATACAGATACAGGTGGTTCAAAAATACTTTACACTTCAAATCAATTACCTGGAGTACCTCAACAAAACAATGTACGACAAGGAATACAATATAATTTTGGATTAACTGGATCTTTAAAGATGCCAGATCCAACTGTTGTTAAATCGGGAGTAGCAGTAGATAACACTACTGGTTCTGCCATATTTACACCACAAGACATGTTTAACGTATTAACCCAAGATATAACACAAACAGGAAGTTTAGGATCAACGTTGAAAAACGCTGCTACTGTACAAACTACTGCTGCAACTATATCTGCATTTAAAGTTTAAAATATGGCAAACGTATACGCAGTAAAAAATGGAAATTGGTCTGATACAACGGTATGGAATACTGGAGCACTACCTACTACTGCAGACGATGTATATCCAAATAATTTTACCGTAACGGTTAATCAAAATATTACCGTACTTAGCTTACGAAATGGCGCATCATCTCCAATTGTTGCTGGCGGAACATTTGCCTTAGCAAATGGTATCATGGTAACGGTAACAGCTGATATAGGATTTAACCCAGCAGCTGGTACATTAACTAGAATAACGGGATCTGATTCAGCAACAATTAATGGAAATATTGGCGGTGATCTTGCTGGCACTTCGTTATTAATAAGTCAATCTGCTAATATAACAATATCAGGATCTGTTACAGGAAATACTAGTACTGGTGCTAATTCCATAACCCACGCATCTTCTGGTATTTTAATTATTACAGGAAGTGTAAGAGGTGGTAGGGGAACAAACACCCATGGTATAAGTAATACTAGTTCCGGATCTATATATGTAACAGGCTCAGTAACTGGAGGCTCGGCGTTAACGGCGCTAGGTATTAACAATGTAGGGGCTAACAGTACTACTATTATAATAGGAAACGTATCAAGTGGCATCGGATCCGGAGCGAATGGTATAGCACAATTTGGATCCAATTCAATATTAAATATAACCGGTAGCGTAATTGCAAATGTCGCACCAGCTATACAAGCCAATTCTGCAGGTTGTTCCATTTACATTTCAGGAAGCGTAGTAGGAGGACGAACTGATACTGTCGGTGCGGTATATAAAACAACAACAGGTATTTTACAAATAATAGGACCTATAACAGCTGGACAAGTCGCACCGGGAGTTGTAACGAATGCAAATCCTTCTCCAATATATTTAACCGGTCCTTTCTACAATACTAATAATCGCAATGCAGTATATGCTCCAATCATTCAACTTATCTCGGGTTCAACACCAACATGGACATTTGATACGGAAACGGTATTAGAACAACGAACACTTTACCCACTAAATTACCCCGGTAATTTTCCTGCTACAAACAATGTACGTCAAGGCGTAACATTTGGAGATACGGGACAATTTTCAGGTACCATTGCAATGCCAAACGCATCTGACGTATTTAAAGGAGTCCCAATCAACAATACTACGGGTTCTGCATCATTTGATACTCAAAGTGTATGGAGCGTTGCAACAAGCAGTTTAACGTCATCTAATAGTGTTGGAGCACGGTTAAGCAATACTGCGACAGTTTCAACAGATGCCAATTTAATAACTTCAAACGGAACAATATAACATGGCAACTATAACAAGTGCAGCAACAGGAAATTGGTCAGCAACAGGAACTTGGGTAGGTAGTGTAGTTCCTACTGCTGCAGATGACGTTGTAATTGCAGCTAATCATACAGTAACATTGAATGTGGATGCTACAATTATATCATTAACAGGAGCTGCAAATGCTACCAGCAACGTAACTATTTCTACTAGTAGGACCTTAACATGTACTGCAACAAATGGTATAGTAGCTAAATCTGTTACAGGTGGATTAGGATTGGTTAGAATAACGGGAGTCGGAACAACAGTAAATATAAATTCAAATTTAAGAAGTTCACTTACCGGTGGATCATCTACATATGCTGTATCTGTAAACAGTGTATGTACAGTAAATATTGTAGGAGAATTATCAAATCCATTTAATAATGGTGGAAATAATGCCGCATTAAATATCGGTGCTGCTGCAACAGTAAATATAACAGGAAACTGCTTTGGTGGAAGTGCTCCGAGTGGAACAGCAATTGCTGCTGCTATACTTGCCAATTCTTCGTGCATTTTAAATATACTAGGTAATGTAACGGGTGGTTCATCTACTATATTTGCCGCAGGAATTGTAAACCAAACATCTGCGTGTACTATGAACATAACAGGATCATGTACATCTATAATTGCACCTGCTATAACATCAACCTTAACTACATCAACATTACGAGTAAAAGGTCCATTAATTTCTCAAAACAACATCAACGCAGTATTTTCACCTAAAATTCAACTTTTTTCAACTTCAACACCGTATTACGAAATACAATCTGATACTTTTGGTCGCGATATATTTTTATATGATGCATCATATACATCAAGTTTACCTGCACAATCCAATGTACGAAGCGGGAGTATATATGGCGGTTCAAACGAATTTTCCGGTTCCATGATAATACCAACAGCATCAGATGTACGTTACGGAGTCCCGGTAGATACAACAACTGGCTCTGCTACAAACATAACACATCAAGAAATATTTGATTACGTTATAACTTCATTAACCGGATCAAATACAATTGGAGAACGTTTAAAATCAATTTCAACAGTACAAACCACAGCAGCAATAGTTGCTGCTTTTAAAGGAAAATAACATATGGCAAACAGATATGCAGTAGCAAACGGAAATTGGTCTGATACGGCAACTTGGGATGGTGGAACATTACCTGCAAGTGATGACGATGTTAGACCCAATGGATTTACTGTAATAATTGATCAAGACATAACAGTTAATCAACTAATCAATAATGCATCTAGCCCAGCAATTGCTGGTGGGTTATTCTACATATATGGTGATTATGACATAACAGCAACAACAGGATTGAGTAGTACAGGAGCAACAGTAACGGGTGGATATATAAAATACTATAATACCGGTTCAATTACAATAAATGCAACATTTCTACAAACTAGAAATACCCTAGAAAATGTAAACGATGGTACTATTAATATAACCGGTGAAGTTAGAATACCTGGTGCAAGTCCTAATACTCGAACCGTAACTAACAGTTCAAATGGCGTTATCAATATTATAGGAAATATTACTTGCCCCACTAGTACACAGACAAGTAACTTTGCCATTTTAAACTCGAGTAATGGTACTATTAACATAACTGGCAATGTTATCGCCGGAAATAGTGGTACTGGGCCATTTGGGATATTTAATAATTCAACGGGTACAATTAATGTTACGGGAAATTTAGTTGGAACAGTTAATGCTGCCGCCGTATTTAATAATGGTACCGGAACGGTTAACATAACAGGTAACGTCACAACAACAGGTGATGATCCTGGATTACAATCAAATACCGCTGGTACGTTCAACGTAATAGGCCAATTACAAGCCTCAACAACGGGTAATGCAGTGTCATCAACATCAACTACAGCAACCAACGTATTTTCAGGCCCATTTCTTAATTCAGGCTCGCGTAACGCAATATATTGCTATAACGTACAATTGTATGATGATGTTACAACTCAATACGTAATAGGAGTATCCGGCTCAACCGATACAATTTCAATAGTATCACCAGATCAAGTTACAGGAGTACCGTCAGGATCTGATGTACGTACGGGAACAATTTATGGACCTGACAATGTACTAACAGGTTCAATGGCTGTACCACATCCAAACTCAGTATCGTGGGGTGTTGCTATAGAAAACACAACGGGAACGGCAATTGCAAAACCAGAAGATTTATGGAACTATGCTGTAACTGCATTAACTGCATCTAATAGCATTGGACAACGTTTAGCATCTACAGCAACATCGGCATCAAATGCAGCAATTGTAAATGTTTTCGGATAATTTGGATAATACCAAAAAATTACATATAATAAAAGGAAAGAAAGAACAAGTTATGACCAGAAAACTGGACAAGGAACATTTAGATGAAATTCAATCGCTTCGAGAATCATTTGCAAAAAATGCAAACATACTAGGACAAATTGCAATTGAACTTCACGCAATACAACGTCAAACGGAACAATTACAACAAGAACAACGCAACTATTTGCAAGAATATGAAACTTTGCAAGAAACGGAAACTACATTGATACAAAAAATGCGAGATCGTTACGGCGAAGGACATATCAACGTAGTAGATGGAACATTTACTCCGGCAGTTGGTTTAGCTAAATAACCGCATATTTATATAAAAAATCATAGGAGTAACTAATGGCAGAACGAATAGTTTCGCCTGGTGTATTTACGAATGAAGTTGATCAATCGTTTTTACCAGGAGCAATTGCACAAATCGGTGCAGCAATTGTAGGTCCAACCGTAAAAGGACCTGCATACACACCAATACAAATTACAAGTATTGGCGATTTCCAAAATGTATTTGGAGGTTTTACGGATGAATCATATGTACCTGTAGCAGTAAATGAATATTTGCAATCAGGCAATGTAATCACAGTAACGCGTTTAATGTATGAAGATGGATATTCTTTAAACAGCGGAGCATTAGCAATTGTAGCACAATCAGGTTCACAAAAATACGTGACACATTTATTGCATCCAACGGTACCGGTTAATGTTACATCATCTTATTTTGCTGATTCGGTATTAACTACAGACGTAAATGGTAGATTTAATTTAAAATTATCTGGTTCATATAGTGGTACGGTATCATACGCAGAAGGCGCATCAATTTCGGCATCAATCAATGCAACTGATTCTGATTATGTAACAACAATTTTTGGAAAATCTCCAAAAGGACAAACATATCCTGCTTATGTACAATACGAAGCGGCATTTACATCTTCATTGTTAGCCGATTTATCAGCAGTGTCAATGTCATTGGAAACAATTTCAACGTATGCATTTGCACAAGACTATCAAGCAGCAGCAACTCCGTGGATTACTTCACAAAAAATTGGTTCGATTGCAACTAACTTGTTTAAATTGCATTCATTATCACATGGTAACGCAACAAACTATGAATTGAAAGTTGCAATTGCTAACATTAAATCATCAACTGAAGTTAGCGACCCGGACGGATATGCACGTTTTGATGTTATCATTCGTCGAGTTGATACTACAAATATTCCTAATTCAGTGTTCGGATCTGTATCAGACAGCGATATTAACACATCAACATCAGAAGTAATTTCATTTACTAACTGTTGTTTGAATCCAGATTCAGCAGATTACATTGTTAAGAAAATTGGTGATAGATATCAAACAATAGATGATAACAACGTAATTTCGTTGTACGGAGATTATGCAAATACAAATCCATTCGTAAGAATAGAAGTAGATGCAGCAGTACCAAACAAAGCTATTGATAAAACATTGTTCCCATTCGGATTCCGTGCAGTTAATTCGCCAATACCAATGGTAGCTGGAAATGTTAATTTGCCAGCATCTACTTACAAATTAAATCAAATAGTAGGTGGTGCATTTAGTCCATTTGTATATCATGGATTTGATTTTACCGCAGCATCTAACATGAACTACCTAGCTCCAATTCCAACAACAGGTGCAACAGTAGGAAACAATGTTGATTTTTATTTAGGAGATGTATCTCAATCAGCAAATTACAATTATCCAACAGCAGCAACTGCATATTCTGGCTCATTGTCAGCAGCAATTACGGCAGGAACATTTGCAACAAATGTATCAATTAATACGAGAAAATTCATTGTACCAATGCAAGGTGGGTTTGATGGAGCACGTCCAAATTTACCTAAATTTTCCGGAGCAAATATAACTGCTGCAAATACATTTGGATTTGATTGTAGTTCTACATCAGCAACTGGTACTAAATCATATATCAAAGCATTTACGTTGTTAAGCAATACAGATTATTATGATATGAATGTATTGTTAACGCCAGGTGTAGTTGACAGTTTACATAGCGCAGTTACGTCTGAAGCTAGAAATTTATGTAGAGCACGTCAAGATGTATTCTATGTTATGGATTCTAACGCAAAAGGTGATTCTTTGCAAACCGTTGTTACTCAAGTTAGAACAATTGATAACAATTATACAGCAACATATTGGCCATGGGTATCGGTTAACAATCCAGCAGGAAATGGTGGATTATTATGGGTACCACCATCAGTTGTAGTAGGTGGAGCATTAGCAAACAATGATAGATTAGCTGCACAATGGTATGCCCCAGCTGGTTTGAATCGAGGAGGTTTACGTGCGGTAGGTACTGCAGTTAACTTGTCACAAACTCAACGAGATACGTTGTATGAAAACCGCGTTAACCCTATTGCGACATTCCCTAACAATACGATTGTAATTTGGGGTCAAAAGACCTTACAAGCAAGACCAAGTGCATTAGATCGTGTTAATGTTCGTCGTTTATTGATTGAAGTTAAGAAATTTATTGCATCATCAACTCGTTATTTAGTATTTGACCAAAACACAGAAGCTACTCGTAACAAGTTCCTTAACATTGTTAATCCGTATTTAGGTGGAGTAAAACAAAATCAAGGTTTATCTGCATTTAAAGTTGTAATGGATTCAACAAATAATACACCGGATTTAGTTGATAGAAATATATTGTATGGACAATTATTTTTGCAACCAACTAGAACGGCTGAGTTTATTATTTTAGATTTCAATATTCAACCAACGGGTGCAGCGTTTCCTGAATAATAAAATTTAAACCAATCATGTAATTAAGGTGGAACTTCGGTTCTGCCTTTTTTACTTTACGTATATTTATATGTAAAAATATTGAGGATATAATTATGCCATACAATGTAGAGACCGCAAACAGTACCGGTTTAAGTACGTTCACAAATACACCGTCAAATCTTCCAGGTGCAGGATCACCAAATGGTACTGGAGATTACCCAACAACATTAACCGATTACGGTTTAGACACTAATTTTTATGATAAAGCATTTTCATGGGAACCAAAATATCAACATAAATTTGTTTTAGATATTGACGGAATTCCAGCATTTTTAGTTAAAACATCAGCAAAACCTTCATTAACTAATGGAGAAGTTGTTTTAGACCACATCAATGTTAAAAGAAAACTTAAAGGTAAAAGTTCATGGAATAGCATTGCAATCACAATGTATGATGCAATAATGCCATCTGGAGCACAAACTGTCATGGAATGGGTTCGTTTACATCATGAATCTGCTACCGGTAGAGATGGGTATGCATCGATATATAAAAAAGATATTACATTGAACCAATTATCTCCATTAGGTGAAATTATTGAAGAATGGAAAATATACGGAGCTTATTTATCGGAAGTTAATTTCGGTTCATTGGATTGGTCAGCTGAAGATGTAGTAATGATTGACGCTACATTGAATTATGATTGGGCATTGTTAAGCTACTAATAAATTAAGCGATGGGTGGAAGAAATTTCACCCATTTTTCATGTCCGCAATATTTATATAAAAGTTATAAAAGAAAAGGAAGTTTATGCCAGTAACAAATCGTGTAACCGATAAAAATCTAATTGAATTAGCAAAACAACAATACGAAAACAAACAACGTAGCGTCGTGCCATCTGTTATGGTACCATTACCTAGCAACGGACAAGTATATCCAGAAACAAGTCCATTAAGAAAAGGTGTTGTTGAAATGCGGTACATGACTGCATATGATGAAGATATTTTAACTAATTCTACTTATATTAAACAAGGCGTAGTATTAGATAAATTGATAGCTTCATTGGTTTTAGACCCAATTGATATCAATGAATTGATTGTTGCTGATAAAGAGGCAATGATAATTGCAGCACGAGTACATGGTTACGGACCAGAATATCCAGTTACTGTAACGGATTCTACAGTTAATCCACCAAAGCTAGTTCAACGAAACATGAACTTATCTAAATTGCAAGTTAATCCAATGACCATACAATCAAATGCCGCTGGCGAGTTTGATTACATAGCAGAAGGAATTGCAATTAAATTCAAATACATTTCACGTCGCGACATTGAAACTATATCCGATGAACATGCTGTATCAGATTTTTTAAAATTAACAATCAAAGAAGTTAACGGCAAAAGAGACATGCATGATATCGAACATTTTATACGTTATCAAATGACTCCAACGGAATCAAAAACGTTTCGCAAATACATTGCAGATAATTTGCCAAGTATAAAACTCGAAGCTGAATTCCCGGGTGAAACAGGAGGCACCTTTACTGCCGGGTTTCAAATTGGAGGCGACCTTTTTTGGGTTTAAACCTGAACATCAACTAACACTTCATGAAAATTTATTCAATTTGATTTGGTTCGGCGAAGGCCGATGGGATTGGAACACCGTGTATCATATGCCAGTACATATACGTGCATTGTGGACTAGACGCGTCAATCAAATAATAGCAATGCGTAACACACCGGCAGAAACTACGACTACATCCAAAACCAAACTCCCCGGTAAATTCAAATAACTAATATTTATACGTATATGAAACAAGATACCGCATATTATCGCATTGCATTGTTAAAACAACAGGCTAGACATGGACAAACTCCTCCTCAAAATCAATATGTAACGTCAAATCAAGCTACAGAAGCTGAGTTACAACGAATGATGGAGACATTAAAAAATAATGCGGAGGCACTATCAAACTTTGGTCAAAATTATTTTAACGTTGTAACGGCATTAAACAAAGAAAATCTGGCTTTACAGTCTGGTATCAATGCAATTGCTAAAGTATATGATGTGTTCGAGACTTCAATGGTAAACGCTATTAAGTCCGCAACATTTTTAGAGCAACGAAATAAATCATTAAATAAATCATTTGGTATAACATCTATAACAGCCGCGGAATTAGGTGAAAAATACGACGAAATGTCTAAAGTTTTAGAAACCGGCGGTGAAAACGTTAGAAAATATGCACAAGACATAAATAAAATATTGCCTGGTATGTCAAAATTAATAACCGGTGCTGGAAACGCTGCTTATAAACTCAAAGAAAACTTTGGACATCAACTCCTAGGAGTTAATCAATTGTTAACAGAAAATCTAGGATTGACAGGTGATGCTGCAAACAATTATCAACTATACGCAGCAGGTGCGGGGCAAGACAGTGTACAATTATTGAAAACGACACAAGCATGGGCAGCATCATTTGACGCAGCAACAGGAATGGCAGGAACATTTGCAGGTGTTGTATCAGATATCGCAGATTTAGGAGCTGACATTCAAACTCAATACAATAAAATGCCAGGTTCGTTAGAAAAATCTATAGTTAAAGCCAAACTATTAGGAACAACATTCAAGCAAATTGAAGCCATGGCAACTAAAATGTTGAATATCGAAGAATCAGTTGGTGCCGAATTAGAATATCAATTATTAAGTGGCAAACGATTAACTAACGATAAGAATCAAAGCATTACTGAAAATTTACGTATAGCAAAACTCTCCGGAAATGCAGAAGCTCAAGTTAAAGCTATGAATGATTTATTATCGACACAAGGTGATATCTTAGATGGTAATAATTATTATGCTAAAGAACAACTTGCAAATTTAACTGGGTTCACTGTTGCAGAATTAACTCGTCAACGTCAAATTCAAAAATTGATGGAACAAGGCGGTATGGATAAAGCTAAAATTGAAGAATTCATGGACATGGGACAAGAACAATTCATAGTAGCTGCAAAAAAACTTCCAGAAGCTCAACAAGAAATTCTTAAAAAATTAAAAGAAAGCGAAAGTCAAAAAACAACTGACGAATTATATGCTGACATGTTGCAAAGAGAACGCACCGAAGGTATTAACGTGCATATGTTAACGGGCACAACGCAAAAAAATGCAATTGAAAAAGCGCGAACTGAAGCTGAAGGTTCATATCAAGCATCTAAAGATTTCTTAAAACCATTTGGTACCAAAGAAACTGCAACTTTAATTGGTCACTTGCAAGTAATGGGCGATGCAACGCGCGCCACAAACACAGCATTAGACCAATTCGCTGGATATATACCAGTAGTGGGGCAAACATTAAAAGATTTAATCAGTAAAATTGACTCGTATACAACAACATTTCTCGGTAAATCGGCAGGTCCAAGTGTGCCGAATACACCTACTACGCCTGTTATTGACAATGAAGATGCATTGCTAGTCAATGATGCCATGATACAATTTCATCCAGCAGATAAATTTGCAACAGTTTCAGATGGGGCAGCACTTTTAGCTAGCACAGAACGAGGCAAATTAGATTCAGCTGTTAATACATTAACTGGCAATACTGGCAACAGCATGGCTATCGTTGATCCAGCACCAATAGCCGCAGCAATCATGGCATCGTTGCGTAACATGAAAGTTGAAGTAAATTACGATGTAACCGCAGCAGCAAGTGCCGCAAACTTCAAGTTTAATCAAGGAATAAACGGATAACAACATGAGTACTACTAATCAAATAGCCGCAGCTGCATTTCGTAAAAAACAAAGCGAAGATAAAATTTTTTCGAATCGCGATGTTTTGCCACTTAACATTGCTGCTACAATATTTGGTAACGTTGGTACTGCAACAGGCCTTACGCAAATATCGCCAATACTAACCAATTTAATTAATAAAGGCGGGTCAGCCTCTACATATTCAACGTCTCCAATTCGACAAGCATACAACATACCTGGTACCATATACAACGACTTTCGTTCAAGAAAATCCAATGTTGCACTAGGATTATCATTAGATACGAGATATGATGGTGCAAGTGCTATTATGTCTAATGGTGAATTCAATAAACGAGCAGCATTGTATTTAGCAGCATCTAAAACTCCGGGCGGAATATACAACTTATTTAATAGAAATGCACCTGGAAAATTTGGTTATGGTTGGGGAGATCATGGATCACCAAATGCAATTCGCGCAGATTTTACGCTTCGAAGTCAAGTTGCAACGCGTTGGGATAATGCAGAACAATCATGGACGCCGATAACAGCTGTTGCTGCAATACCATTTCGTGGAGACCGAGTTAATGTGATTGATTATAGAAAAGATGTACGACTTGATCAAGCATATGAATGGAGAAAACAAGGTCTCATTAAAGATAAAGGCCCGTTAAGTCTTTTAATAAATAAACTTGATACAACTCAGGATTTCATAAAATTCTTTTTAACTGGACCTAAATTACGACCAGGCGACCCAACTGCAACTGATGAAATAATTGTATTTCGTGCAACCATGGATTCAATTACCGATACATATCAACCATCATGGACTCCAGTAAACATGATTGGACGAGCAGACCCTAATTATCATTATTCATCATATTCACGTGATGTAAGTGTTGATTTTACCGTATATGCAACGGATCGCGATGAAATGAAACCAATATATCGCAAATTGAATGCACTTGCAGGATTTACTGCACCTGACTATTCCGGAAATACAATTGGATTAACGGGGCCATGGATGCGAATAACGATAGGCGATTTATTCAATCAAGTACCGGTTATTATTTCTAGTTTGAGTTACACGTTTGGAGATTCGGAATCGCCATGGGAAATTAACATTGAAGATGATGCAACCATGATGCAAGTTCCATATAAAGTGCAAGTGTCATTATCATTTAGTATTATATCAGATTGGTTACCACAAAAAGGCGGACAATTTTATTCATTGGCAAAACGCCATGATACATTTGGACCAATTCAAGGTAGCGATAACTGGTTAAGTGATAATATGCAACAAAACCAATTAAAAGTACTTCGAACTAATCCAGAATTATTATCATCTATAGCAAATACATTATCAACATTTAACTTTTAATATACTATGAGATACTTAAACAAATTGATTCAAACCGATTCTGAAAAATTGCGCCAACAAACTACGATACTGCCAAACATCGTAGGCATATCTGATACATACATACAAACCATTACGGTTGAACGTTTAGATACATTAGCCGATAGATTTTATGGTGATGCCGCAATGTGGTGGGTAATTGCAGCTGCAAATGGAATTGGAAAAGGAACATTGCGAGTGCCACAAGGTGCAATACTACGCATACCAAATGCCACAAACAATGAAGTTACAACATATACTACAAGAATAAACGCAATACGATGAGTCAAATATTTTATTCCGAAATCGATAAAAACTTGCAAGCAGAATTAGATGCAAGAGCACGTGCTGGAAAAACAGACCGTAGTGAAACGGCACTTCGTTACATGACCGAAAAAATTGCCAATGTAGCAATTACAGCATATGAAGGCAATAAACGAGACAAAAATAAAATAGTTCATACGTTAGGAGGTCGCAACGTGATAGGCGAAGAATATATGCCAGGTGGCCCAAACGGATTTTTAACGGATCGCGTATATACCTTAGGTGAAAGTCGATGGGCGGTACCGCAAGTCGATGTCGATTTTAAACTAATAACTAGTACTATCAACAATAAGATTTTAAAACGAACTACATTGTTGTCGGAAGCAATTACCGACACGGTTGTTAATACATACACTAACACGTCAAAACGCATACCGCCATTTATTACACAAGCTAGCATGGCAATTAATGATAATTCGCGCGCAACTACAAACAAAGTAACAATCAACATAACAATACCAAATCCTGACAGAGATTTGAACTTCATGGAATCCGTTTATGCACGTCCTGGACGTTATTGCATGGTTCAATTCGAACATCCCGATTCCGCATTAATGACATTAAACGTTGCAAACATTAACGGTAAATTGAAACCATCTGCATTGCCAGCACGTGATGTGATTAAAAAAAATTATCCAGAAGCCGAAGCAGAATATGATGAATTGTTAAAAATGAATAAAATGCAATTTGAAGGATTAATAACTGCATTTGAATATACATACAATCAAGATGGCACGGTTACGATGACAATTTATATTCTAGGTACTAGTCAAACATATACTGACTTGTCCATGATCATGCAAACTGCCACTACTACATCTACAACAACTGATAACACTGACGCATTAGTTCGCAATCCAAATACATTTTATAGTGAAATTTACAAAGAAGTTGAATCTCTATATAAACGATCAAACTCCGGACGAACTAATTTTGCTTCCGGAAAAGTAGCCGGCACAGACAAATTATTATATTGGATATGGAACATGAAAACTGAGTCGGGTGCACGAAATAATTACATTAATCTTAATTATCTTATTGATTTTCTTAATAAAAAAATATTAACTAAAATAAACAATATTGTAGAATCACCTACAATATATTCGGATACGAACGCCAATTGCTATAGTAATTTTTATCCAGGTTTAGTCTCTGCAGATCCTGATAACATACTAATATTGTCAGAACGAGATAAAACATATACATCTGACAGTTACGGAGAAATTAATAATAAACCTAAATTTTGGACAAAGGAAAAATTAAGCGATGAATATTCATTTTATACTAAAGAAACAAACTCGGTAGGCCGAACCGGAATGATTTTCATAAACTTAGAAATAATCAATCAAATTTCAACAGAATTAAAGAACAAACCAGATGAATTTACAGTTGGTAAATTTTTAGTTGAAATTGGCAATAAAATTAATCGAGAAACGGCTGGTGCAATTGCTTTAAAATTAATAACAGATCCTGAAGACTTGCAAGTTTTGTATTACCGAGATATAAATTGGATTAAATCTATTAAAAATACGCAACCGAAACCGTATTTACTTCCAATGTTTGCATCAGATCCGCGTGGAACCGTCGTGCGAGATTTTAAACTGTCCGCGAAACTACCAAGTCAGGTTCAAAGTTTAATGTACGCAATTAATAGCACAGACAAAGTTTCGGAAAGCGATTTAGCGCCATATATTAATTTCATGTATAATAATGGAACATCTACGCGAACTCCAACAACGGTATTAGTTGATGGTAAAGAAGTTATTGTGGATGAATTAACAACATATGGTGCCAACAAAGAAACAACTGAAAAATTAGCACGCCAATATGCGGATTTACACGATAAATATTACAACGAATTACTTACGGCAAGAGAAACATACGGCAAAGATCCGACATCTAGCGAAAAACGAAGCACGTTGCAAACGGCATTAAAAAAATATTTACAATATCCATTTCCTACGATTAAACAAACCAATCAAGTAGCAGCCCCAACATTTCCGATTGAAGCTGAGTTTACTATTGATGGTATCAATGGTTTACGTTATGGAGATATATTGGATTTTCCTGGAATACCTGCAAAATATCGAACTAATAGCACGTTTACTATTAAAGGTATAACACATACCATATCCACAGCAGGAGAATGGACTACACAAGTAAGTTGTTTAATGCGTCCAAAATTTGATTGATATGAGCAGAATAAAATTAAAATACAATGAATCCGAAATCCAAAACAATTTGTATACGTTTGGTGCGGAATGGCAAACTGCAGACAAACAAGAATACAAAGGATTGTATCATCGTTATACTGTAACTCAAGAAACATATACAGGTGCAACATGGAATGAATCTACATCTCAACCATTGTATGTTCTAGTACAAGAACCCGAGTCAGTTGCTACGTATAATGATATACGCAAACAAAGTAAACCTAATTACAATTCAATTCGGTCAACGCAACCAATCATAACAGCACTAGACATTGCTAACAAATTCATTACTAGATATTTTTTAAAAAAAGTCAATGAACCGGCATATTTTGAAATTTCACAAAAACAATATGTTAATTACAACAATGAACTAGATATAAATTTATATACGGCTGCATCATGTAAATGGTATATTGCCGGAGAAACTGAAACTGTGTATCAACCCATATACAAGCCAGGAGTTGTTGAATTAAATACCAATGCCATAACGCAATTGCAAACAACTTTGCCAGGAATTTCTCAGATATTAACAAATCCATTGCAATATTATACTGATACTGATTTTGTTGTTCCACGTGACATAAATCTTGGATAATTGAATTTTTTTTCATATAATTGTAGTATGATACTGGATCATGAACAAGACGTACGCAACATATTGAATCGAATACATGAGTACAAGACATTGTTAGTTCCAATACTTGCAAGTCCTGTGATGCATGCATCTCAAACTCAATTGATTGCAATTTATATTTTTCTAGATTCAGATGAAGAATATTTAATTCCAATACGGCATACGGAACAATTACGGGGCTTTCCAGAACTTGTCCCGGAGTTTTTAGAATTACGCAATATATTTATCCATGACAAGAAGCAATGGCTTCATATGGGAGGAAACACCGAGGTTTGGGATATTAAAACGTTGTGGTGGTATACATACGGAGAAGCCTATGATGAATCGCATTATCCAACTGCAGCCCATCGTTTTTATTGGAGACGGCATGTTGCTTTGGAACATATTAATGCAATTGTTCCATTGCAAAAACATTTAGAGATGTGTCAAAAGATCCGGCACTATGCTTGGCCAATGTGTATCAATGCAAAAATGACTGATTCATACAACCAATTCAATGAAACTTATCCACAAGTTTTTGCTAAATTAGAATCTGCCGGATTAGCAGTTACCGATATATTTCGAATGCCAGAATTGATTACGCAAAACAAAGTGTATACGCAGTATAATTATCATACATTAACGGGTCGACCTAGCAATGCGTTTAGAGGTTTCAATTTTGCAGCAATGAACAAAGAAGATGGAACTCGTAGTGCATTTTGTAGTCGTTTTGATAATGGGGCATTGGTGGAAATGGATTTCGATTCATACCACGTTAGATTGATTGCCAGATTAGTGCAATACGAATTGCCGACATCATCAATACATGATTATTTAGGACGATTTTATTTTGGTGTAATGGAATTATCAGACACGCAACGTGAAGAAAGCAAATCTATAACATTCCGGCTACTTTACGGTGGAATTGATTCTGAATTTTTAACTATTCCATTTTTTAAACTAGTTAATGATTTTATATACAAGTTATGGGCAACATGGAAATCTAAACATTACATTGAAACCCCTATAATTAAACGACGATTAACGGCAGATACTTTGAAAAACATGACAGCAAACAAGCTATTCAATTACTATTTGCAAGCAGTAGAAACCGAAGTATCTGTACAAAAGCTACGGCAAGTGCAAGATGTGTTAAATGGTCATCAAAGTTGCATGGTGTTATATACATATGACTCTGTATTGTTTGATATTGAATTTTCCGAAGCAAAGGTGTTATTACCAACCATTAAACATGTATTAGAACAAGGCAATTTTCCGGTTAAAATTAAAGCGGGCAATAATTATAATAAAATGAATATTATTACAATATGAATATAGATTTAATTTTAACGGAGTGGTGTTACAGACTACCAAAAGGATATCCTACGACAGCAAAGGATTATGAGGTATTGTATCATGTTATTCTCGAAGTAGCAAACATATCAAATGACGAAGCACGTCGAATTGTTGAACGTGCACAAGGCAATGTAAAAGAATTGATTGCCGAATCGATTCAGTTTGATTCCATAGAAAATCAAATGTTAACTAGTGCAATTGGTGAAGCTGGCAAATCGGAACAATTTGCAACATTTTTACGATTACTACCAACAGAAGCAGATGGCATTACATTGAATTTTTTAAATAGCATGCAACAAGAACAATGCATCGAATTTGCAAACATGTTGTATTCACAAAATGGTATTTCAGAAGATGCATTGAATCAAATCAACATTCGTAGCGGTTTAGCACATGATTTATTTAGATTGGAACCAAAAGGATTAGGAAAAGGCGAAATTTTCTTGGCTACGTTAATTGATGGCTCGCAAATAAACGGAGGTGGTTCTTCCTTCGACATGACAGCTAACGGACAACCATACGAAATCAAAGATTATACGGGTGGAAAAGGCAATGCAAAATCAATTCGTTTGGGAACAAAAGGAAGTGTTACCAGATTCAAATTTTGGGATGAAATTGTAACTACATTGAAACGCATAGATCAATTACGCGGAACAGTAGAAAATCCAAAATATGATTTCCATAAATATTTCGACCAACCGTTACTTGATGCAATTGCATATTTAGATGACCGCCGTGCATTTATTTTAGCCGGCAATTTAAACATGAAAGATAAAGGCTATTTAATGCAATTTTATCGCGAAGCAAATGCATTGAATTCCGACATTCAAGGATATACCAATGTTATACTTCGTGGACCAAATGCAACACCGGTAGAAATGTCAATTGAACCATTGAAAAAAAATCCGGATGGATCATTAGTTATTAAACCAATTGAAGATGGTAGCCGAGATATAACATATATTAATGCAGAATTGCGACGTTTAAAATACGTTAGAAATCCTGATGCATTGGATACGGATTTGCAAGAAGCTGTAGATTCTATTGTTGCTGGAGATTTGCAATTCATTGTATTCAGAAAAGATCGTATACGAGTTACCAATGATTTCCGTTATGTAGTAATAGATGCCGGCAAAATTCGTATTATTGAAAAAGCAATTGGTGCAGATAAAATTGATTTAACCGACACCGACATAACCGAGGAATATGAATTTTGAAAACACAATTATTGTGCACTTTTGCACATAAATCAGATTTAAACATAGTTGTAGATTACGTACAACAAAATTACATAATACCAGAACGCAGAATATTTGTATTTGCTAATGCAGATGCAACGGATAATTTGTATTGCACATATAATGCAGATGTTGGTACACAACGCGGACAGAATACTATTAGCATACATCGTAAAAAAGAGACAAACACATTGTATACAGTAAATGCTTTGAATGAGATAATCTTGGCAGTAAACAACGGCGTGTTAGATAAATCTTACCAACTGGATTGGACGATGTATCATAATTCATTTATATTAACTGAAGATTCAGGATACCGGGTAATTGACCTTGTATTTTTCAAGAAAATTTCTTGGAAGTAATATTTATTTATATAAGGAACCGCAATGATTAAATTAAAAAACTTTCTTAAAGAACAAGAATACAAAGCATCAGCAACGAGCCCATTATCAGATTCTGAAAAGAAAGTATACCAGCATATTTTAAATGCAATAGCTGAACTTACCACCATGACAGCTGATGATGTTGATGACATTACAGAACAACCTGGTAAACAACAAATGTATAATCGTCAAATTCTTCCAATTATCAAAGCAATTGAAAAACTTGCCGATGATATTGAAAATGACGGATATTAAAAAAAAACAAAAAAACTTAACAATTAACTTTGAATTATCGCATTTATTAATTATAATTAATAAGTAAACAAGTATATATTAACAAATTAACAAAAGGAAGACTTATGGCGTTAGATTTAACAGCAATTAAGGCAAAACTAAATCAGTTAAACAAAGCTGATGACAAAAAACAAAATTTGTGGAAACCTGAATCAGGCAAAACAAGAATCCGAATCGTACCTTACGTACACAGAAAAGAAAATCCGTTCTTAGAATTGTATTTTCATTATGACATTGCAAAACGTTCAATGTTATCTCCAATCACATTTGGAAACCCAGATCCAATCGTTGAATTCGCAGACAAACTTAAGAAAACTGGCGACAAAGATGAGTGGTTAATGGGTCGTAAAATCGAACCGAAAATGAGAACTTATGTTCCTGTAATCGTTCGTGGAAAAGAATCAGAAGGAGTTAAATTCTGGGGATTCGGAAAACAAATCTACACTGAATTATTATCAATTATTTCAGATCCAGATTACGGTGATATTACCGACTTAATGAATGGTCGTGATATCGATGTAGAATTTACTCCAGCAGAAGGAGCAAATTATCCTAAAACATCAATTCGTGTTAAACCTAACACACAACCGGCAACCGAAGACAAAGAGATTGCACAAAAAATTATGAATCAGCCACAAATCACTGATTTATTCCCGGAGCCAACGTATGACGAATTGGAAAAAGCATTAACAGAATGGATGAATCCAGAAAATGCTGATTCTGATGTAAGTTCAACCGAAGATGAAGATGAAGATGATGCACCAACAACGGCACCAGCAAAAACTTCAAAAGCAACTGCACCAGCTGCAACTAAAGTAGAAGACGTTTCTGCTGCATTTAATGATTTATTCAAGTAAGGAGTTATAAATGGCTAAAACAAAAAGTAAGTCAGAACTGGAAGACAGTTTAGCAAACACGTTAGCAGATAGTATCAACAAACAATTTAAAGGTCAAGCACTTAAAACTGCATTCTTTTTAGATGGGGATGATGATTCTCCTAGCAACGTTAAAGAATGGATTTCATCAGGATGCGACTCACTTGATTTAGCAATCTCAAACCGCCCTAATGGAGGATTTCCTGTCGGGCGGATTACTGAAATTACCGGTTTAGAAGCATCGGGTAAATCATTGCTAGCGTCACATACCTTAGCAGAAACGCAGAAAAAAGGTGGATTGGCAGTTTATATTGATACTGAAGCTGCAACTAGTTCTGAATTTTTGACAGCAATTGGAGTTGATTTAAAAACCATGTTGTATGTTCCAATGGAAACGGTTGAAGAAATATTTGAAACAATCGAAACAATTGTAGAACAAGTACGTAAATCAGACAAAGATCGTTTAGTTACGATTATTGTGGATTCAATCATGGGTGCATCGACAAAAATAGAAATGTCAGCTGAATACGATAAAGATGGGTATGCAACATCAAAATCAATTATCTTATCCAAAGCAATGCGTAAAGTAACCAATTGGATTGCAAGAGAAAGAATTTGTTTGATATTTACCAATCAGCTTCGTACAAAAATGGGAGTTTCATTTGGAGACCAATGGACAACTGCGGGTGGTAAAGCAATTCCATTCCACGCATCGGTTAGATTGCGTCTTAAAAACACCGGAATGATTAAAGCAAAAATTAATGGCGTTGAACAAGTAGTAGGAAGTAAAACCGAAGTTCAAGTTGTTAAAAATCGAATGGGACCGCCACATAGAAAAGTAAATTACGAAATCTATTATGATAGCGGAATTGACAATTATGGAGGTTGGTTAGAAACAATGAAGAAATTTGACTTAGTTAAACAATCTGGAGCACATTATACATTGGAAGATGTAGATATTGAAACTGGGGTTGTTCATGGCGAAGTTAAATTTCAATCAAAAAACTTTATGGAAAAGGTGATAGAACACCCGGAAATTAAAGAACGGTTATATCAGAGAATTTGCGATGCGTATATTTTCAAATATCAAGCAGGAATCGATGGCGGAATTGATGATGTAATTATCACCGATGAAGTTTACGACGAAGAAGGATAATGAATAAGTATCAAAAATTGTTTAAAGAGTTACAAAAAGAAAAGCTTTCAAGTCCGTCAAACGTCGATGATCATATCATGTTGGTTGACGGCTTGAATACTTTTATTCGTAGCTTTGGCGCCACGCCTAGTTATAACGAGGATGGTGACCACATCGGAGGAATATCCGGATTTTTATATTCTGTTGGAAAAACTGTGCGTGATTTTCGCCCAACTCGATTGATTATCGTATTTGATGGTAAAGGTGGATCTGCAAAACGCAAAAAAATATACGGTGATTACAAAGGCAATAGAGCCAATAAAACTAAATTGCGAAGACACGATCATCACGAAACTACATTGGAACAAGAACAAGAATCAATGCGACATCAATTTAGTCGGTTGATTTCATACTTAGATAATTTGCCAATTACATTTATATCAATGGATGGAATTGAAGCAGACGATACAATTGCATACGTTGCTGACATGTATCAAGATGTTTGCAAAAAAATGACAATTGTATCAACGGATCGCGATTTTTATCAATTAATAAGTCCTGCTATACAAGTATGGTCACCTATTAAAAAGAAAATGTATGATGAAGCGGCATTGTTAGAAGAATTTGGAGTACACCCAATGAACTATGTTGTGTATCGAACATTTACAGGCGATGCATCAGATAATATTCCAGGTGTCGATGGTTTTGGTCCAAAAACTATATTGAAAACGTTTCCGGAACTTGCTAGCACCAAAGAATTTACATTGGATGATTTACGCAATAAATGTAATTTATTAACGGAGTCGAAAAATCATCAAAAAGTACTAGCAAATTACGATGTAATTGATAAAAATTATCGTTTAATGAATATTAAATTGTTAGATATTCCAGCGCAAACGGCAACAAAAATTCGAGGCATTGTAGGACAACCTATACCAGAACTTAATCGCAGTGAATTTCAAAGACTGTTTTATGAAGATAAAATGTGGTCTGTAATGAAAAATTTACCAGAGTGGTTAACTAATACATGGTTATCATTAAACGCTTTTGCAAAACAAACACAAATTTAATTTGGTTTTAAACATATTTTAATTATATTGGTTATATGACAGATAAATTATCGGAATACGGCTACGGCTTTCAAGTAAAAGTTTTAGCTGCAATGTTTACGGACAGAGCATTCCTACAACAAATAGCAGATATAATACAAGCAGACTATTTTGAATCAGATGCAAATAGTTGGTTATTGGAAATCATTCTTACTCACTTCAGAGAATACAAAACACCTCCTTCAAAAGACGTACTTAAGGTTAAAATTACTGAAATTGATAATGACATATTAAAGACGGCAATCTTAGAACAATTAAAGGAAGTATTCCGCTACATGGAATCCGATGACCTTTCTTTTGTGAAAGATGAAATTCTTAAATTTTGTAAGAATCAAGAAATTAAGCGTGCAATTATGGATTCGGTAGGTTTACTTAAAATGGGTAACTACGATGAGATAAAAACTAAGATTGATGGGGCTATGAAAGCTGGTGCTGACACCAATATTGGTTTGGATTACAAAGCAAATATTTCAGCACGATATGCGGAGGCGTCGCGACATACCATTACAACGGGATGGGACGTAGTAGATGATTTAATGGACGGCGGTTTAGCTCCAGGTGAATTAGGAGTAGTAATGGCACCTGCAGGTATTGGTAAATCGTGGATGCTTATTAATATTGGTGCAAATGCAATTAAAGCCGGACATACCGTTATACATTATACATTGGAGCTCAATGAAAATTATGTCGGACAACGATATGACTCGGTATTAACGGGTATCAATGCACAAACCTTGAAACATCATCAAGACACGGTGCAAGAGAAAATGGATTCATTGCGTGGCGATTTAATTGTAAAATATTTTCCAACAAAATCAGTCGGTGTATTAGGATTAAAAGCACATTTTGAAAAAACCATAATGATGGGTAAAACGCCAAAATTAGTTATTGTAGATTACGGCGATTTATTAAAAATTAATGCTAAAAAAGACAAACATGAAGCACTTGAAGAATTATATGAAGAATTACGCGGAATGGCAGGAGAGTACGATATCCCTATTTGGACCGCTTCACAAGCAGGTAGATCTGCTTTGGAGGAAGATGTTATCGAAGCTGACAAAATAGCATCTTCATATGGTAAAGTAATGGTTGCGGATTTCTTAATGTCACTTTCTAGAAAAGTTGAAGATAAAATGTCAGGTACAGGACGTGGACATGTTATTAAGAATCGTTTCGGACCAGATGGAATTACGCTTCCAAGTAAAATTAATACTAATAATGGGCAATTCCAATTCTTTGAACCACAAACAACTCAAGGCAAGCAAACAACCCAAACAATGAAAACTGGCGAGAATTTAATTAAGAAAAATTTAGCTCAAAAATTCAAAGATTTGGGTGGAAGTTTAGGTTAAAACTATATTTATATAAAATTAGGTTCGGAAGTAATTCCGGCCTTTTTTTATCTAAAAACAATTTATAAATTTATTAAAACAAGATTATACACATGGAAATTTCCAACAAAATTTTAAGCGAGATTACTGTATACATGAAGTATGCAAAATATCTTCCGGAACTCAATCGTCGAGAAACATGGGAAGAATTAGTTACAAGAAACAAGCAAATGCACATTAAAAAATATCCGGAACTAGAAACGGAAATTGAATCTGCATATCGTTTTGTTTATGATAAAAAAGTATTGCCATCGATGCGTAGCTTGCAATTCGGAGGAAAACCAATTGAAATTTCGCCTAATAGAATTTATAATTGTGCATATTTACCAATTGATGACCACAGAGCATTTGGTGAAGCAATGTTCCTTTTATTAGGTGGAACTGGAGTAGGTTATTCGGTTCAAAAACATCATGTTGAACAATTACCAGAAATACACAAACCAAATCCTAAAAAGAATCGTCGATACTTGATTGCAGATTCAATTGAAGGTTGGGCAGATGCTGTTAAAGTACTCGTTAAATCATATTTCACAGGAGGTTCATCATTTACTTTTGATTTTTCCGACATTCGTCAAAAAGGAGCAAGATTGGTTACATCGGGAGGAAAAGCTCCAGGACCGCAGCCTTTAAAAGAATGTTTGATTAAATTACAAGGTATTTTGGATGCAAAAGAAGATGGCGATAAACTATCTCCAATCGAAGTACATGATATGGTATGCCATGTTGCTGATGCAGTGTTAGCAGGTGGTATTCGTAGAGCAGCATTGATTAGTTTGTTCTCTGCAGACGATGAAGAAATGATTGCATGTAAATCAGGAAATTGGTGGGAAACAAATCCACAAAGAGGTCGTGCAAATAACTCCGCAACATTGATGCGCCATAAACTTACCAAAGAATTCTTTATGGATTTATGGAAACGTGTTGAATTATCTGGAGCTGGAGAACCTGGAATTTATTTGACAAATGATAAAGATTGGGGAACTAATCCATGTTGTGAAATTGCATTACGTCCTTTCCAATTCTGTAATTTATGCGAAGTAAATGCATCTGATATTGAATCACAAGAAGATTTAGAAGCACGAGTTCGCGCAGCTGCATTTATTGGTACGCTTCAAGCAGGATATACTAGTTTCCATTATCTACGTCCAATTTGGCAAAGAACCACTGAAAAAGATGCATTAATTGGTGTATCAATGACAGGTATTGGATCTGGCACCGTATTAGGCTATGATATGAAATCCGCAGCAAAAGCAGTTAAAGAAGAAAATGCAAGAGTAGCAGAATTAATCGGAATTAATCGTTCAGCACGTACTACAACGGTTAAACCAGCAGGAACAACATCATTAGCATTAGGAACGAGTTCAGGAATACACGCATGGCACAATGATTATTATATTCGTCGTATCCGTGTAGGAAAAAATGAAGCAATTTATTCATATTTAGCAACAAACCATCCGGAATTGATTGAAGATGAATATTTCCGTCCACACGATACTGCAGTTATTTCAATTCCACAAAAAGCACCAGAAGGCGCAATTATGCGTTTTGAATCTCCTTTCCAATTATTGGACCGTATTAAAAAAGTACATTTGGAATGGGTTAAACCGGGACATAGAACTGGAAACAATACACACAACGTATCAGCAACGGTATCGTTGAAAGATGATGAATGGGACTTGGCTGGAGAATGGATGTGGGAAAACAGAGATCATTACAACGGTTTATCAGTTTTACCCTATAATGGAGGAACGTATACGCAAGCTCCCTTCGAAGATTGTAGCAAAGAAACATATGACACGATGATGCAATCACTTCATAACATTGATTTGAGTCAAGTAATTGAATTAGATGATAATACCGACTTGTCAGGCGAGTTAGCGTGTGCAGGCGGTGCATGTGAGATAAAATAATGATACAACCGGCATCAAAAGATTGGATACAACAACAGTTCGTGAAGGAGTTTGGCAACAAGCTCCTTCCAACGGACTTTTATTATGATACTAACGGTTATCGAGTAATGACTGAAGAGTATCATCGAAGACGCGGAACATGTTGTGGCAACGGATGTCGACATTGTCCTTATGAGCCTAAACATAAAAAAGGCGAAACTATCCTAAAAGATATTTATTAATATGATACGATTAAAAGATATATTGAAAGAGTCTTATATTGATAACAAATTTCAATCTGAATTAATTGATAGGATAAATGATGAGTATAGGGAAGATTACAAATCATTAACCCCACAAGAAATTAACGATGGTTATTGTGATATATGGGCATCATTGTTCATGGAACGGTTTGGAGGAGATCATCAATGGTCTTTTGACTTTCCAAATGACCCAAATGGACATTCATGGGTAAAGTTAGGAAATAAATTTTATGATGCTGAAATGATAAATGGTACTACTGAATTAACAAATTTACCATTTTTTCAAAGATTTATAAAAAAATATGGCACCAGATGGTTAGATAATGAATTTTACACTAATATTCAAAAAACAAAATATGATGCATCTGGTATAGATACTCCGGGCAATCCAATAATGTAAAGAACTATGATACGATTACGACACATATTAAAAGAAATTGAATCTTCTAGTAATTTAGCTTATCAAAAAATTGATAGATTACCAGCTGGCAAACTATTTGATGATGCTAAAAATATAGAAAGTATTTTTAATAAAAGTCAACACAGTTGGAATGATGTTATAGTTGCATACGAACGACATGAAGAGAAACATCATATTGTATACGTAGACATATCGGATATTCATATAACGCAACCAAACATTCAAGCAAACAAAGTAAAGCAACTGCTTGATAACATCGATAAATTACCTCGTATCAATGTTGTTCAATTTAGTAATGGCGAAAAGGCAATATACGATGGACATCATAGACTCGTAGCCAATTGGGCATTAGGAAATTCAAAAATCAAAGTAAATTTAGTTCAACTGACAAAATACGATTGGTCCGGAATAGATACTCCAGGCGATCCAAACATGTAAAAACTTTGAATTTTAAATAAATTATCTTATAATATAAATAAGAAACAAGTTATGACTCAAGAACAAAGAAAAAATTTAGAATTAGTTAAATCTGGTTTTGCTAATGGCATCTCAACACAATTAGCAACAAAACAAATAATATTCGGACCAGATGCAAGATTAACCGATGTAGAGAAACAAGAGATTATCGATGATGCTGCTCATCATTATGGTGAGTTTTTACGTGCACTAGGTGTTGCGTGGGAAAATGATCCAAACTCGGATAATACACCTCGTCGTGTAGCAAAAGCATATGTTAATGATTTATGGAAAGGTCGTTACGAACCAATGTCTGATATCACATCTTTCCCTAGCGATGGATATGATGGAATTGTGTTTGAAGGAGGAATTCCATTAACATCGATGTGTAGTCACCATCATCAAACAATTGAAGGTTTAGTTCATATTGCATATATTCCAGCAGAAAATGGCAATGTAGTAGGTTTAAGTAAATTGAATCGAGTAGTTGAACATTTTGGAAGACGCGGAGCAATTCAAGAACAATTAACAGTGGCAATACAACATGCAATCGACGAACTTATTACTGACAATAAAGGCGTAGCAGTTATGATTGAAGCAACTCATAACTGTGTATCATGTCGAGGAGTAAAACATCGTGGTGCATCAATGAAAACTGCAAAGTTATCGGGTGCATTTATGACTGATTCTAGCACTCGATTTGAATTTTACGAATTTATAAAAGGTTACAATGCATAAGACAGTAGCAATTGTTGGATTAGGTATTGGTAAATTGTATGTTGATGTATGTAAATCTATCGGATGGAATGTAATTACGGTAGACATCAATCCAGACGCAAACGCTGATTTTTTATATATTGAAGATGCATTGCGAAACATACATGTAGATATGGGTATTGTTTGTACTCCAAATTTTACACACGAAACTGTTGCTGAAATTATGGCAAAACATGGCGTAGCTACAATTGTAGTAGAAAAGCCTGGTTTTGCTGATGTTCACCGTTGGATATCTTTTTACGAAACATATCCTAACTCTAAATTGTTCATGGTAAAAAACAATCAACATCGCATCATATTTGATTCTATTGATACATCGAATATCAAAGCTTTGCAATTGTTTTGGGTGAATCAAAATAGAATTCCAGGAGCAGGCAGTTGGTTTACTAATAAAAAATTAGCAGGTGGCGGAGTTTCACGTGATTTGATGCCACATTTATTAAGTGTCGCACAACGCGTTACCAATCAACCTTTGCAAAATATACACGCAACTTGTTATCAGCAATATGATATGGATACTGTAACAAACGAGTCGTCTTACGGACAATTTCATGCAAATGGAATTTACGATGTAGATGATTGTGCTATTGTATTTGCTGAATCAAACGGAATTGATATACAATGCATAAGTACATGGAAATATGATACAGACTCCGATGTAGTAAAATGGAAATTTCATATGAAATCCGGAGAAGTATTTGATTTCATATCTGGGTTATGTCCGGAATCGGCATATAATTCCATGTTGCAAGAATACATGTTTGCAGATGACGCAACATATAAAAAACATCAGGCATATGATACTGAAATTCACTCGATATTAGAAAACTTTACGGAATCAATTCAAACAGTTACACAAATCAAAAACATAATATATTAAATGAAAACAACCATATTTCATAGTTTCGGAGGTGAAACTATCAATGATTATGATTTCGATTTAGGCGAAATGCGTCCCGATCAAATTTTAATCAAAACTAAATATACCGGCATTTGCAGAAGTGATATTGACCAATACACAGGTAAAATTGAAATTCCATATGGTTGTTTCGGACACGAATCGGTAGGCGAAGTGGTTGCAGTTGGAGCCGATATAACGGAATTCAAAGTAGGCGATTTTGTTGCATCTCGAGATGATTTAGCATATTCTCCATATTTTTATGCAACGGAACCTAATACAACTCGAGTACCAGAATTGAGTACAAAATATATCATTGAGCCAGTTGCGTGTTCGGTAAACATTGCAAATCAAATACTATATTTTTGGAATCATCATGTTGATATGAAACATATTCTAATAGTTGGATCTGGTTTTGTATCTAATTTAGCTGCACAATATCTTAAACACATATTGCCAAAGTTATCAATTCATGTAATTGGAAATCATAATGAAGAACAATGGAACCGAATTGGCGCCAAATTTGTTACGTTTGACACTTGTGATACATATGACGTCATTTTGGAATTAAGTGGTAAACAAGAAAATTACGAACGCATAACGGATGTAGCTAATGATAATGCACATATATATTTGGCTGCATCATTCAATCAACCAGTACATACCACATTTTGGAAACCATTATGGAAAAATTTACAATATTCATTTCCATCTCCTAGATCCAAATCGTTTCCTATCATAATGAAACGAACTCCAGAACTAATTGAACAAGGAGTTTTAGATGTTGATTGGGTTTGGACCAATGCATATGATTCTAAAGATTATAAACAAGCATTTGCTGAATCTTTGCATAGAAATGGAGATACGAAATTTATTCGTAGCTTTTTGGTTTGGAATGATTGATTAATTTCATATAATAAATAAAAACATATGTTTGGAGTAGAATATTTTTACGGCAAAGAGGTAGAAGGTCCATTAACGGATATCGCTACGGTATTTGTTAGAACTCAAATACCAAATAATTGGGATGAATATCCACATATTTACTTGTGTATTAGTTACATAACAGATAAGCCAAATTGGCAAATTATCGAAGAAATGTTAGATATGCGATACATCGTTACATTGGAAGTGACACCTGATTTATTAAAATCAATTCCGCCGACAATGTTAAATCGTTGTCGCATCATGTTATCATTAGAGTGTCCGGAATTAGAATTATTAAAACGCAATGACATTGTAAAAATAGTTACTAGGCCATTTACCACGTATAATGTAGTAAAATGCAATATGCAAACATCAACTCCAGACGATTATAAATTTGATAGTAAAGAAGGATAAAATGGCAAAATATAATTCAACAAAATTATTCGACGGTTACTCAACTTGTTTCCGTCAATGGCGAGCAGAAGATACACATTGCAAATTCTTACACGGGTATGGCATTTCATTTAAAATCACATTTGAAGGTGAACTAGATGAAAAAAATTGGGTCTGGGATTTTGGTGGTATGAAACGTGCTAAATGTACTATTGGAGGAATGAATCCTAAAGCATGGATGGATCATACGTTTGATCACACTACAATTATAGCTGAAGATGATCCTTTGTTGCCATACTTTAAAGCAATGAACGAAATAGAACTTATCCAGCTAAGAATTATTCCTGCTACCGGAGCAGAACAATTCGCAAAATACATCTACGATAAAGTAAATGAATTTGTACTAGAAGAAACAAATAATAGAGTACGTGTTACTCAAGTAGAATTTAACGAACATAATAAAAACTCAGCAATTTATGGAGAGTAATGAACAATACATGTCCTTGTATACATATAGAGGACAAGCATCTAAACAATCTGGTTTAGGACGAGAAGTTAACGCAGCAGCAAAGGCAAAGCGAATTAAAATTGTATATGAACCGTTACCGGAAGCATTGCAAACGACAGAATTTACTTCAGTAGCTACATATCCAGTATCATTCTTAGATGAATATTTTGGCAAAGAACCTACACCCACTGCACCTTTAAATAATTTAACGGAATTACATCAAAGACTTATTAACCTGGAAACGCAGTTCGCACAATTAGTTAAAAGACTTGATACATTAATAATACAGGAAGAACATGACGACCTCCCATTCTAATAGAATTACAGATTACAATAAAACATTACCAATCATTGAATTGTATCGTTGTGTGCAAAGCGAAGGCAGTCGATTTGGCAGACCTACAATTGCAGTAAGAACAACGGGATGCACTCATAGATGCTATTTTGGTGAAGGCGGTTGGTGTGATAGTTGGTATACTAGTATACATCCGGAAAAAGGAACTTTCACATTCAATGATATCATTGCAATATATGATGCTAATCCTCACGTTAAAGAAATGATGATTACAGGCGGTTCTCCGACAATGCACCCGGCATTAATGAATGAATTGACTATGTTTGCTAGCAAGCGTGGTATCATTACCACAATTGAGACAGAAGGCTCACATTACGTTGAAACTGAAATTCCATTTGACTTAGTTTCATTATCTCCTAAATTTAATAACTCGGTACCGGTAATTGGAGCAACGACACCATTAGGTGACGTAGTTGATGAACGTATGATTAAGCAACATAATAAATTTAGGTTGCATCGAGAAAATATTGCAAAAATGATTGCATATCATCATGATTATCATTATAAACCAGTATGGGATGGAACACCGGAAAATTTAGAAGAAATTGAAACATTCCGAGTAGAAATGGGTATTCCAAAACATAAAACATACATAATGCCAGCTGGCGACACTAGAGATGAATTAATAAAAATGTATCCAATTGTATTTGATATGTGTGCAGAAAAAGGTTATAATATGACCGGAAGAGACCACATCATTGCATTTGATACGAAACGAGGAGTATAAATGAAAAAAATATTATATTTTACGGCAGAATGGTGTGGACCATGTAAAATGATAAAACCAAAAATGCAACAATTATCACAAACGTTGCCGGTACAATTCATTGATGTTGATACAAATAAATCAACTTGTGAACAATATGGTATTCGCAATGTACCGTGTGTTGTTATAATTGATAATAACGGCACAGTTACGGGAAGATTGGTTGGTAGCAATATAACACCACAATCAGTTACGGAAATGTTTAATAAATAAAAATAGGAATAAGTTATGGAATGGAAACCAATTGGAGATCAAGTACTCCTAAAACAATTAGAAAAACAAGATAAAACTCAAAGTGGTATTATCATTATGAATTCATTGGATGATTATATCGAATGTGATGTTTATGCAGTAGGAGATGGATTATTTACTCAAACCGGAAATAAAATTCCTATGACTGTAAAATCCGGAGACCGAGTTAAAATTTATTCTGGTAATTTAGGTTCACAAAAGAAAGTACAATTAGGATCAACCGATTTTATTCTAGTTCGCGAACATGAAATTGCAATGATAAATTTGAAACCATGATAGAAATTCTAGGATGGGTAAGCACGGCATTGGTATTAGTTGGCTATGTTGCTAATGCACGTGGATATAATAAAGCCGCAATGATAACTTGGATATCAGGCGATATCGGTTGGATTGTATATGATTTGCATATTAACAATATCAGTCATATGGTTTTAAGTTTAGTTATCATAGCAATCAATCTTTACGGAATATATCGTTTATGGAAAAATTCATTACAAAAGATGTAATCGCAAATCGAGTATATCAACTAGCAGTTGAAATTACACAAGATTATCGAAAATCAAAATCAAGTTTACCACCGGTAATGATTTGCATTTTAAATGGTTCAATACATTTCTTTTCGGATCTTACTCGTGCATTAAGTGTTACGAGTGAATTAGATTTTATACGTTTAAAATCATATAGTGGACAAGACAATTCTGGTGGCGTAATTTGTCTTAAGGATTTAGAGTTAGATTTACACAACAAACAAGTATATTTAGTTGACGATATTTGTGATACTGGTTCTACTATTCTAGAAGCATTGTTCATGATAAATAGTCGCCAACCTGCTGAGGTAAAAGTTGTTACTTTGTTTAAACGTAAAAATGGTGTAGATTTAACTGATTTTTGTGGATTTGAAATTGATGATGAGTGGATTTTGGGCTATGGATTAGATAATAACGGAATTCAAAGAGAATTACCAGATGTTTATAAATTAAATTAAAAAGAAAGACTCGATGTTTCAGTCAATAGGTTACGATAAAAAAACGGGCATAATGCACGTGTGGGATGATGAATTAGGACACCAAAAGTTTCCATTCAAACCATATGCATATATGCCAGACAAAAATGGCACAAGTCTGTCATTGGACGGAACTCGATTAAGTCGCGTTGAAGGAAATTTTAAAGATAATTCAGAAGCATATGAATCTGATATAAATGAAGAAATTCGAACATTAATAGATTTATATCATGAATCAGATGAACCGTCAAAAGGTCATCGTGATTTCTTTTTTGATATTGAAACGGAACGCGATGAAAATGGTTATTCAACCGCAGCAGAAGCACGTGCAAGAATTACATCAATTGCATATTATTCTAAATCAACCAACGATAGACGCGTATTGCTATTAGACGAAGAACGTCGTTTAGAATGCAACGGGTTTGGTGGTGATGGCTATGTAGTTGAAGTATTTACGTCAGAAGCTACAATGTTAACTCGATTCATTAACATATTCGCAGAAATACAACCCACAGTAATTTCCGGATGGAATACTGATAATTACGATATTCCATATTTAATCAATCGAATTAAAAACATATTAGGTGTACAAGCCACAAAAAAATTGTCACCAGCTGGAATAGTTGAATGGAATAAAAATCGAGAACGATACAAAATATTTGGTGTATCTAGTTTAGATTATTTAACTTTGTATAAAAAGTTTACTTACACTGAATTAGCCAATTATCGTTTAGACACCGTTGCTAAATTTGAATTAGGACGAGGTAAAGTAGAATACGAAGGCGACTTGAATCAATTGTTTGCCACTGATATCAATAAATTTGTTGAATATAACATGGTCGATGTTAATTTAGTGCATGATTTAGATGATAAATTGCAATTGATACCGTTAGCACGTACAATTTGTCACAAAGGACATGTTCCTTATGAAGATGTATATTATGCATCTAAATATTTAGATGGTGCAGCAATTGTCGATTTAAAACGTAACAATTTAGTTGCTCCAAATAAACGATTCCGCTTTGTAGAAGAAGAAACTGAATCCGATGCATTGGCAGGAGCTTATGTAATGGCGCCAGTACCTGGATTATATAAATGGATTTATGACTTAGATTTAACTTCTTTGTATCCAAGTATCATCATGAGTTTGAATATATCTCCAGAAACCAAAGTAACTGTTATTCAAAATTGGGATTCGGAATGTTTATTAAAACCAGAAGCTACGCAGGTATATTTCACAGATGGCACGTATGCACAAAATGTTCGCAATTGGCTTGAAGATAACAAATATACAGTTGCTAGCAACGGAGCTGTATATCGAACCGATATTAAAGGATTCTTACCAACTATTCTAGAAAAATGGTTTAATGAACGTGTAGAATACAAAGATAAACGCGATGAATATGCTGTTGGATCTGAACAATATAAATTTTACGATGCATTACAATTAACACAAAAAGTATTGCTTAATTCATTTTACGGAGTATTAGGTTTAAAAACATTTAGATTCCATGACTTAGATAATGCAGGTGCGATTACAGCAACAGGACAAAGCATCATTAAATTTTCAGCAAAAGTAATCAATTCACATTACACAAAAGAAATTGGTGCGGATCATTTTATCAATGCAACCGGAATGCGCGCAGAATATGCATTTTATACTGATACAGATTCAACCTTTGTATCTAGTTTGCCATTAATCAAAGCACGATATCCAGATTGCGATGAAACCGACGAACAATTTATGATTGAAAAAACCAATGAAATTGCATCTGAAGTTCAACGCAAAGTTAATGCAATGTATGATATATATGCAGACAAGTTTCACAATACACGCACGCATCGATTCCAAATTAAACAAGAATACATTGCAAAATCTGGTTTGTGGATTGCAAAGAAACGTTACGCACAATGGGTTATTTTTAAAGAAGGAAAACCTACCGATAAATTAGACATCAAAGGATTAGATGTTGTTAGGTCTAGTTTCCCGGAAGATTTCAAAAAAATCATGAAAGAAACATTGTGGAATATTCTTAAGGAACGAGATAAAACAACGACATCCGATGTAATACATAATTTCAAATCCGGATTGAAAAATTCACAAGTATTGAATGTAATGAAAAACTCCGGAGTCAAGGAAATTTCAAAATTCGTAAAAGGACGACGTCCATTCACCGGATATCCAAAAGGAACTCCAGCACACGTTAAAGCCGCAATCAATTTCAATGATTTTTTACATATGCATAAAATCAAAGATATTACTCCGATACAAAATGGAGAAAAGGTTAAGTGGGCGTATTTAGCAGATAATCCATATGGATTCGATACAATGGCACTTAGAGGTTATGAAGATCCAATACCAACCATGGAATTTGTGGAACAGTACATTGACCGTAATAAAATATTCAGACAAGAACTTCAAAATAAATTAGATGATTTTTACGCTGCAATGAATTGGGGAGCTTTTCCAGAAAATAATAACGCAAAAAAATTCTTTTCCTTTGGAAAATGATGATAAATTATATATAATAAGTTATGAAATATAGTGTAGTAGTAACATTTAGTATCGAAGGGTTTCATTGTTGGCCTGATGCTAAAGACATTTTTCCAGAAGTAGCATTTTTATCAGATAGACATCGACACATGTTTGGTTTCCGTTGTTATGCAAATGTAACGCATACGGACCGAGATGAAGAATTTATCTTATTGAATCGCAAAATACAAAAAGGTCTTCGTATAGGATTTACTGGTTCCGAGACTAATGTATTAGAATTTGGTTCAATGTCATGTGAAATGATTGGAGAGTGGTTATTAGAATCATTTCCAAGTTTGTATAAAGTAGAAGTTTGGGAAGATTTTGAAAACGGTGCAATCATTGAAAGGTAACATGAAAATATTTTTAGTAGATTTAGAATCAGTACCTACTCGATATACTTGCGAATGGAAATGGCACGTTCCCGCTTTATTGCGAGATAATGGATTTGACGTTGAAGTAATCGAAGGCGACTTTGATATACCAGATGCCGTTACTCCAGGTGCATTTTTGAACTTTGGTGGCACTAACATGTACAAGGCAACGCAAACGCATCGTTTAGCTGAGTTATTTACTCAAGGCAAAATTAATCCGGGTGACCAAATAGTATTTACCGATGCATGGCACCCGGGTATCATCAATGTTAAATACATGAGTGAACTTTTAAATATTCCCGTTGTAACGCACGGATTATGGCACGCGGGTTCATATGACCCGTATGACTTTTTAGGACGTCTCGTGGGAGATAAACCATGGATTAGGCACGCAGAACAAGCATTCATTGGTGCATTTGACCATAATTGGTTAGCAACTAGTGCGCATTTTAATTTAATGAAGAAAACGTATGATATTGCACATAATCCGACTTTCGATAGAACGGGTTGGCCAATGGAATACACGGAAACAATGATTGCTCCGCAGTTGTGGGCTAAAAAAGAAAATATCATAGTATTTCCGCATCGAATAGCTCCTGAGAAACGATTAGATTTATTTCAAAGATTAGCAAAACATCCAGACTTGAAACATTATCAATTTTGTGTAGCAATGGAAATGAATTTAACGAAATCGCAATATCATGAATTGCTACAACGTGCACGATTTGCAGTTTCATTTGCAGACCAAGAAACATTGGGTATTTCGATGTATGAATCAGCGTGTGCTGGTGCATGTCCTATAGTACCAAATCGGTTGTCTTATACGGAAATGTATGACCCGATGTTTAAACGAGCTGATTCGGTAAATGACGCAGCACGTGCAATTTTAGAATACGAACACAAAGAAATATCAGAATCAATAGCACAATTAGTGCAAAAGTTACATAATAACTTTTTTTCAGCAAAACAATTAATTAATAAACTAAAGGAATACAATGAACGAACAAAATAAACGTTTCATATATTTTCCGTCTCTATCTGCAGGATCTATGGTATCTGCATTTAAGAAGGATATGAAATTTGAAAGCGGTGCACCCGTAAAATTCTTTGATTCTCGATATCCAAAAGAATGGCGACACCCTTACTTCTTGGTTACTGCGGGGCATCATTATAAAAAAATGGATTTTCGAGAACAATTGGGTTTAGAAAAAGATGTATTAACATTTGGCGACTCAGGTGGATATCAGGTTGCAACCGGTGCATTGCCATATAGCAATGAATTACGAGAAAAAATCTTTCATTGGTTAGAAGCTAATAGCGATGTAGCTGCAAATTTAGATATTCCGCCGAAAAATAAATATAGAAATCAATTTGCACATTGTGCTGACATTAGTTTTGATAATTTTGCTTGGTTTGAAAAACATCAAAGTGGAAAAACCAAATTCTTAAACATGTTGCAAGGATCAAATACCGATGAATATACTTGGTGGTATCATAAATTTAAACATTTTGATTTCCAAGGGTGGGCGATTGGTGGTCCTCAAAAATTAGTAGATTTCATGTTTGCGGTGGCATTAATGTTAAAAAATCGCGAATTTGAAAATCCTAGATTAGAATATGTACATTTATTAGGTATTAGTAAAATTTCGGATTTTTTCATTTTAGCAACATTGCAAAAATTAATGAATAAACATACCGGCAATAGAATATACATTACTACGGATTCTTCCTCGCCAGGACAATATCCAGTATTTGGAACATATTTGCATTCAACAAATTACAAAACTCAAACGTTTTCTGAATTGTATTTTCCAAAAAATGCTGAATATCGCAGAAAGAATCATATTAAACAAGGTAGACCCGATGCAACTAGCATAGATTTAACACAGCATGTTCCGTGTTCATTAGGATGCCCTGCGTGCGAAGATTTTACTTATGAATTATTAGGTGGACAAACCGCAACTGGATTGGATCGTTATTCACAAGAAGCTATGCCTAGAATGGTTGTTCATAATACGCATTTATACGTCCGCGCAGCAGAAGATATCAATCAAATGGTAGACAGTCACGTTGAATTATTAGAAACGGTTGTTCCTAAAGATTTATATGATGTAATCCTTTCATTACACGAAATGTTCGGAGATCCAGATGCAGCATTGAATACGTACGAAAAATACATTAAAACATATAAAAAGTTCGGCGGAAGTAGCATTTCAACTACAGATGCAGAAAATTTCAATAAATTCTTTAAATTTTAAAAAGGTCACAAAATGGAAAAAAGTAAATTACAGTCATTTATCAGTAGATATTATTTAGCTGGTAACTGCGAAGCGGTTATTTTGAAAGAAAATGAAACCGGAGTTGGGTGTGAATTAATCGATATGGATCAAACCGTAGTAGGAAAAATTCAATGGTTAACAACGCCGTTTATGAAAGGTACATTGGGTATTAATCACACGGGTGCATTAATTAAAATGTTGGGTGCGGTTGGAGAAAATATCAATATTGATGTTAAGGATGCGGCAGGTAAAAATTATGCAATGACAATTTCGGAAGGCAGTACTAAAGCAACTTTCATGTTAGCAGATACCACAGTTATTCCGGCGGTTCCAACTATTAACACTGAGCCAGACTATCAAATTCAAATTGCAGTAAATGAAGAATTTATTAGCAAATTTATCAAAGCAAAAAATGCATTGCCTGATGCTAAAAACTTTGCAGTGCAAGTTAAAAGCGGCGTAATTAAATTCATTATCAATTACACGACAGTTAACTCTGATAATATTTCATTTGAAGTTGGAACTACAACAAGTGAAGATATGGATCCGGTTTGTTTTTCAGCAGACAAATTAAAAGAAGTACTTGTTGCAAATAGAGGCGACGCTGGTCAATTACATGTTTCTCCAGATGGATTAGCACGTATTGATTTTGTTGGATCTGATTTTGAATCAAGTTATTGGTTAGTAATGTTACAGAATTAAGATATGCAAGTAAAAATTAAAAAATTACATGTAGACGCAGTTATCCCGGCATATTCAAAGCCGGGTGATGCTGGATTGGATTTGACAGCAGTATCGGCAACTCAGGATCAATATGGAAATGTTGTTTATGGTACCGGATTAGCAGTTGAAATACCGGAAGGGTATGTTGGTTTAATATTCCCTAGATCATCAAATAGCAAAACAGATTTATATCTAACAAATCATGTAGGTGTTGTTGACTCTGGGTATCGTGGTGAAATTATGTTTAAGTTTCGCCCCGTTAACGGATTATTGAATGCTAAAGTATTCCAAGTAGGTGAGCGAGTAGGTCAATTAATAATATTACCATATCCAACGATTATGTTTGAGGAAACAGAAGAACTTTCCGATTCGGATCGCGGAGCTGGTGGATTTGGTTCAACAGGTAAATAAATAAAATATGTACGGAAACACAGAAAACACGCTTTGGGTAGAATCATTTCGCCCTAACACATTAGATGGTTATATCGGAAACGAGCATATCATTGAAAAAGTTAAAATCTTCATTGAAAATGGAGACGTACCACATTTATTGTTTTATGGATCAGCTGGTACTGGTAAGACAACATTGGCAAAAATTATTGCCGGAAGTGTTGATGCCGATTTAATGTATATTAATGCATCAGATGAAAACTCAGTAGACGCAGTTCGCGACAAAATTAAGCGTTATGCATCAACCGTTGGATTTAAACGATGGAAAATTATTATATTGGATGAAGCTGATTATTTAACGCCAAATGCACAAGCAGCACTTCGCAATTTAATGGAAACTTATAGCAAAACGACACGTTTCATTTTAACATGTAATTATGTTGAAAAGATAATTGATCCAATTCAATCTCGTTGTCAGACATTTGCAATAACACCTCCAAATAAAACTGATGTTGCAAAACGCTTAGTAACGGTGCTTGAAGAAAAAAGCATTAAATATGACATCAAAGATATTGCTGCAATTATTAATGCATCATATCCGGATGTTAGACGTGCAATCAATGCCGCACAAGCATCGGTAGTTAGCGGAGTATTGCAATTAGATAAAGCAAGTGCAATTCAAGCAAATTATATGTCTGAAGTGTTAGAAATGCTTAAGAATGCTAAAGACAAAAAAGCAACATTCACAAAAATACGTCAATGTATTGCTGACAGCAAAGTTAAAGACTTTACGCCATTGTATACATTTTTATACGACAATTTAGATGAATTCGCACATGGCCATATTGCACCTTGCATTTTAATTTTAGCGGAAGCACAATTCAAAGATGCTAGTGTTGTAGATAAAGAAATTAACATAATGGCAATGTTTGCCAATTTAGTAGGAGAATTATGAGTTTAATAGCAAAAGGCATCAATCCGACGGATATGCAACCAATTATCTGTAAAGCGTGCGATGGAATGTATTTTCGTCAAGTTACGGCAATTAACAAGGTATCTAAATTGTTAACTGGCGCAGATAAAGACACAATGGTTCCAATTCCGGTATTTCGTTGTGATGATTGTGGCGCAGTGCCGGAAGAATTTCAGCCAATTAAATTAAAATCTAAATAATGTCTATACAATATCATAAAAGTACCGTAACTGTAGTTTTTAAAACTTCTTCTCGAAGCAATGCAAAAACTAAAATGAAATCGTTCCGGAACAAGACAATCGATGATATTTTAGATGCAACAAAATTAATCGGCATTCCGGATAATGCTGTAATATTAGAAATTGGATTAGGTAAACAATTAGAAGAACAATATCGCAAAAAATATAAACTATAAACATGGCAGAAGAAAAAAAAGGTGCAACAATTTTCGATTTCATTGATGGATTAACGCATAAAAAGAAAGAATGGTCAAAATGGTCCGAATCGGATCAAAAGAAATTTGCTCCTTTTATTGTGAATCGTTGGTTGAGTATGAGAATGGAATTGGTGGAATTGGTTAATGAATTTCAAACATATACAATTGGTTTGTTACGTCCACAAGAGACATATCGTTTGTATCACGAATTCCTTCCAGCATCCAAAGGTTTTGCCAAATACATAAAAGGCAAATCCGAAGATAAGTATGAAAAAGCGTTAATTGAGCAATTCGCAGAACATTATCAAGTCAGCAAATCAGAAGCTACAGATTATATTGATTTGATGGATAAAACTCAATGTGAACGCATTTTAACAATGTATGGGTATAGTGAAGGAGACAAAAAGAAATTATTGAAAGGAATAAAATGACATATATACCAATTGACCCACAAACAGGTTTTCCGATGCACCAATTTGACCAATTTGAAACCGAACGAATAATACCAAAAACAGATAGTATCGTTGATTCAATTATTGACCGATTCGTAATGCGAGCTCAAATTGGCAAAGCAAAGTACGGCGTCGACTTGGATCGCACGGATCTGTCTCTCAAAGAATGGCTACAACATAGCATTGAAGAAAAATTAGATGACATTCTTTATATGCAACGTGCATTAAAAGAGATAGAACGGTTGGAATCTACAAAATAATTTCATATAATATAAAAAAATAAATTAAATGAAAGACAAAATTAGATTACCTGCCATTTTAATGGCGTATGTGATGATTGTGTATTTTTATTTCGAATACGTCATCTCGCGAGAAGTTTCAAATTATATATTGTGGCCAAGCACAATTGTAATTTTTTATTTAACTTGGGAAACAATTAAATTAATTTCAAAACAAATCTTTAACAAATTATGATTTCAATTATTATTGCTGTAATCTTTACAGTATTAGCTGTTATAACGGCTTTTTCTTCAAGCTTGGTAACCACAGACAAATATGGTGATGCCAATATTGATTTTAGTAAAATTATCAAACCGGTTGCAATTTTGATTGTAGGTTTACTAATCTCCGGGATTCAACCATTTGCAATTGAAAAAATTGATGCTGGTAACAAAGGATTAAAAGTTAACTTAGTCGGCAATCAAAGGGGAGTTTCTAGTTACCAATACAAGACCGGATGGGTTGTGTATAATACATGGACCGAACAAGTATTAGAATTCCCAATATTTCAGCAACATATTGAGTATGATGACCAAACGGTTATTCTTAAAGGCGGATTTCCAGCCACTATTAAACCATCATTTAACTATTCATTAAAAGAAGATGCTATAGGTGACATGTTTATTAATTTAAGAAAACCAATTACAGAGATTGAATTAAACTGGCTAAAAAATGCAATTATCGGTGCTGTCAATGACGAAGCCAATAAATGGGAAGTTGATAGTATATTTAATCACCGACAAGCATTTGAAGCTGCAATCGTTACCGAATGTAACATAAGACTTTCTAAGTGGTTTAATGTGTCACAATTAAGAACAAATATCACACCACCTGAAGCATTGCAAGAATCAATTATTGCTAAAACAAAATCAATTCAACAAGCACAAGCATCGGAACAACAAGCATTAACGGCAATTGCAGATGGAAAACGCAAAATTGCAGTAGCTAGGGCAGACAGTGCGGAGCAAGTAATTAATGCCGCAGCAGCAGCAAAGGTTATCAAGCTAAAACAAAACGAATTGACTCCAATGTATATTGAATATTTAAAAGCACAAGCATGGGACGGTAAGTTACCATCCACGATTGCAGGAGGTAGTGGTACCTTTTTGAATATAAAGTAACCACCGATTAATTTAATTTATTTACAAGTGCTAGCAGAAATGTTAGCACTTTTTTACTGTTCTTTTGGTTTTTTAATATTAATTTCATATAATATAGTATGAAACAAGGAAATTATTTACTGCCTATATACAAATTATCGCAGATTGATCCAAATTCTGTTCCTCGCAAAATATCATATTCACAATGGTCATTGTATGAACGTTGTCCATTATCATGGAAATTGAATTACATTGATGGATTAGCTCCATTTCAGTCAAGCATTGACACTGTGTTTGGAACTGCATTTCACGAGACGTTGCAATATTTCTTAACGGTAATGTATACCGAATCAGTTAAGAAAGCTGAGTCATTGGATTTGCAATCAATTCTCACAAACAAGTTACGTGAAGAATATTTACGATGCGTAACGGAAACAGGTGGCAACCATTTTTCAAATCCATTACAATTAGCAGAATATCTTGAAGATGGGGTTGCTATCCTGGATTGGTTCAAGAAACGACGCAAACAATACTTTTCAACAAAAAATCACGAATTGGTTGCAATAGAAATGGAACTTTGTGTACAAGCATCTGATAAGAATCCGTCAGTGTATTGGTATGGTTTCATAGATTTAGTTATTAGGAACACTGAAACTAATCGCATTTATATTTACGACATAAAGACATCTCGTAGTGGTTGGAATGCAAATGCAAAATCAGATTCATTGAAAATGGCACAATTGATTGCTTATAAGAATTATTTTAGCAAACAATTCGGTACCGATGTTGATAGCATCGATGTTGAATTTTTCATTGTTAAAAGAAAGATTGTAGCAGAATCAATGTTTCCTCAAAAGCGTGTGCAACTCGTAAGACCATCCGCTGGATCAGTAAATCGCAAAAAAGTACAAAAACAAATTGATTCATTTGTTGAACAATGTTTTGATAATGCCGGTGTAAAGAACGCAAATGGCAAATATCTAGCAACAGCAGGTCGCGGAGCTGCAAATTGCAAATATTGTCCATTCAAAACAGATTATGAACGTTGTCCAAAAGAAAATCGAATAAGAGAATGAAACACGAACACGAACATATATACGTATATCAGTTTGATATAGAAAATCACAGAACATGGGGTGGCAAACGATGGGATACAATGGAATATAAATTGTGCACTGATATCACGGGTCCAGACCACAAAGAAAATCGAAAAACATTGGAATCCATGTTGCGATTAGTATATGGACATTATCCAAAAGGCGTTAAATTTTTATATGAAAAACGATGAATAAAATTGCAGTAATTGGAAATACCGGATGGCAAAACCGAAGAAAAGTGCAAGAAACTTTGCAACAACTTAAAGCCAGATTCGGTACCGAATTAATTGTTATAGGAGCAGGAGGAAATGAAGGAGCAAATCACATGGTTAAAAAATATGCATTGGAATTTGGCATTCAATATGAAGAATATAATCCTTCATTTTCAGGATACAATATATATTCAGCAATGCCTGAGACTTATTACGGAAAGCCATATCATTTTAGTCAATTACATCATCGCATGAAATTAATTGCACAACGTTGTGATTACATGATAATAATGTCAAACGAATCTGCATTAGATCCTGTATTAAAAACAGCATATTCTAATGTTAACAAGTTACAAAAACCGGTGGTTATCTTAGGATAATCATATTTATATAAAAGTTATAAAGGATAAAATGGAGTTACCAAAGTTACAAAAAATCGACCCTAACAAGCCGAAGAAAAAGAAAATTTTATTGTTAGCCGATGATTTTCGATTACCGTCTGGAATCGGAACGATTAGCAAAGAAATCATTTTGAATACAGTTCACAAGTATGATTGGGTTCAATTGGGTGCGGCATTACAACACCCCGACGCTGGCAAAGGATTTGATTTGTCAGAAGATATTCGCAAAGAAACTGGAGTAGATGATGCATCAGTTAAATTGATTGCATGGAATGGATATGGAGATAGAAATATTTTATTTTCAATTCTTCAACAAGAAAAACCAGATGCAATATTTCATTTTACGGATCCACGTTATTGGACTTGGTTATATGCAATTGAACATGAAATTAAAACAACGTATGGTATTCCATTAATATACTATTCAATTTGGGACGATTTACCATATCCAATGTGGAATGCGCCTTTTTACGGTAGTTGTGATTTGATTATGGGAATTAGCAAGCAATCGGACAATATCCATAGAGAAGTACTTAAACAGAATGGATTTGGGGTTGTAAATTACGATTACGATGAAACTGTTCCATCGAATGTTAATGTGAACGAAGTTATTACAGGTTTTGTCCCACATGGTTTAAATCATAACATATACAAACCATTAGAAGCAACAGATCCTACATATATCAAAATGTATGATCAAGTTAAACGAGCAAATGGAGTTGATTTTGTAGTATTTTGGAATAACAGAAATATTCGAAGAAAACAACCTGGAGATTTGATTTTAGCATTTAAAACATTTGTTGATCAATTACCTAAAGAACAACGTTCGAGAGTTGCCTTGTTAATGCACACGCAAGTTGTAGATGGAAATGGAACTGATTTACGTGCGGTATGGAAAACATTGGCACCTGATTGTAAGGTTTTATTTTCAGAAGCAAAAATGACAGCGCCAGAACTTAATGCATTGTACAATGTAGTTGACGTTACAGTGAATATTGGTTCAAATGAAGGGTGGGGACTAAGCTCAACGGAATCAATGTTAGCTGGCACTCCAATTGTTAACAATGTTACCGGCGGATTGCAAGATCAATGTGGTTTCGTTGATGAAAATGAAGAATGGATACAATTTGATGCTGACTTTTCTTCGAACCACACCGGTAAATATAAATTGCACGGAGTTTGGGCGAAACCAGTATTTCCAAGCAATCGTTCACTTCAAGGATCACCCCAAACACCATATATATTCGATGACCGAGTATCATATGAAGATGTAGCCAATGCAATTCGATATTGGTACGATACACCAGAAACGCTTCGCGAACAAATGGGAAATGCAGGACGCGAATGGGCATTGCAAAACGGATTAACTGCAGAACAAATGGGTAAAAAAATGATTGAAATGATTGAATACTTGTTTGCATCTAAACCGCTACTTAAAATGCGATACACGTTAACACCAATTACAGAAACAAACTACGAGAAAACAGGAATAGTACAATGAGAACAGCAGTTATATCATCACCATTAGCTACACAAAGCGGTTACGGACACCACGCACGCGAAATTATCAAACAATTTATTGATAAACGTGGCACCGAATGGGACATTAAATTACTTTCAATGCCATGGGGACATACTCCATTTACATATCCAATTCCAATGGATTGGCAACAAAGAATCATACCATTGCCATTAACAGCACAGCCTGATATTTGGATACAAATTACAGTACCAAACGAATTTCAATCAATCGGAAAATACAATATCGGTGTAACTGCCGGTACCGAAGGAGATATTTGTCCTGCCGATTGGATTGCAAAAATCAATCAAATGCAAGTAGTAATTGTTCCGAGTGAATTTACTAAATCAGTATTTGTGGAAACAGCTAAAAGAAACGCATTAACTATTACCACACAATTAATTGTAATTCCGGAATATTTCGATACGGTTGCATATGATAATAAAAACATAACAACATCAGTTGCTGGTTTAGATAATATCCCAGAATCCGATGTATTATTAAGTGTAGGACATTGGTTGCAAGGACAAGCCGGCGAAGATAGAAAAAATATTAGTGGATTAATTCATTGTTTTTTCAATACATTTAAAAATAAAAAATCAGCACCTGCATTGTTACTTAAAACGAGTGGAGCAACTTATTCGATAACGGATCGATTCGAAATCAAAGACAAAATAACACAAATTAAAAACATGTTCCCAGCAACGGATAAATTGCCTAACATATACTTGTTACATGGTGATTTAACCACAGCAGAAATGAATGCGTTATACAATCACACAAAAGTTAAGGCTATGATATCATTTACAAAAGCAGAAGGATTTGGCCGACCATTATTAGAATTTTCCAGTACCGGTAAGCCTATTATTGCTCCGCATTATTCAGGACAAGCTGATTTCTTAAAGAAAGATTTCATATGTGCTATACCTGGTCAATTAACTACAATACATCCGTCGGCACAAAATGAATTTTTAATTGCCGATGCAAAATGGTTTACTCCAGATTACGGATACGCTGGCAAAATGATGCAAGAAGTACTTAAAAATTATAAAACATGGTTAACCTTAGGAAAACGTCAACGTTATTTTGCAATTAGTGCATTTACAGAAGAAGCTGTTAGTTTAATATATGATCAAGCATTGGAAATTATAGATGCTGGTGTTTCTACAATACCAAAAGCTTTTGAATTGAAATTGCCTAAATTACAAAAGGTTGGAAATTAATCATTAAATATTTATTATAAATAAAACAATATGAAAATAAGTTACGCAATTACGGTATGTAATGAGTTCGTTGAAATTCAAAGATTAATTACACACTTGTTAAAAACAAAAAGACTGCAAGATAACATTGTGGTTTTATACGATGCAAAAAATGGTGATTTAGAAATTGAAAACTATTTGCGTTCACATTCAGTTAATGGAGAATTTGCTTGGCATAAAGATAATTTCGATGGTGATTTTGCAGCGTGGAAAAATCGTTTAAAATCATTATGTAATGGAGATTACATTGTATTCCTCGATGCTGATGAAATGGTTACTGATTATTTTATGCGAATTTTACCCGACATTTTATCTATAAATACGCCAGCTGACATGATTCGAGTGCCACGCGTTAATCGAGTTAATGGAATCACTGATGCTCACATTGAAAAATGGGGTTGGCGAGTTGATTCGCGTAAACGCATCAATTATCCAGATTTCCAATCTAGAATTTGCAAAAACATTCCAGAAATTACATGGACCGGACGTGTACACGAAACATTAACCGGATTTCGATTAGAAGCAGTTCTTCCAGCAGATATTGAAGAGTTTGCATTGATTCACGTTAAAGATATTGAAAAACAAGAAAAACAGAACGAATATTACGAAAAAATAGGATAAAACATGATAACAATTGAAAAAGATAAATTGTATCTAATTACAGGTGGTTCTGGATTCTTAGGATATCCGTTAGTTGGTTATATATTAAAACAAGGCGGAAATGTACGAGTTATTAGCAGAGATGAAGGCAAATTAATCACACTTAAAGAAACGTATCCGAAAGTCGACATATACACCGGAGATATATCAGATGAGTTCGAAGTACGACAAGCAATGCAAAATGTAACTGGTGTTTTTCATTTAGCTGCATCAAAACATGTAGGCTTAGCAGAAAAATTCGTTAGAGAGAATATCAAAACCAATGTCATTGGGTCAATAAATATTCTAGAACAATCTATAAATCATCCAACGTTGAAATTCATATTATCGGTTTCAACGGATAAAGCAGCACAAGTTGCCGGAGTATACGGTGCTACTAAATTCTTAATGGAGCGTGCAATTAAACAATATGAAGAATTGAATCCTAATGTAATGTATCGTACCGTAAGATATGGAAATGTTTTATATTCAACAGGCTCGGTTCTTTGCAAATGGAAAGATTTAATCGAACAAGGAAAAGAAGTTATCGTTACTGAACCAAGTGCGACTAGATTCTTCTGGTCAGTAGATGAGGCGATTCAATTAATAATTGATTGTATGAAACATTCAACCGACTCAAAACCATATTGTCCTATCATGAAATCTATGCGTATAGATGATTTGTTACAAGCAATGATTCTTAAATACGGAAACGGTCAATCTATTTCTATTAAAGTTATTGGATTGCAGCCTGGAGAAAATATGCACGAAAAGGTATTAGAAGAAGGCCCATATTCAAACGAAGTAGAACATTTTACTATAAATGAAATTAAAAATTTAATATGAAAGATACGTTAACTATATTAATTGGAACGTGTGATGCATATAATCCAATTTGGAAAAATTTTGATATTTTATTTAAACGATATTGGAATATAGATTGTGAAGTTATAGTAGTTGGAGAAACGATACCAATGCCTGGGGAGTATAATAACATACTGCCAGGTTTAGGATTAACTTGGGGACAACGCATATTAGCTGGTTTAAATCAAATTAAAACGGAATACGTTTGTTTTATTTTAGATGATTATTATATGACTACTAATATCGGTGCCGATTTTATTAAAACTCATATCGATATCATGAATCAATATTCAGCTGATAAAATCATGTTCGAAATTGTTACGGATTGGGTTGAATATAAACTAACACATATCAAAGATTCATTGTATAAATTAGACAACGATAGTTTATACCAGAATTCCGTACAACCAGCAATATGGAAAACGGAATTTCTTAAAACAGTAATGAAACCAGAATACAGCCCATGGGATTTTGAATTAGTTGGCAATACATTTACTTCAAATTTGAATCCAACTATTTTATTAAATGCAGTATCTGAACGTATATATTTCAATTTCATGCGGTCAGGATTTAAGAAAGAAAACGGATGGGAACAAGTATTCAAAAAAGAAAATTTAATATAACATGGTACAATTTGACGGAAACTGGATATTTCAAAATGAAATAGGAAATACATTCTTGCAAGAATGTGAACACATTGTTAATAATCAAACGGCGTTTGATACATTTAAACAAAATCATATTTTTCGATGCGTTATTGGTAATGACGTATTAGGAAAACATGTATCAGATGTTTTATATGATAATGTTAAAGACGATACTGATATATTGCGGCACATTGATAAATTTAAAACAAATGATATATATGGGTCTCCTAATATATATTCGTATCCGAAAATAGGAGATATATCGCCCGGTACTTTATACTTCATGAATATAGTACAAAGTTTAAAACATAATTTCGGAGATATTTCAAAATTTGATATTGTAGAAATTGGTTCGGGTTACGGAGGACAAGCAAAAATTGTTTTAGATTATGGTATTAATACATATAGTTGTGTTGATGTTAAAGAAACTTTATCATTATGCAATACGTATTTAGATTTATTTAACTATTCTAATATTAACTTTTTTAAAACAACGGAAATTCCACTAAAATCATATGATTTAGTTATCTCAAATTGGTGCTTAAGCGAATTTGATAGGGCTGGTATTAGTTTTTATATTGAAACTATAATTAAACATTGCCAATACGGATATTTTTTAATGAATATATGGGATGATCGAAAAGAATTTTTAATTAATGAAATGACTAAATATTTTAGTTCAGTCGAAGTGTTACCTGAGTATCCTAAAACTCATGCCAACCCAAATTGGTTACTTATCGTTAAAAAATGAAAATAAAAATACCAACATATGTTATAAATTTAAAACATCGTAAAGATCGATATTATCACATTATCAATGAAATAACTAAATTAGAATTATCGCAAGCCCAAATCGTCGATGCTATTCAACATTTTAATCCAGCAATGGGATGTTTCGAATCACATCTTAAATGTATACGATTAGCGAAAGAAAATGAACTTCCATACGTTTTAATATTAGAAGATGATGCCATATTTACCGATAATGTTGTTGACATATTAAACAATGCATTTACGGAAGTACAAACATTCGAATGGGATATGTTTTTTTTAGGAGCGAATTTACAAACACGCGCCACTCGCATTTCAGATACTTTATTAAAATTAAATGGCGCGTACGCTGCACATGCATATTTCGTTCATGAACGATTTTATGATACCATACTAAATTTACCAAAAACGTGCGAAATAGATGTGCATTATTACAACTTAATGTCTAATCATAACGTATATATGTGCGATCCGATGATTGCATATCAATTACCATCATATTCTGATTTGCAAAATGGACATCGAGATTATAATCAATCAATATTAAATAACTATAATAGATTTAAACCATGAAAATACTTTTAGCTTGTATTAATGCCAATGGCTTAGGCGGTAGTGAATTATATCACTATGAATTAGCCAGAGAATTAGATTTAGCAGGACATGATGTGACATTGTTTACGTTGCGGCAAATTGATTGGATGAATCAAGTTAGACTGAAATTACAACACGTACGACAATTAGATACGACAAACTTGGATATCACGGAAAAATACGATATAATAGTAGCAAGTCAACCACAAGTTAACTTGTTTATGTTAGAACATTTTAAAGATACTCCAATTATTAGCATTATTCATTCGGAAATTAGGTCAGAAGATCCGGTATTAGATCCTAGGATTGCACACTACATTGCAATAAGAAAACCCATTGCGGACATGTTGATTAATGATTATAAAATTCCGAAAAACAAAGTTTCATTAATTTATAATCCAATTGATCAAACTAGATTTAATAGCATCGAAGCTGAAAAACTAGAACGATACTCTGGCATATTTGTTGGCGAAGTATTAGATCCAATTAGATTTAATGCAGTTCGACATATAGTTCAACAATGCATAGAAAATGATTGGGACTTATATATAATGAGTGAAAGTCGTCATAATTTCAATCATCCGAACATCAAGTATGTAGATAAACGATGGGATACCGAAAACCTAGTTCAAATGATGCATTTTACTGCTGGCATATTATTAGGCAGAACTACATTAGAAGGGTGGTGTTGCGATGTACCAGGATACATGTACATTATCGATGTTAATGGGGACATTCAATCAATTGAAACAATTGCTCCGGAATATATTAAACAAAAATGCAATAGCAAATACGTTGCTAGCCAACACATACAATTATATAAAACATACATATGAAAACACAAATTATAGTTCATTTAATGCCATATGAAATTGATTGGTTTGAATGGCAATCGAAACAACTTAAAATAAGTAGTCATTATCTAGATTCCGATGATCACGTAACATTAGATATAACTTTAAATTTAAACTTTGTAGATTGGGAAAATTCAAAAATACCAAAAGAATTTTTCATAGAAAAGTTTAATCATTGTATCAATACCTGTTTTGATTGGTGCACCGTTATATCAGATATTAATATCGATGAAACGTGCATGGGGTGTGCAGATAAACGTAGACATAGTATACGAACATATAAAGATGTAGACGCATTTATTTATTTAGATGCCGATTTAATCTTTTCGCCATTAACATTAAAATTATTATTAGATTCAGCTAAACACGTTAATAATGATTATTTTATAATCTCTCCACAGATTCCAAAATTGTGGGATGATTCTTGGAATGTTTTAATGAATTCATCATATTCAAATTTTCCATGGGATAACAAAACATTTATAGATCCATATACCGTTATAACTACGATGTATGGAAATCCTTTGTTAAAACCAATACCAACTTTTAAATTAGGCGGTGGCTGGTTCAATTTAATATCTGCAAATTTACTTCAATTAATAGATTTGCCAGATTCATTTGGATCATATGGACCAGATGATACATTTTTAATGTATGGGGCTCAAATCTTAAAACACGCCAACTTGGATGTACAACAATGGGTAGTTGAAAATTTAGTTGTTTCCGAAAATCATAAGTATCGATTAAATGCATATGGTAATTTATTAGTTAATACCAATGATAGAAATCAATTTCGACAAGAATCGGATAGTAAATTAATCGACGAAGTTCAAAAATTACAAAGTAAATACTTAAAATGAAAAATAACATATCACTACTAGTAGGATTAAAAAATAATTTAGACTACAACAAACATTTTTACGAAACAACTCGAGAACTATATCCGGATGTGGAACTATGTTTTGTAAGTTATGGATCAACTGACGGAACGCATGAATGGTTAGATTCATTACGTGATAAATACGTACGATATTTCTATTCCGAAGAAAATAAAACATTTTCTGATACATTTAATATGGCAGCAACTATTGCTACTAGTGATTACGTAGCATATTTGCATAATGATATAGTATTAGGTCCAAAGTTTTTAGAAAATTTAGAAAAACATGTAGCACCCAATCGAATAGTGTCGTATACCACAATAGAACCGCCTATATTCGGTGATCATACTCGTCCTGGTAAATTGATATTCGATTTTGGACAGTCATTGGAAACGTTCTCTAAAGACTTGTTCCGCGAGTATTGTGAAATCGAACATGCACGTTATGAAGACAAAACGGAGCCAGGTATTACGTTTTTTATGTGTATGCCTAGAAAAGAATTGTTAGAAATTGGAGGATTAGACCCGCTATACAATCCAATGTTTTGTGAAGATGATGATTTAATACGTAGATGGAAAATGTTAGGAATGGAATGTTTTACAGCATTAGATGCAATGTGTTATCACTTCGTATCCAAAACATCTCGTTTTTCAGAAGAATATGAACGAAGAACTCAAGCAATCGAATTAGCATCCAATCGAAACTATATCAGAAAGTGGGGCAGTAAAAGCAACGCGCCTAAATACAACATTGCATTCGTAGTACACAATTGCACACTTCCGGTATTAGAAGCATTAGAACCATGGTGCGATAGAATATACATAGAAGATGAAATGGAAGTGATTGTCAATGCATATATTGAACGAGAACAACCTAATACTCGATACGATTTAAGAACTCGAGTATTACACATCAATCAAAACGTTCCGAATGATGAAAATGATATCATAGTTGCATTTGATGTGAAACGTATTACAAATACGGATTTTCAATACATACAACAATTACCGGAAATTCTAGCTGCAGATAGTTTACTTTCAGAGTTCAATCAGCCTGGAGAAACATTTGCGTTAGGTAATTTGTTAATTACTATATGGTCTGCGGAAACATATGAAAAAAATCTAATTAAATGTAAGTAAACCATATTTATACATAGATAATAATAGTTTACTAACATAAAACCACAGAACCATGCAAAGAATGAAGACAATTCCATTAATAGCATTTTCGTTTACGACAGCAATCTCATTCGTTTGTTCATATTTTTACAATTTAACGATGGATAATTTTGAACAATATTTATCCGTACTAGCAGTTGTATTACTCGATGGATTTTTCGGCGTAATGGCTGGAATCAAACGTGAAGGATTTTTAACCTTTAAAGCATTAAAAGTTTTAAGAACTGCAGTTGTTTGGGTGATATTCACTACGGTATTGTTAACAGTAGAAAAAGGATTTGCTGGAACTAGTTGGTTGAGTGAAACTATACTTATACCATTTATTGTATTTCAGATAATCAGTGCATTGAAGAATGCATCAATGATAGGATGGATTCCATCGCCACTATTAAATCAAATATTAGATAAAATTGACTTCCACAAAGGGGAGCGTCAAACAAAAAAAGAAACGGAGTTATGAGTTTAGATTTAACAAAAATTAAACAAGTTCCATTAGCAGAATCACAATACTTCAAACAAGAAGTTGCAAAGAAACAAATTGTATTGCATCATACCGCCGGTAATTCATCAGGCGTTGCTACAATTAGCAATTGGAACACAGATGACCGCGGCCGCATTGCAACTTGTGTAACTATATCAGGTCCAGGCAATCGAACAAGTCCAGATGGCGAAATTTGCCAAGCATTTAGTTCACGCCATTGGGCATATCATTTAGGTGTTAAACAAGAAGTATTTCGTGCATACAAAGTACCATATGTAGAATTAGATAAACATTCAATTGGTATTGAAATTTGCAATTGGGGACAATTAGAAAGTCGCAACGGTAAATTTTATAACTACGTTGACCGCGAAGTTCCGGCTGATCAAGTAACTGAATTACCTTTAGCTTACAAAGGATATCGTTACTTCCACAAATATTCGGATGCACAAATTGAATCAACCCGTCAATTATTAACATATTGGAAAAATATGTATAAAATTGATTTAACTTACAATTACGAGCAAATGTTTGCTGTGAATACCAAAGCACTTCGAGGCGAAAATGGATTGTATTCACATAACAGTTATCGTCGAGATAAAATTGACATATATCCATGTCCCCGAATGATTGCCATGTTAAACACTTTGTAACAAATACATTTAAACGCCATGAAATATAATTTACAAGAAAATAAAGTTTTGATGACGCGACTATTAACAGAAGCGTTAGTTAAATCAAAAGCCGATGAATTTCCGGGATTCGAACCTGACGCAAAGTGGTCTGGTCCGTTTGCTAAATATGAAGAAAAGCTAAAAAAGATTGGTGCACGACCATATCCATTGCCATTTGCAACACAAGCTGGAAAAAAAGCGATATGGGAATTGCAAGTTGGCGACGATATTATGGATTTCTTCGAAAATGGTACAGCATATTCTACTAATCAAGGAATTGAATTCATATATGGGGAAAGCCCAAAATATAAAGGCATTACGATATATGATAAATCAGACAAAACTAATATTAAAGGCGCAATTGAATTAAAAAATGGAAAACCAACGTGGACACCGGTTTCTGCAGAAGACAAAACAAACACCGAAGAATCTTGGGTTGATTATTTGCAATTAGCGTTAGATGTAGTGGGACTAATTCCTGGATTTGGTGATATTGCTGATATTATAAATGCTGCGATTTCTTTTGGCCGAGAAAATTGGCTCGAAGGATTTTTAAGTTTAATCGGTGCTATACCAGTAGTAGGATCTGCAATTGCTATACCACTTAAAGTGGCTCTTAAAGGATTTCGAAGAGCCGGCGATGCATTAGCACTTGCATGGCGCGGAAGAAAATCAGCTGACGAAGTTTGGTTATATATTAAAAATAAAGGAAAACTAAACAGAAGAGAAATGGAAATGTTGGTCGAAGGAATGGGTGACGTTGCGGACTACATGAATCAATTTAGAAAATCAGCTAAATGGGCATTACCAGACAGCGCATATAAAGCATTAGGTGAATTTGCCGACTTTATGAAGAAAAATGCTGACGGCGCAGACGACATATTACTTAAAGCTAGCGATAATGCGGCTAGCGCCGGAAAACGAGGTAGCATCTTAAGAGTTAGAAAAGAATTGAATCAACTAGGCGGTTTAAAAAGATTCTTCGGTGGTGGTGTAGTTCGTAGATTAAGAAATACATTTACTACAGCATTAGGTCCAAATGAATTAAAAGCGTTGAAAAGTGCTATGAATCTCAAATTTGCAAAAAATATGAATAATCCAGCTAAATTGAACGTATTGTTGCAAACTAGTCCAAATCAAGTTGAATTATTAACAAATATTGGTAAAGATTTAGGTTCGTATTTAAACAAATTGCCAAAAGCCGAAGCAGAAAAGATAGCTAAAGATTGGAAACAATACGAAGATTGGATTACATGGAAACCTAATTTTTCACCAGCAAAAATTAGGCAAAAACAACTTGAATATTTAAAAACGAACGTACCTGATGTGTATAATTCGACGATGAACAAGATAATTAGAAATGCAGAAGATATTAAAAATCCAATGTATGTACAATTCATGAACAACGAAGTAAATGCATTAGGAACATATTTTGGTAGCGATTATGCAACTTCGGCAATAATTGCAACAGCTAGAGACCGTTGGTCAAATTACGTACCAGTTATATACAATGAAATGAGTGATATAGGTGAAGATGCGTTAATGGCAGCTGGCATCGAAACTAAAGATGATGTTAACGGATTATTTTATCCAGCATTGAAATCTGTAATAAATATTGGCGGGTACGCAGGTGACATGATAACACCAACAGTTACAGCCGGCGTTGAAACTGTTAAAAGCATTCCGATTATCGGCGCCACTATTAATACAGCTGCCGATGCATTAGGAGCAAATGCCGGTAAGGAATACGATCCAAATGTTAAATTTAAAATCGTATCAGACGAAGATCCTAGATTGCAACAACAGAAAAAAGAAAAACAAAAACGAATTCAACAAAATAAAAGCTGGTTTTAATCATGATAAACGAATATGAAACGCAAAGTACATTGAATCCAAAGCTTTGGGATGGTGTTACGCTTAAACCAAAGTTGCGATTGAAATTCGTTAAGATTGCAAAACATTTTTATGATTTTTTAGATATCAATGTACCAATATTGGACATAATTTTAATAGGTAGCAATGCCAATTACAATTGGACGGAACATAGTGATATTGATTTGCATGTTGTAATTGATTATGGTGCCGTAGATAAAAATTTACATCTTGTTAAAAATTACATGATGGCAAAAAAATCATTGTGGAACGCAAATTATCCGTTAACATATCAAGGCATGGCTATTGAATTGTATGCACAAGATTCCAATGAAGAATTGCATTCAACGGTTGGAGAATATTCATTGGCACATGATAAATGGATCAAACAACCATCGGCTGACGTAATCACAATTGATGATGATATAATTGACCAAAAAGCACAACCAATTGAATATGCAATTGATGCATTGCAACCAGAAGACCCGCAATTGCATATCAAAATACAAACCATATTGTTGCAATTACGCAGAATGCGTGAAACCGGTTTAGAAGCCGAAGGTGAATATTCCATTGAAAATTTAGCTTACAAGAAGCTACGTAACACCGGCTATTTAGAACGTTTAAAGAACATGTTACAAACAAATACAATGAATCAATTAACAGTAGAAACTGTAGCAGATGTTACCAAACCCACATCGCACGTTGATTTATTAGCAAGTCACATGAAACGCAAACAAATAATGTCGGAAACGGATTGGAATACCATAATGCAACATACAGATGCTGTAGAAGATCCACGTGGTCAATGGGAACATCCGGGACGTTGCACCATGATTCCTAGCAATCGCATAACGATGCAACGCGTTGCATATCCGGTATTAGGAATTGACGATACGGGTTTCTCAAAAATATTGCATCCAGAACAACAATATACATTTCCAGGAACTCGAGTATTTGAAATACCGATGAACGGACAACAACAAACTTTGTTGATGCAAATCAGAAATGCATTAACGGATTGGAATAACGTATGAGTACAAGTCGAGGATTGGGCGATGATATTAAGCAAATAACATCGGCAACGGGCTTAGATCAAATTGCAAAACAAATTGCAAAAATATTGAATACCGACTGCGGTTGTGATGATAGGCAAGAGTGGATGAATGAGCAAACAAAGAATTGGCCGATATATAAAAAAAGGAACATAAATGGCAATAATAAATAAAACAGGTATTACGGATGGTGGTACTATACAATCAGAACATGTAACCCGAGCTATAGATGCATTAAGTGGCGTATCAACAGATACAATAATTGCAACAGGTTCTTTCTCCGGATCTTTTAAGGGAGATGGTTCGCAATTAAGCGGTGTGTCAGCAGGATTTCCATATACCGGTAGTGCTAGAATAACTGGCTCATTAACCGTTACTGGCTCTTTAATAGTTACCGGATCTGTTACTCTAAGAAATGGATTAATAACAAGTGGATCTAATCTGTTTGACGGACCAGTAACTGTAACTGATGATGTAATGATAACAGGTTCACTTACATATTATTATGCATCTGGCTCGATTGATGGTTTACTCGATAAAGCTAGTACGTTTTTTGCATATGGTGAGATTATTTCCGGCGATACATCTCAAGCAACTGCTAGTTCTTGTTCGGCGATGTATTTAAACGCCGGCGGCGATTGGAAAAAACTAGAGCAATCATCATATGATGTAAACAAATTTCCATTAATGGGAGTTGCATTGAATAGCAACGCCAGCAACGGAATGATATTACTATCTGGATATATTACAGGATTTCGAGTAGGAGGTACTCCTATAGGCGGAATTCCAATACAAGATGATGATACTATAGCAATTGGTAATTCTGTATTCGTACAAGATAGTTCAATTGGTCTATACTCAACCGTAAATCCAGCAGATGTGACAGGTGGCCCGGTATTGCAGATTGGACATGTAATACACCGAGATACCATACGTCCTGATAAATATGTAATTAAAGTTAATCCTAGATGGTTATATACTGCCTAGATATTTATATAAAAGGAAAATTATGAAACTTACACAAGAACAAGTATTAGGAATCGTTCGTCACGCATTAACCTTTATCGGTGGTATTGTTGTGATGCGAGGATTGGTTGATGAAACTATTGTAACTGAAGTTATTGGTAGCATCGTAACATTAACAGGTGCAATTTGGTCAATTGTAGCTAAAAACAAGGCATAACATGAAACCAAAGAATTACATGTTTTTTGAAAACTTGAAAACGATGCATCATGCAATTGGTGAGTTGATGAATATGGATCCGCACTACATAGATCAGTTACTAAATAACGGACACGATTGGGCTGCGGATCATATTGCTACATCAACTGACGATGTTGAAGAAGTATATCATTTTTTAACATCAAACACCGAAGGACATGATTCAGACGAATACAATTCACAAAAACCACAATTCTTACCGGTAGATTTTAAAAATCATTTAAAAGGTATGATAGACGAACGCATTGAACATCGAGATGGAAAATGGGTAGTTAAACCTAAACAAGGAAACCACGTTTTAGGTACTCATCCTACGAAAAAAGCAGCACTTAAACAATTGGCAGCAATTGAAATTTCAAAACATAAGAAATAACATGATAACTATTATTGATAGTATCAATCAATTTGCAAAAACAAAGTTAGCTCCGTCGCGCGTATGTGACGGAGTTGGCGTTTTCGCCCTTACGGAAATAGCTGTTGGCTTCGCATTGTTTGAAGATGTAACTCCAGATACCACATTCATACCGTATGCAGTAATACACGATGATGCACTTAAACAACACTTAAAGTGCACATGCAATTCAAATCAATTTGGATTTTGGCTATCTAGAACATATAATAATATTAACATGGCATATTATATTAATCATTCCGAACAACCAAACGTGCAACACGATTTAACACGAGATAGGTATGTGACAATCAAAACAATATTGCCAGGAGAAGAATTAACGTGTTTATACAATAAAGAGGAAATCGATTGGCTTACTTGAACGCAAATATACCAACCATGACGTGTTGGATTCGCAATGAATTTTTATTTAATCATGAAACGGGTATTGGCGAATACACTGCTGCTGATGTGCATAGTGTTGCATCTATACAAAAACGATCGCCGTTATTTGAAGCTTTCTTAGAAAATGGAGTGAATTGGACAAGACGGCCAATACATGCATTTTGTTGGCGTAAAGATGCAGACCGATTGCCATTAACGGAACATGTTTATTGGGATTGTTTTTCTTCGTATATCGATGTAGCAGTTAGAGAACGTATGGCTGGGTTACGTGCTGATTTAATTTCAATATCAGGTACCAAAAGACAAGGCACGTACATGTATACATTGGATTGGAGTCATGAAAATCGCAACGTATTAGATACGAACTTTTCAGAAACACCGGAACACAAATGTGGACATGTTTTTAAAATGGACAACGGCAATTATTTTATTTATCCAAATAACCGCATCATATGGATGGATAATGCATGGACGTTTAAACGAATCGACAAAAATCCAGGATATAAAATTGATATGACAGTTTATTCAGTTGAAGGTAAAGCTGGCTATGAAACCGATTATTCATACATGACGGAGTTCAAACAAGATAAAACAAACAAGTAAATATTTATTAATATGAAATTAATGAATTTACTTTTTGAATCCAAACAAACCAATGATAAGTTTGAGGAATTTGCAGAAACCCGAGGTGAAGGCGCTGCTAAGATTGCAACAACAGCGGAAGAAAAAGGTGGGTTGGCATTACTAACTTGGCATCATTTCAAAGTTAAAGCTCCATACTATAAACGAGCAACCGCGGGTCGATTTGATATTGAAGCTGCAAAAAAAGAATTCAATGAAACACTTAAAAAGATTTCATTGGGTATGACGCCAATTGAATTTCAACGTGAAGTTGGCCGATTAGAAGTATTGGGTGAACTAATCATACGCGAAGAACGAGGTAAGTAATGATACGGTTAACAACGTTGTTAGTAGAAGCTGCAATTAATTCCAATTTTATTTCCATGATTAAAAATTGGGAGAACAGCATTAAATCTGGTTGGAATTCATCTGCAAAACGTTGGTATCCACATACTAGTCCCGAAGGCGGAAATCCAACCATTGCATATGGCCACAAAATTACAGATGCTGAATTGCAATCTGGAAAATTCCGTGATGGTATTACCGAACAACAAGCAACACAACAATTGGCTACTGATTTAAAAGTTGCGGTAGACAAAGCAATTATGCTAGTACCAGCATACGCAACATTGCCAGAAAACATTCAACAAGCACTTATCAATGCATGTTTCCGTGGTGAACTTAAACGTACATATGATACTGTAAAATTGATGAATGCAAACAAATGGAAAGAAGCTAGCGTTGAATATTTGAACCGCCAAGACTATCAAGCTGGTAGTACAGGGTTGAAACGCAGAATGGATTGGAATGCTGCACAATTTGCATCGTATAATCCAAATAAACCTAAAACAACGTCAAATTATTTTACCAATTGGTGGGATACTCAAAAACAAAAAGCAATGAGTGATGTATATGCTGTTAAACCAGGTGACACGTTATCGGCAATTGCAGTAAAATATAAAACTACAGTTGACTCGTTGAAACGCATAAATCAATTGAAATCCGACACCATACAAATCGGACAGAAATTAAAGTTAAAATAACTTTGAACTAGTTTTATTTTTTTATATAATATGTTATGGCAATGGAAAATTTTATTAATCAATTATTCATCGAATCGATAAATGCAATGGCCGGCAATGATTGGGAATGGCCCAATTCATGGAACCAAGAACGAAAATTGAATTTTTTGTCTGAAGCCTTGAAGTATGGTGAAAAAAATGAGTTATATGAACAATGTAGTATTATCAGAGATGTCAAAGACCAAATCGAAAAATAAAAAAGGCGTATGGGCAGTTATATTGCATAATGACAACAAAATTTCATTTGATTATGTAATTGATTGTTTGATAGACGTTTGTGGTCATAATCAATTTCAAGCACACCAATGTGCATTGATTACGCACAACAAGAAACGTTGTGCAATATTCATTGACTCGCATGATGAGTGCATGAGTACGGCAGAATTGCTTACAAAATTTAGATTAACGGTAACTATAGAAAAACATGAAACGAATACTTAATATTTTTCGTAGATTTACAATTGGTTTTTATCATGCATCATATCACCGAAACATGAAAAAAGCTGAAATTGCGCGAAAATCTCAAGACATTTTACAATTTAAGAAATACATATACCGTGCAGAAGATGCATGGCGTAAATTAGTTATAATAACCGAAAAAACAAAGTAATGGGTAAAAAGTCAGCACACACGGGCATGTCGCCTAAAGATCGTTCCATCAACATCATGGACAAGTTTATTAGCAGAAATGCAAAAAGAAATGCCAATAAACCATTTGAGTCAGCAATTCGTAAAGATGCATCAGTTCCACTTCATATGTGGCCACTCAAGGATCAAATTGAATTTTGGGCAAACAGAACATCTAGTGACCAATTCAATGAAACATATCCAGCTTACTCGTATTGGATTGCTGATGTACAAAAACAAAGCAAAGTTCATCCAACATTTTTCAATGATTGTGCGGTTAAATTAAAATCATTGCTATCCGAAATGTATGACAACAAAACTGCAGTAAAAGATGCAGTAAATGAATTGAGAAAACATGGAGTATATTAATGGAAGAAAAGCAACCATATAAATACATTTACGGATTAGGTAAAACTGCATTGGATATTCCTGAAAGCGAAATCCGATATGCCATGGAAAATACCAAATCAAATGCCGAAGCTGCTCGATTTTTAAAAGTATCGTTTACTACATATAAAAAATATGCTAGATTGTATACGGACCGAGATAGTGGAAAAACGTTGTATGAGTTGCATAAAAATCAATTCGGAGTTGGAATACCTAAAAACATTGCAAGTGCAAGAAAAGGAATATATTCAATTGACGGGATACTTGAAGGAAAATTTCCACAATATCCATCATGGAAACTCCGCAATAGATTATTGGCATTGGCAATTATGCCAGAAGAATGTACGTGTTGCGGTTATTCAGAAAGAAGAGTAACCGACGACACCGTTCCTTTGAGATTGGACCATATTGATGGAGACGTAACAAATCATCGCATTGAAAATTTACAAATGCTATGTCTCAATTGTTACTATCAACAAACAGGCAATCCATACAACGAAAATAAAGATACGTATTGGAACTATAATTTACTTGAATAATATTTATTAATATGGTATCACTTAAATCTTTAATCATTGAAGGTCGTTATGACAGTTTAGTAACTGCATTGTCTAGACAATTATTAACAGTAGTTAAAGATAGTTACTCAGCCGTAACAGACCCAGATGGCAAATTCTCCGGCCAGAAAATATATTTTAAAGCCGATGAAAATACTCCTGATATCAATGATGATGCCCAGTTCAAACATGTATATTTCCAGGAAGTTGAAAATTCACAAATTCCTTTAGAATTCTACTTAGAACTCAAAGTTATGTGGGTACAAGGATTGGCTGATTTTAAATACGGTGGCGATGCTTACAATGAAACCAAACAAAACGCAGAAAGCCCGCCATTAATTGAAGTTAGATTCACAATAGATCCAGCTGACTACCCTACTATTTTAAGCGAGATTGCAACGCATTTACGCGATGTATTACGCCATGAAATAGAACATATCACACAAAGCGGTTGGAACTTGAAGTCCGGAAAATACATTGCATCAGATCAGGCACTTCGTAAAAAGATTGAAATCGGACAAAAAGCACCAGTTCATTATTTTTTACTTCCAAAAGAAATCCCGGCAATGATTCATGGGTTATATACAAAAGCCAAAAAAAGCAAACAACCTTTTAAAGGCATCGTAAACGACTATTTGGACTTATGGGTTGACAACGGCGCATTGAAACCAGCAGACAAAGAAACCATATTAACAACGTGGAGAACATATCTCCCTAAATTAAGTATACGACAGGAATTATAATGCATTACATCGACGAAGCTTGTTGGAAAGATTACCAACAATATGGAATGAAAGATAAAGGCGGAAAACAAGTACCTAACTGCGTTCCAATCAAAGAAGCTGAAGGCTATTGTGAACAATGTCTGATTGAATACATTAAAGAAGCGTATGCCACAGATAAGCCAGAGATGATTGAAATAATGGTACCGGGTCTTAATGAAGCGGAATACCAAGGTCGCAAAGTTCAACTAGGAAAACCAACTCGTGGTGATGTGAAAAAATTCAAAGTGTATGTTAAAAATGACAAAGGCAATGTAGTTAAAGTTAATTTCGGTCATGGTGGCACTTCAGCAAAAAAAGCTGGTCAAAAAACAATGCGTATACGCAAAAATAATCCAGCACGTCGACGTTCATTTAGAGCCCGTCATCGGTGTCAGACTGCAAAGGATAGAACAACAGCTCGATATTGGTCTTGTCGCAAATGGTGATTGGAAATTACAAAACTATTTCATATATTTATAAGTATGAAGAAGATAGAAGTTACCATGCAAGAAATTTGGGCAGCAACTAGACCCATCGTGCAAAAAAGCAAAAAAACATACAATCGCAAAAACAAACATAAAAATAAGGACTTACAATGAAATGGTACATTGCAATCATTGCAATATTATTTAGTACATTGGTACATACACAATGCAGTCGATATCAAGTATACGAAAGCTTCGGAACTACAACAGTAACAACCCAAGGAGGAACCTGGACAATAAACTCCGTGATCACGGTAACAACGCCTACTCGAACTGGTGGACGTGCTATAGGTTTTAATGGATCAGGCGATTGGATTCGAACTCCAATAATTGCATCTCCAGGTGTTTTTTCATTTTGGTATCGTCGTAGTACAAACACAACGGCGTGGAGCTGTGTTATTGAAACTTCGCCTAACGGAACTACATGGACGAGTCGAGGTACCATAACAAGCATTACTGCTACATATCAACAATATACAATTAACTTATCTGCATTAAGCAACGTATATGTTAGAGTCAGAGATACTCGTGCATCGGGTGCACAAGAACGATATATTGATGATATGTCTTGGACTTCAACAAACACCGTGCAAAACACATTGCTTCCGATGCTAGGCAATTGTTCACAAACAGTTAATGAATCCATAACAATTATAGATCAAGGTAGTTATGCTGAAACATATGGAAATAACTTATCACAAACCATAACATTTACACCAACAGATCCAACTAAAAAATTAGAATTAAATATTTCTAGTTTAAACATTGAAACTGATTATGATTATTTATATGTATATGATGGCTTCAACACATCGGCTCCATTATTAGCAACATTAACGGGAACTGCTACTAATTTATCCTATGTAACAACTCAATCAAATAGTGCAATAACTATTCGATTTACTAGCGATGTATCCAATATTGGAACATGGAACGGATATCAAGCAACAATCAATCAAATTTTGGCATTACCGGTAGAATTAATGTATTTTGAAGGATATGCACATGATTCATACAATGCATTCGATTGGGCAACTGCATCAGAATGGAATAGTTCGCATTTCGAAGTACAAGTTAGTCAAAATGGCGAAACATGGAACACAATTGCCACGCATCCGTCAGCTACAAATTCAAACACAAAAAACATATATCATGTAACCGAATCGGCACCAAATGCCAGTTTAAATTACTATCAATTGGTTCAACATGATGTGGATGGAAATTACAAAGTATACGGTCCAATATTAATTGATAACACCAACAAAATACGCCATGTAGTGCGAGTACTAAACTTGCTGGGGAAAGAAGCTATGCCAACCGAATCGGGGCTATTGCTTGAAGTATATGACGATGGAACGGCAAAAAAAATCATAAGATAACTTTGAATTTGTATATATTTTTCATATAATATAAAAAAAGATATATGAATACGATACAAACAGGAAGAATTGATGATTCAACGCCAGGTTATTTAACCGTAATTGATGTTAACACAGGAGCAGACATTTCTGAGTTATTTAGGCCAGTTATGATAAATGCGGCATACACCAACAATCAAAATTTGGTATTTGACCATACAACGGGTCGAGCACGTCGAGTACCAGCAACAGACGATACAGGTCGTCAAATACAATATAAACAACCCGTATTGCAAGTGCAAGAGGAAAGAGAAATGGATCCTGTTTTGGAATTGATTAAGAATTCATACAAGATTAAGCCAAATGACTTAGAAATGTCTGACATTAAATGGAAGTATCTAGTTCGTTCAGCAGTCCGCGGAAAAAACATCATGATGGTTGGCCCTGCAGGTTGTGGTAAGACTCAAGCCGCAAAAGCATTGCCGGTAGCAACGGATCGTCCATTCTTTTATTTCAACTTAGGAGCTACGCAAGATCCTAGGGCAACTCTTATTGGTAACACGCATTTCCAAGACGGCGAAACTACATTTGACGAATCGGCATTCGTAAGAGCAATTCAAACGGATTCTGCTGTGATATTGTTAGATGAGTTATCCAGAGCGCATCCGGAAGCATGGAACATATTGATGACTGTTTTAGATGAAGGTCAACGCTATTTGAGATTGGATGAAGATGTTAATTCTCCAACTATTCGTGTAGCATCCGGTGTCTCATTCATTGCCACTGCAAATATCGGTACTGAGTATACATCGACTCGCGTATTGGACCGTGCATTAATGGATCGTTTTGAAATCATTGAAGTTGATATCCTTTCTTTGTCTCAAGAAGAATCATTGTTAACAAAACGGTATAAAGACCGAGTTTCACCGGAATTGATTCATGCGGTAGCTGACATTGCAGATGCAACCAGAAAAGAATGGAAATCTGAAGAAGGCAAGTTGAGTACAATGATATCAACTCGTATGACAGTTCGAGTATGTGAGTTATTGGCAGATGATTTTACCTTGTCAGAATCAATGGAAGTTTCCGTATTGCCTTTCTTTGATGCATCTGGTGGTGCTGACTCCGAAAGAACCTATGTGAAACAGATTATTCAGAAACATGTTGCCACTGAAATAAAAGATATTTTCAATACAAATGAGCCCAACGTCGAAGATATGCCTTTTTGAATAGGAAATGGCACTTTGCTTGGAATCGTATAAATATTTTCATATAATATAATAAAATATAATCATGGCAAATCAAAATAGTAAACCAATATCAGTTACAAAGTTTTCCAGTAAATCTGCATCTAGCTTTTGGTATGATTTTGATACCAATTTTAAGAATGGATCTGAATTAGATTTAACAAAATTGGCTGCAGCACAAAGAGCAATTGGTAATTTCGTTACAATTGTTACCGGCAAGCAAATTCCTGTTGTGTTTCAAAGCAATGATTCTAGTTATACCGATGGTGACCGCGTTGTTATCGGAACAAAGCTAGAAGATAAACATTTCGATCCAGCTGTTGGTTTAGCATTACATGAAGGCTCGCATATTGCATTAACCGATTTTAGTTTGTTTAAAACTTCGTATGGGTATGCAACGTCGACACTTCAAGATACGAAAATGGCTGATATTGCTAGAGAACATGGATGCGGTGATTTGTTAACTACTTCGGAACTTAATAATATTAAAGGTTTATTGAATTGGATTGAAGATAGAAGAATCGATTATCATGTATACACAAATGCACCTGGATACAGAGTATATTATGAGGCCATGTATAATCGATACTTCAATGACAAAATCATTGATAAAGCATTAACTACCAAGCAAAAGAACAAGGAAACTTGGGATGATTACATGTTTCATATTATTAATTTTACCAATCCAAATCGTCAGCTTAAAACGCTGAAACAATTGGAAACGATATGGACATTGATTGATTTAAAACATATTAATCGTTTGCATTCAACGAATGATGCTTTGTTATTATCATGTGAATTATTCAAGATAATTAAACTTGCAGTAGCAACGGCAAATAATCGTGAAGAAAAACCGAAATCGAAACCGAAAAGCGATGAAACTAAACAAATGCAACCATCTGATAAAGATGATAATAACAACGAGTTTGTTCTATCGGATCCTGCAGACGATATGGAATCAGATTCCAATGAGTCTCCCCAACCACAAAATACATCGGACGGGGATGAAAGTGACGATACGGAAGAAACGAATGTAAATGATGACGAAGAATTTGATGTTGAGGAAGAATTAGAAGCTGTTGAAGACGAAGAAGACGAAGAAGACGAAGAAGAAGAAGATGAACCAGAGCCAATGTCTCAACGCGATGCCGATAAACTAAACAATGCAATTGAAAAGCAACGCACTTTCATATTAGGTAAAACACCAAAAAATGGAAGGTTATCGAAAACTCAAAACGCAATGGTTCGTGCTTTGAAAGAATCTGGTACCGAGAGTCGTACGGTATATACTGGTCCTGGTAAAAGTGATCCTATAGATGCAATTGTTATTAAAAAATTAACAGCTCCTATTATTTGTTCGCTTCCGGAATTGTTTGTTAGAGACTCTGCTTCATTTATAAATGGATATCAAAACTACAAAACAGGTGGTTGGAGTAATGCAAAACGCATACGAGAAAATGAAGCTGCAGTTACACAAGGTGTTATTTTAGGTAAACAATTAGGAAGCAAATTGCAAGTAAGAAACTCAGATAAGACTCTTAAAACAACTAGGTTGCAATCTGGTAAAATTGATAGACGTTTAGTAGCGCAGTTAGGATACAATAACGTTGATGTATTTCATAAAATTGTGACAGATCGATTCAAAAATTATTTTATTCATATTTCAATTGATGCATCTGGATCAATGAGTGGAACAAAATTTCAAAATGCAATCACATCAGCAGTAGCAATTGCACAAGCAGCATCCATGACAACCGGCATACGTGTACAAATATCATTACGTGGAACTGCACAATTTTCAAATTTAAAAGAAAAATGTATAACGTTATATGCATATGATTCCGCACACGATAAAATGAGTAAAATTAGAAACTTGTTTAAATATCTAGAAATATTCGGATGCACGCCAGAAGGATTAGCATTTAAAAGCATTGAATCTGATATACGAATTGACGCAAAAGGCGATGAATGTATATTCATTAATTATTCAGACGGCGAGCCAACTTCTATTAATGGATGTGCACATGGTTATAATGGAGTTCAATTTACAAAATCAGTTATTACGTCATACCGACAATTAGGAATTGATATTATTTCATATTTCATACATGTAGGCGGCGCATCACACTCGACGGCATATAAGTTTAGAACAATGTACGGACCAGATGCACAATTTATCAATCCAATGAACATGACCGATGTATCCAAAACAGTTAATCGAAAGTTCTTGGAAAAGGCAATTTAAAAACATATTATATTTATATAAAAGTTATAAAAAGGAAAACAAGTTATGGCAAAAGAAATCAGTTTTAATTCTGATGCAAGAGCAAAGCTCAAAGCAGGCGTTGATGCATTAGCAGACGCAGTAAAAGTTACATTAGGTCCTAAAGGACGAAACGTAGTAATCAGCAAACCATTCGGTGGCCCACACGTTACAAAAGATGGTGTTTCTGTTGCTAAAGAAATTGTGTTAAAAGACCCAATGGAAAATTTAGGTGCACAAATGGTAAAAGAAGTTGCATCTAAAACGGCAGACATTGCTGGCGATGGAACGACTACAGCCACAGTTTTAGCACAAGCATTAGTGAATGCAGGCCTAAAAGTTGTTGCGGCAGGATCAAATCCAATTGATTTGAAACGAGGAATGGATAAGGCAGTATCTCGCGTAGTTGCTGAATTAAAAACAATTTCGAAAGAAGTTGGTTCGGATAATAGCAAAATCAAACAAATTGCTAGTATATCAGCAAACAATGACAATACCATTGGTTCTTTAATAGCAGAAGCAATGAAAGTTGTTGGAAATGATGGTGTTATCACAGTTGAAGAAGCAAAAGGAACGGAAACGGAAGTAAAGACTGTAGAAGGAATGCAATTCGATAGAGGTTATTTGTCTCCTTACTTTGTTACCAATCAAGAAAAAATGCTTACGGAATTAGAAAATCCTTACATTTTACTTATTGACAAAAAAGTATCTTCAATGAAAGAATTGTTACCAATCTTAGAACCAGTAGTTCAAACGGGACAAGGCTTGTTAATCATTGCTGAGGATGTTGACGGAGATGCACTAGGCACATTGGTTGTGAATAGAATCCGCGGAGCATTGAAAATTGCAGCAGTTAAAGCACCTGGATTTGGTGACAAACGAAGAGAAATGTTAGAAGATTTAGCAGCTCTTACGGGTGGTACTGTTGTATCAGATGTTACCGGAGTTACATTAGCTAACATGACAATGGATATGCTTGGTCAAGCTGAGAAAATTGAAATCTCCAAAGACAAAACCACAATTATCAATGGTGCCGGAGAAGCAACTGCTATCAAGGACCGAATCACCAAATTGAGAGTTTCAATTGAAACATGCACATCTGATTACGAAAAAGAAAAACTTCAAGAACGATTAGCTAAATTAGCTGGTGGTGTTGCAGTATTGTATATTGGTGCACCAACTGAAACTGAAATGAAGGAGAAAAAGGATCGTGTGGATGATGCGTTAGCAGCAACTAGAGCAGCTGTTGAAGAAGGCATCGTACCAGGCGGGGGAGTTGCTTTGATTAGATGCCAAACTGCATTAGACGAAGTAGAAACAGTTAATGCCGACGAAAAAATTGGTGTGGACATTGTTAGAAAGTCATTGGAAGCTCCATTATATCAAATCGTAGCAAATGCGGGTGGCAACGGAGATGTTGTAGTTCACTTTGTAAAAGAAGCAACGCCTGACTTTGCATATGGATACAATGCAAGAACCAATGAGTATGGTGATATGATTGAAATGGGTGTAATTGATCCAACCAAAGTAACCAGAACGGCAATTGAAAATGCAGTATCTATAGCATCAATGATATTAATGACTGAATGTGTAATCGTTGACGAACCAAAAGAAGACGATGAACCACAAATGCCAATGATGTAATGAATCAAATACAAATACATAATGGGATTGCGTATAAAATCTTAAGAACGCAAACGATATCACATTTCTGCAAAGAAGAAAACGAACACCCCAATATGGATTATGTACAAGCAGTTAGAGATTGGGTTGGATCGGATCATGTATTGAGAACTCCAACTCATTTTCTTTTTTGCGAAACAATTCCAGACGTAGACTTTGAAACGTTAGATTAATTTCATATAATATAAAAAAACGAAGTTATGAGAAAAGACACAGTTATATTTGATTTGGATGGTACATTAGCTTTGATTGATGAAAGAAGAGCGTTAGCTGCTAAAGCAGACGGCAAAATCAATTGGAAAGTATTCTTTGATCCACAAAACATTGCATTAGACCAACCAAACCTACCGGTAATGGCTTCATTCTGTGCATTGCAATTGCAAGGATACAACATGGTGATTTTCTCTGGAAGAGATTCAATCAGTAGAGTTGAAACAGAAAAGTGGTTAGCTCAACACGGCATTTACCCAGACGCAATGATGATGAGACCTGAAGGATCCTTCACACCAGATGACGTTTTAAAGAAACAATGGTTAGATGAATTAGGCGCGGATAGAGTATTCTGCGTATTCGATGACAGAGATAAAGTAGTACAAATGTGGAGAAACAACGGCTTAACTTGTTTCCAAGTAGCTCCAGGTAATTTTTAAGTTATGAAAGAATTAATCTTATTAAGAGGTTTACCTGGTAGTGGTAAATCAACGGTAGCTAAGTTATTTGGTGGAGAACACTATGAAGCCGACATGTTTTTCTTAGATTCAAACAATAACTACGTATTTCATGTTTCAAAATTAAAATCAGCACACGCTTGGTGTCAAGATTTAGTTTATTTAGCCATGATGCGAAATGAAGAACGAATTGTAGTCTCAAACACATTCACTCAAGAATGGGAAATGGATGCCTACTACAAATTAGCTGAAACTCATGGATATCGAGTAACGGCATTAATTGTAGAAAATCGCCATGGTGGTGTCAATGTGCACGATGTACCTACAGACAAATTAGAACAAATGCGTAACCGTTTTGAAATAAAATTATGAAAAAGAAAATATACCTAGACGACGTAAGAACGCCAGTTGCTAAAGATTGGGTTGTAGTTCGAAACTATGATGAGTTCGTGCAAAAAATCAATAGCATAGGACTTGATAATATTGAGCTTATCTCATTGGATCACGATTTAGGTGACTCTGCAATGCGCGAATGGCATTATGGCGTCGTTAAAAATTACACTATCAATTACGACAACATTACGGAGAAAACTGGAATGGATTGCACAAAATGGTTAGTCAATCAATGGTTGGATGGTAAACCGGTTGTTGAAGTTGTAGTGCATTCTGCAAATGCTGTTGGAAGTGGCAACATGATGGGTTACATTAATAACTATAGGCATTTGAATCGATTGCCACAAAATTGTGTAAGAGTACAAATAGAACATACAGTTTAAAACAAAAAATATGAATGAATTAATTGAGGCGCTAACAATATTAGCTAAGTACATGGATCCTGCTAACAAATATCCAACCTATTGCGAACATGATGTTCTTCATGTTTGTGGAATTGAAGGAGAAGTTTCAGAAGACGATATAGAACGACTTGACAAATTAGGATTTTTTCCAGATGACGACAATAATGGATTTATGTCATTCCGTTACGGAAGTTGCTAATAAATTCATGTATTTGGTTTGAAATTTAACTTTAATTTCTTATATTATAAGAAAATAAAAGTATGCCAAAGATATTCAAAGTAGGTGGTTGTGTAAGAGACCAATTCTTAGGAATTGATTCTAAAGATATTGATTTCACGTTTGTACTTGACAATTTGGATAGAACGGTAGAAGAAGGATTCCAAATCATGACACAATACATGGAACATAAAGAATTTACAATCTTCCTATCTACTCCAGAAATGTTTACAATTAGAGCCAAATTTCCAAAAGGAGATCCAAATGAAGGACTTGTTGCAGACTTTGTTCTTGCAAGAAAAGAAATTGGATACAAACCTGGAACAAGACAGCCAATATTGGAGTTAGGAACGATTGAGGATGATCTTATGAGAAGAGACTTTACTCTCAACGCAATGGCAATATCCGAAGATGGACATTTAATTGACTTGTTCGGCGGAAAAGACGATTTAGATGCTAAAATGTTAAGAACTCCATTAGATGCTAGAATTACAATGATGGATGATCCATTAAGGATCCTTAGGGCTTTGAGATTTTCAATTACCAAAGGATTTAAAATTCATCCAGATATTTTCAAAGCAATGAGACAACAAGATATCTTGGAAAAATTAAAAATCACAGTATCTGCAGAAAGAATTAGAGAAGAGATTTTCAAAATGATGAAACATGACACTACGGAAACATTGAGATTGTTACACGATGTTGATACGCATCATATACCAGGATTTCTCGATTTGGTATTCGGTAGAGGACTATGGTTAAAACCAACTTTTGAACAATAAATAACACAATAAGAAATGGAAAATCAAAACAGTGTATGTTACGTAGGAAGCGTAACTGAAGTAAAAGCCATTAATGGCGCTGACAACATTGAATTAGCAGTTGTTGGAGGATGGAATGCTATCACAAAGAAAGGCGAATATGTCGTAGGCGACAAAGTTGTGGTTGCTACAACAGATGCGGTAATTCCTGATGCATTGTCAGACTTGATGCAAGTGACTAGTTATCTTCGTAAAGGACAACGAGTTAGAACCGTTAAATTGCGAGGAGTGTATTCTGAATGTTTACTTATCCCATTCAAGTACCTAGAACCTAAGTCATTGGCAAACAATGTTAAGGACGGCGATGACATGATGGAGATTTTAGGAGTATACAAATACGAACCTCCAGTTACACAAGTTCAATTGTCTTCTGGCAAGAAAATTCGATACCGTGCAAACTCTAACTTCCATGTATACTACAAATTCCCTAACTTGAAAAATGTTAAAGGAATGTTTAGCGAAACGGATATAGTGCAAATTACCCGTAAATTGCATGGTACCAATGCCCGTTATGGAATCGTAAAGAAAACATCGTTGTCTTTGTTTGATAAAACGCGTATTTGGTTGCAACGCAATGTTCCTTTATTGTCATTGCCAGGCTGGGAATGGTTGGAATATGAATATGTATATGGTTCGCACAATGTTGAAAAAGGATCTGACTCACAAGGATTCTACTCAACCGACGTATGGAGAACGGTTGCTGAACAATATGATATCAAATCCAAATTGTGGAGTTTAGTGAAACGATTTGGCAAAGATGCAATTGGCAATGGCTTTGTGGTGTATGGTGAAATCTATGGTGCAGGAATCCAAAAGAACTATGACTATGGTTTAACGGATTTAGAATTTGCATTATTTGATGTAACTGCAGACAATGAATACCAACCATGTAGCGATACGATTTGGATTGCTGAAGATTTATCATTGCCACATGTACCAGTTTTATATACAGGAAATTGGTCACAAGAAGTACAAGACCAATTCACTTTCAAGAATTTCATTGAAGGCACCAAAGTACCACACGAAGGCATCGTAATCAAAGAATTAAGTGGTAGTCGTCGTCAAGTAGCCAAAGTAATCAATCCAGATTATTTGATTTATGGCGAAAAAAATAATGTAGGCGATTCACATTAAGGTTGGAATCTCCAATTAAATTTCATATTATAATGAAAAAATAAGATGGAAGAGACAATTTATTATGTACGCAACAAGTCCGGCAAGTTAATAGAAATTGCTCGTCGGACTTCTACCGAGGTTTGGTTTACAAATGAACCATATGCTGAGTTTTATGAAGACAGTACTCCGGTACTTACAAAAGACCAGTTACCAGGTGGAATTTTCAATATTAAAAATATACGAGAACAACTCGCAGTTGTTGAAGATGAAACTTTAAGTGATGCTGAGTATGCTGAAAAATATTACGTTGGTAAAACTGAAATCAAACAACGCAAGTCCGTATTTTCTACACTGCAAACCATATGGCATAAAGAACATGATTTTATCGAGGTTACGGAATGGACTAATGGTGAAGGTTATGATGTCGTTATCAGTAGCGATTGTGGCGTTAAACAATTTGGGTTTCATGAATCTGAATTTGCAGTACTAAGCTATTTAATTAACCGTTTAAAAAATGAGTAAACTCACAATGACACGAGTAGAAATGGACAACTTCCTTGAATCTATAGGAGGGTTGCAACATGGTTACTATACAGACCGAGAACCAATTACTAGTTCTGGTATCTTTGAGTGCGAAACAGGTTGGTTTCCACTTTTAAAAGAATTAATTGAAGACCTAATTGCATTGGGTTGGGATAGACAAACTTGCCAAGTAAAAGAAAAGTTTGGCGGATTACGATTTTATATCAATGGCGCAACCGATGCGGTATTTGATAGAATTCGCAAAGCAGAACACGATAGCTATGAAATTTGCGAAGTAACAGGTACGCCTGGCAAACTACGTACTGATTTAGGTTGGCACGCAACTTTATGTGATGCTGAGTATGAAAAACGAAAACAAAACTAATTATGGAACATTGGTTATTAAATTGGACATCATTCATATTGTCTAACACTCACGTAGAATTTGAAGATGGATTAACTCATGATGCTGGACCTGAATGGACGCAACGTATGTTTGAAACATGGAAAACAAATTCAGATTACGGTAACTTTGTTTACGAAAAAACATATGGATTATCCATGTCTCAAGCAAAAAAATTCAACGAGTGGCAAGAACATATCAAAGCAATCTATGGATCATACGGCGAATATGAATATACATTTAGTCCGAATGCTGTTGGTGTTGTAGTCACAGTTTATAGTTCATTAGCCAATACTATGTTGGATTTAACTGAGATTGACACTTGGTAATTTGAATTAAATTTCTTATAATAAAATAAAAAAATGAAAATATTCGAAGTTAATTTAGGCGTTGGTATGAATCAAGTTTTACCGACACCAGTAAAGATTGTAATTCATGATGAGGAAACGATATCAGCATATGATAACTACATACAATATCTGAAAACAATTGACAAAGCAGATTTAGAATTCGTAATTGATGTTCCAGATGAACCTAGCGTTAGAGCAATGTCAATTAATGAATTTTATGTTGTGTTGCAAAAAAGCGAAAAATATCAATCAATGTTTTTAAACTAATAAACATGGAAACGAAAACAGATAAATGGGTTGTGATTCGAATTGGAAACACAGATCCAATTTACAAAGTCTTTGCGTCTTGGGCAGGTGGTTATTTAGATGGAGATTCTTGGCAAATCAATAGCGGTATTAAAAGTGTTGAAGATGCCGGAGAATATTATAATTTTATTGGTTATTCTGGATCTGTATATGTATGTTGGAAAACGGCATATGGAATTGCAACATCATATTCAGAAAACATGTTGAATACTATTATTGCACGTGGGGTTGAAAATGATATTCCGGTAAATATTATGCCGGCAGATACAGATTGGTTAGACTTAATTAAATAAAATTATGATAGCAAGAACAAAGATTGGCCCTTTCCGAGCAACATGGGTATTACGTCATAGATGGGAACCAGGTGCAAAAGACGGCGTTCTGAGTTCTAACTATGAAGCCCACAAACTCAGAACAACGTTCCGGTTAGGTATATGGGCCAAACGAAGTAAAGTTGTTGGTGCCAGTAAACGAAATAAAGATGGAAAAATGGTCGTTTCGGAAACATTCTCAACCAACAACACCGTAAACACATATATGGTTGGATTAGAATTAATTGTTTGCAGAGTTTGGGTTGATTTCACATTAAAACCAACATTAGGAACAAAATAATATGAGCAAACAAAGTAAACAGAAGAGACGCATCGTACGAGTAGATTTAAGTGGATGTAAAAATATGAAAGAATGTGCACTAGTAGTTGATATGTTCTCATTAGGTAAAATTAAAATTATAGTAGATGAACACGTTAGATAAACAATACACAGCATTGCTCCAAGATATCCTAGACAACGGAGTCAAGAAGCAAGATCGTACTGGAACAGGAACACTATCTGTTTTTGGAAGACAGATAAGACACAAGATGTCAGAAGGGTTTCCTTTGCTCACAACAAAGAAGATGCCATTCAAAACAATCACAACAGAATTGTTATGGTTCCTACGAGGAGATACAAACATCAAATTCCTTGTAGATAATGATTGTCATATTTGGGATGGTGATGCTTATAAGAACTACTGTGAAAAACAATCACGGAAACTTATTCAAGGGTGTACTTATCAAGAGTTTATAGAAAAAATCAAAACAGATGATGAGTTTGCTGAAAAGTGGGGTGAGTTAGGACCAATTTATGGTAAGCAGTGGAGAAATTGGAGAGGACAGGATGGAATGATTGGTGAGAAGGATGAAAATGGAACGAGGATAATTACTTGGAATCAAATAGACCAAATTGCGAACCTAATCAACGACCTTAAAACAAACCCAGACTCAAGACGATTAATGGTTAATGCTTGGAATGTAGGTGAATTAGATCAAATGGTTCTTCCTCCTTGTCACTTTGGATTTCAAGTTTATACAAGAGAGTTGAGTTTAGAAGAAAGATTAGAATTAGCGTTTAAGTCAATTGAAAACACACATGGGAATAGCGCAGCTTTAATTTGGCAGTTGTCTTGCCAAGGTAAAAAAAAGAAAGAAATATTAGAAGCTCTTAAAAATTCACCAAGAAATATCCCAACCAGAGCAATCTCTTTAATGTGGAATCAACGTTCAGTAGATACATTCTTAGGGTTACCATTCAATATTGCATCTTATGGATTATTATTGGGAATAATAGCAAAAGCAGTGAATATGGTTCCAGATGAATTAATTGGTAATTTAGGTGATACGCATTTGTATTTGAATCACATTGAACAAGCAAAAGAACAGATTGGTAGAGAACCATATCCGTTACCAACCTTAAACATCAACACAGAATTTTGGCCAACAGAATCAGGTGAATGTGGAATTGGAGCTATTGATGCATCGGCAGTATTTAATAATTTTACTGATGATAATTTTTGTCGATGTTTACTTGAAGAAGACATACAATTAGCAAATTATCAATCACACCCAAGCATAAAAGCACCTTTATCAAATTAAGCCATGGCAACATTACAAACACAGTACCAAAATTACCTTAAAGACAGTCAACTACCTGCAGAACACGTAACCTATGATTTTTGGTTACATAACATATTCAACAAAAAATTTGAAACATTTGTTCCAGATGATTTTCAAATAGGCCCGGATGGTGCCTACAATTACGAGGAAGATGACAACATCATATTGAAACCAGAAGGAAAATTCAGATATCTAGTATTTTTCAAACCAAACATGGCATGCTTAGGCGCGTTCTCAATGGATGTAGATGGTTACTATCATTTTTGGATGAATGAACAAGGCGGATCGTGGGCGTCATACGAATTAAGAATGATAGCAGATGCATTGGACAAGATTAATAAACCTTATGATGATTTTGTTAAAGAAAATTTAAAATAATGGAAGACATTAAAATAATACATCTTAAGAGCAATGCTCAACGTCTCGAGACATGGATCGCCATGGTGAACGGAGACATTGTAGGACACATCTACATGGAACGAGAAGAAAATGAAAAAATCAAATTCCTGGATGCGTGGGTACATGAAGACCATCGCCGTAAAGGAATCTTTCGAATGTTGTGGGATGCACGTTGGGACTACGTACAATCTAAATTCCGGGGCTATTTAGTGTATGCGTGGTGCAAGCCTGCATCGTTACCATTGTTATTGGAAAAGGGGTTCGATGCTGGTGAAACCTGTACATATGTAGAAAAAATTGTGGAATAATATTTATGTATATGAAATGGTTATTAATAGTATGTTTAATGTTATGCAATTACGCAGTATCGCAATGTGCCGGAACGCAATCATTTACATTGACACCTCAAGCAACAGCTGGAACTTATTTACCAGGACAAACAGTAACAATGTGTTATACCATGACAGGGTATTCGCAGGCAGGAACCAATTGGATAGAAGGATTCGATTTAACATTGGGCGCTGGGTGGGCATCGGTTGCACCACAAACTGCTCCTGCTAATTGTGGAGGAAATGGTTCCGGAGGGCAATGGGTATGGCGTACTTCCGTTACATCAACCACAACTCCCATTGTAACAGTAGGCCCAGGATACTTTTTTGATTTAACTACAGATGGCAATCCAGGCAACGATTTTGGCGATTCTGGTTCATGTACATGGACTTTTTGTGTAACATTAACTGTAGCAAATGCATGCACACCTCAAAGTTTATTGATTCAAGTTACTGCCGGTCCAGATGGATTATGGGGAAGTTATACTAGCAACTCATGTGATGCTGTAAATGCATTAACCGTGTTTAACGGCACCATTAATGCATCAACACCAGTACTAGGAGTTATCAGTCACAATTAAAGGAGAACTATGAAACGTTTATTATTTATTGCCGCAATGTTAATATCAAGCATGGCTTGGTCACAACTAACAACAAATCCGGATACCGTATGCTATCAAACCAACACGTTATCCACATACACAATACCATCGGTAGGGGCAGGAACGTATACATGGACAATACCTACATGTGCAACATTAGTTGCGGGTCAAGGAACAACTAGCATATCAGTTAATTGGTCAGCATGTCCCGCAGGATTAATTAACAATGCAGTATCTGTATCATTTACTAATGCCATTGGATGCGTATCAGCGCCAGTTACACTCAATGTATTAATATATCAAGTCACTCCCACAATTGTACCTATAGGCCCATTTTGTGCAAATGATCCATGTGTTGCATTAACAGCCACGCCAATTGGAGGTGCTTGGTCTGGTGTTGGAGTGTCAGGTACACAATATTGTCCGGGTGTATCTAATAGCATCGTAACATATACATACACGCAAAGTGGTTGTACATTCACCACAACCAGCAACGTTCAAGTAAATTCAATACCAGTATTAACCCCAATACAACACAACTAATGCGGTTCATCACGTACATATTAATATGGATGCCATTATGGCTATTCTCGCAACAGACGGTAGAATTATGCGATGATACAGCAACATACACATATTCAACACAATCAAACATTGCTAGTACTATTGAATGGGAGTTAAATTCGCAGTATTATTATGGAAACTCCGTAAACATTACATGGGACACTCCAGGCGTGTATACATTGTCAGCGACACCTGTGGCAAACAATTGTCCAGGATCTCCACAAACCATTACGGTAACTGTGAAAGAGTGTGATGATTTGGTATATTGGGTTCCAAATACTTTTACACCGAATGGCGATGAATTCAATACAACATGGGGTCCGGTGTTTAATGGCGCGTTCGATGCCATGGATTTCAATTTAATTGTTGTGAATCGATGGGGCAACGTAATTTGGCAAAGTTTTGATTCTGCAGCTACATGGGATGGCACGTACAATGGCAAAATGGTATCGGATGGAGTATATATCTGGTATATAAACTTTGGCATTTTAAATTCAGATGAACGCATATCTATACACGGTCACATCACAATCATTAAATAATCTATAAAATATCCAGAACAATGGAACTAATAACAACACACCCAATAAAGAAATCTGATTTAGGATTTCATGGAAACCTTTTTGGCGGCAAACTTTTATCTTGGCTGGATGCATCCGCAGTGGCATACGCAATGCAACTATGTGATACGCCCCGCATGGTAACGGTAATGATTGACAAATGTACATTCGAGAAGCCAAGCAAAGAAGGTCAATTGCTTAAAATATTTAGTCGTCCCGAAGAGTTAGGTACCACATCAGTTACATTGTACATTGAAGCACGTGCACACAATGTATACACCGGAAAGCAAACGGTAGTACTCAAAACCAACATGAAATTTGTGCAAATAGATGAAGAAGGCCATGCAATTCCATTAGGAGATAAAGCACGTAAAAGAATTTTAAACATTCTTGGCAAAACGGTTGGAAATTAAAAAAAAAGTTCATATATTTAATATATAAATAAAAAGAAAAGTAAGTAACCCTATATTTATAACTAGAAATGAAAACACGTATTAACATATCAAATTGCTTAAGTTGGTCGAGTGCCAATCAGGTATCGAATCATAGCCGCTTCTGTGTGGAGCTGCCGATTCAAGATCCAAAGCAATATACAGGAAGTTCCGGGATAAGTTAATACATTTTTATATATAAATGAATTGTCCCGGGTCTTTAATTAGGCTCGGGATTTTTACATATATGCTTTGATAGCACAATTGGTAGTGCACGTCACTTGTAATGATGAGGTTGTGGGTTCGAGTCCCTCTCAAAGCTCAAAAGAACATGAGTTCATTGACATATTGGCCATACAATGCCCTGTAGACGAATTGGCAAAGTCACCACACTTTGACTGTGGAGTTTGGAGGTTCGACTCCTCCCGGGGCAACAAAAATGGAAGATGAATCACAGCGGCCTGTGACTCCGCCTTGAAAGCGGGTGGTACTGCAAGGTATTGGGATCGACACCTACTTCTTCCTCAAAGCGAGCAACTGTGCGCTATACAAAAAGTAATTTGCAATTGCTACACAGTTGACAACTAGATGTGGGAAAGTTGGTAATCCGCGGCATTTGGGATGCTGAGATCGTAGGTTCGAGTCCTACCATTTAGACCATGTTCCTGTTTGGAATTTGTAGTATATATTTATAATAAAAGAATATGGCAAACTTCAATAAGGAAAAAAAATTTCATTTTATATATAAAACTACATGTTTAATAAACGGTAAGTATTATATCGGAATGCATTCGACAAACGAGTTGAATGACGGATATATTGGTAGTGGTAAACGATTATGGTATTCGGTTCGAAAGTATGGTAAAGAAAATTTTAAATGCGAAATCTTAGAATTTTTACCTGACAGAGAATTGTTAGCAGTTCGAGAACGTGAATTAGTTAATGAAGAAATCCTTAAAGATTCAAAGTGTTTGAATTTAAAAGAAGGCGGACATGGAGGATTTAGTTCAAACGAACATAAATCTGCTTTTATAAATGCTGGGAAACTTAATTTAATTAACAGTAAAAAGAAACGGCTAGCTAACTTAGCTAAAACTAAATTAACTAAAAAATATAGAGAAAATATGAGTAAATCATTAACCGAATATTTTAAGTTACATAAAGGAAATTTTACTAATATGACACATTCAAGTGAAACAAAAAAGAAAATGTCAGAAGCAAAAAAAGGAACTTGCGTGGGATCGAATAATTCACAATTTGGTACCTGTTGGATAACAAATGGAATTGAGAATAAAAAAATTAAAGTAACCGAATTTAATGAATTTCAGTTATTAGGTTGGATTAAAGGTAGGAAGTATTAAAGTTAAAAAGGATCAATTATGGAAAGTGACAAGAGCGATAAGTATCGCAAAACGAAAGATCCTGAAGCATTAAGGTGATGCACCAAACTTTTAATTTGGGGAAGACGGATCATTACCGTCCAGGATCACAAATGCACCTTTAGCTCAATTGGTAGAGCATTGCCCTTACATGGCAAATGTCATAGGTTCGAATCCTATAGGGTGTACAATTGGAAGTGTTGAGCAATTGGCTGGCTCGCTTGACTGTAAATCAAGTCCGAAAGGCGTGTAGGTTCGAACCCTACCACTTCCACAATATTGGCCAGAAGCTTAAGTGGTATATAGCTACGGCCTGTTAAGCCGAGGATAGTAGGTTCGAGTCCTACCTGGTCAGCACAATGCGTTTATAGCTCAATTGGTTAGAGCATCCGCCTGATACGCGGAAGGTTATTGGTTCGAGTCCAGTTAGACGCACAATTGGAAAGTAAACCTTGATGGCGATAGGGCTTGCCTGCTAAGCAATGTGTACCTGCAAAGGTATTTGGTTCGATTCCAATGCTTTCCTCAATATATCGTAGGTCCTGGGTGGACAGGGTAGGCTCATATCCCGCTCTCGATTGGTTCGAACCCAATATACGATACTGTGTATGTAGCTCAGTTGGTTAGAGTGCTTGATTGTGATTCAAGAGGTCACGGGTTCAAATCCCGTCATACACCCAAATATGCCTTGGTGGTGGAATGGTAGTCACGGCGGTCTTAGAAACCGTTGCCGAAAGGTGTGAGGGTTCAAGTCCCTCCCGAGGTACAAAGATGTTACGAAGCGTAGAATGGCAAGCGTGGAGAGACGTGTCGCAAGGGTACACACTAAGGATAAGTAGCAATACTCAGCTCTCTAATGGTGTGTGAAGGCTTCCAAGCCAAGATTCCTGATAAAGTCATTCATCATCTTTACTTGCTCTGTTAGTTCAATGGATAGAACGTTCGGCTACGAACCGGAAGATAGGTGTTCGAATCACTTACGGAGTACAATTGCCTTCGTCGTCCAACGGAATAGGACACATCACTTCTAATGATGGAATCGGAGTTTGAATCTCTGCGAGGGTACGATAAAATAAAAAATTGCGACACTATACCAACTAGGTATAGTAAAGCAAAATTAGGTTTATTACATACTTCAGTAGCTCAGTTGGTAGAGCACCGGATTCCAAATCCGGGTGTCGGTGGTTCGAACCCATCCTGGAGTGCAACAAGGACCGGTAGCTCAGTTGGTAGAGCAGGAGATTGAAGATCTTCGTGTCGGGGGTTCGATTCCCTCCCGGTCCACAAATGCTTAAGTGTCCGATTGGTAAGGTCCAGGTCTGCAAAATCTCGGTATGGGGGTTCGAGTCCCTCCTTAAGCTCAAAAAAAAAAAGTAACAAAAAGGTTGGATTCGATTGATTTATTTTATATATTTAAAGTATAAAAATAAAGAGATGGAAATTAGACATTTAATTAATGACACATATCAATTGATTGCGTTGTCAGATAATTCGATTTTATTTCAAGGTACGTTAACGGAATGTGCGTGCCAGGAAGAACATATTATGTATAGACAATTTATGTCGTATGGTTTTTAAGCGATAGTAGCTCAGATGGTAGAGCACCGTCCTTCCAAGTCGGGGGTCGCAGGTTCGAACCCTGTCTATCGCTCATAATGGGGTTGTATGTCTCAAGGCTGACGAGACTGCTTTGCAAGCAATCTGTGGTGGGTTCGATTCCCACCGGCTCCACAAAAGTCTTAAAGATCCTATAACCGATAGGGGACTTTTATTAATGGTCCATTGGTGTAGTGGCTAACATACCACCCTGTCACGGTGGTGCCGCGAGTTCGATTCTCGCATGGACCGCAGAGAGAATATCAACAACGGTTGGATATTTTCAAAATATTTCTTATAATAATTAAAAATTACGGGTACGACTCTATATTTATAATAAAGGAGTTATATGAAAACATGTAAGAAATGTGGCAATGATTTTGAACCAACGAAAGGATTGGTTTCATATTGTTCTTTGAAATGTAGAAATAGTAGAGTACAAAATGATGCAGTAAGATTAAAAAAAAGTCTTGCTAATAAAGGAAATCCAAAATGTGCTACTAATAAAGGTAAATTTGGACAACTACATCCTGGATGGAAAGGGTCTGCGGTTCAAAATTTTATATGTAAATATTGTAATCAACCTGGTACTTCTAAATACAAAATAAAAAAGTATCATGCAGAATGTTGGATTAAATGTTCTGGCGGTAATCGAAAAGGTGCTGGAAGAGGTAAACATGGTTGGTATAAAGGTATTTGGTGTGATAGCAGTTATGAGTTAGCTTGGGTAATATATCAACTGGATCATGATATTCCATTTAGTAGAAACACTCAATCATACGAGTATACATTTAATGGAAAACAATATCAGTATTATCCGGATTTCGTTCAAGGTGTCAAGATAATTGAAATAAAAGGTTTTGTAAACGAACAAACTTTAGCTAAGATAAAATCAGTACCAAATTTGGTTGTTTTGATGCGAGATGACTTAAAAAAAGAATTTGAGTATGTCATTTCAACATATGGTAAAGATTTTATAAGATTATATGAGTTCCCATCGTCTAACGGTTAGGACATTAGGTTTTCAACCTAAAAATCGGAGTTCGATTCTCCGTGGGAATACAATATAGCGGGGTAGAGCAGTTGGTAGCTCAGCAGGCTCATAACCTGAAGGTCGCAGGTTCGAGTCCCGCCCCCGCTACTACAAGATGATTACTTGAGGTTATAGGTATCCCAGAAACCTTTCGACATACTTTTGGGCGTGAGACAAAGGCGGGAATCATTGAAGTAAAGCCGTAAATCGTTCTTCATTCGGAGTTGGCAATGCTTCGTGAGATCTAATCAATTAAATTGCCATTTGCCCCGGTGGTGGAATGGTAGACACGCTGGACTTAAAATTCAGTGGGCATTATGCTCGTGCGGGTTCAAGTCCCGCCTGGGGTACGCAAAAAACACGAAACGGAGTTTCCTTGCCATGGGGTGGGTTTTACAAGTTTTAAATAGTCAGGTGGCGGAATGGTAACGCTTAACTAGGGAATGTAGCCGGTTACAAGAGGTTAGCAAAGTACATTGCAGGTTCGAATCCTGTCCTGACTACGTGGGAAAGATTCATCCCGAAATCAGAACATGGATCGCAAACACGCAAACCTAAGTACCTGTACAGCGGTGAGTATCGGGCTAAGTTATATACAATTCCTCGGAGCTGGGAGTAGAATGCTTAAGAGCGTGTTTTTTATTTTATTGGTAGCTTGGAAAGACAAGCAATTTGGACCTGTAGCTCAGTTGGTTAGAGTAGCGCGCTCATAACGCGCCGGTCCCTGGTTCGAGTCCAGGCTGGTCCACTTAAACAGAAAGAACAAGTTATGACAGCAGAACAATTTGCTTATTGGTTACAAGGATTCATGGAGATAGAAAATCCATTAAATTTAAACTCTTCACAAACAGCTATTATCAAAGATCATTTAGCATTGGTATTCAACAAACAGACACCGGATCGATCCGTACCTGGAGTACCAGCTAATCCAACATGGTCACAGCCAACAATGCCACAATGGCAAGAACCCAATATTGTAATTGAACCATCTAAATTGACTCCTATTTGTGCTGGATTTGACCCTTCTAATCCTGATTCTACTAAAAAGTTTTGTTAACGGTTTGAATTGATTGAATAATTTTATATAATTTAAAAAAAAAGAATATGAATAACAGAGCATGGTCAAAAGATGGTGATAATTTTTATCCGATATCTACGGCAACATTTGAAAACAAATTGACACCTGGAGTGTATGTAATTAAAACTCCTCCATTGCAACCAATGTATTTCCAAAAAATCAAACCAGATTTTACCTTCCCGTATAAAATTTATGGCCACAATATGTCATTGATTAATCGTGTTGCAACTGCATATGATAATAGTACAGGTAATTTAGGTATCCTATTGAACGGATTGAAAGGAACTGGTAAGTCAGTGACTGCCGAAATGATTTGCAACAAAATGGCAGAAGAACGCAATATGCCGGTTATTTTAATCACTGAAGAATTTGAAGGATTATCGGAAATATTAGCTGGAATTGAACAAGATATTACGGTATTTGTTGACGAATTTGAAAAAGTGTTTTCTCAAAACGTTGAAGACTATACGGTGGATACTAGTAAAAATATTCTTACCATTATGGATGGTGCCTTGAAAACCGAACATAGAAGATTGTTTGTATTCACTACGAATAAAATGTATATTAATGAAAACTTGTTGCAATGTCCAGGTAGATTAAGATACGTAGTTGAGTTCAATGATTTGGAACGTGACGTTATCGAAGAGATTGTAGATGACATGTTGTTGTATACGGATCACCGAGAAGCTACCATTGAATTTATTTCAGTATTAGAAATGATTACCGTTGACATCGTTAAGGCAATTGTGCATGAAGTAAATACATTTAACGAAGCACCTGCAGCGTTTAAATCAGTGTTCAATGTCAAAGAAAAAGGCACATCGTTCAATGTATATGACGGCGACGTAACGGAATCCGCAACTTTAACATTGCCAAAGTATGTCAGTGTTGACATCGAACCTAATCCGGATTCATACAAACGCAAACCGAGTGCATTGATAGGTCGAGATTTATATGTAGACGGCATGTATATGGGTCGTATTAATTTATTGTCGGCACCAGTAATTGAGTATGAAGATGTTAATGGCAAAAAGAAATCATTGACATATGAATCCACAAAATCATATCACAAATCTTACCGAGACTTAGCATTTTAATAAACTAAAAAATAAATAAGAACATGACACCACGACAAGAAGCTAGATTAAATGAATTAAATACAGCGTATAACAACGAAGTACGCTCCATTTTAGAATCTGGTAATGAGCCAGTAGCATCGATGATACGCGCAGAAGCGACATTATATGACGGAACAAATGAGGCCGGATCTATTAATATGCCAATAGTGGATTCTCGGCCGGCAAGCAATAAGGCTAATTATCAACCAGAAATTAACCAAGTTAATAACGGATTCATTGTAAGATTAGGATGTCAATCATTTGTATTTGAAACATTTGATAAAATGTATAAGTATTTAAAAATGTACTTCGAAGATCCAAACGGAACAGAAACAAAATTTCACAAAAACGAATTATTCTAATTAACTAAAAAATAAATAAGAACATGAAAAATCACTCTTTATCAGCAACAGGCTTATCTTTATCACAAGCACAATCAGTATCAAACTTATGCAACCAAGCATGCCGTGATATTGATTTCAAATTGGCTAATATCAACAACGCATCTAAAACATTGCGTATTGGTACAGAATCGTATATTGAAACACAAGGCAATCCGTTGCCAACTGACGTTGTTGAGTTGTTAGTGAAAAAAGCCAAATTGCATGCAACTCAAGCATTCTTGATGGAAAACATCAAAGCAAAAGATGAGTTGCTAAACTCAGCAAAGAGACGCGTGTACCAATATGATGCACCACTTCCTGAGTATCCGGATTTGAACGAAGTTGATACCGTTGATGCGGTTGGCGAAGCGTGGGGTTGGGAACAATTATCTGCAACGGAGCTAAATGAATACATGGAAGCTGAGGCACATGCAGCACATTATGGCCAATTCATTCACAAAAAAGGTACCTTAGACCGTTTAAGAACTGAGTTACCAACGCTTAAAACGTTGGAGTGGATTGAAGTGGAAGCTGGTAAGAAGACACCGTTACAAGTAGTTATTCACCATACAAGTGAGCAATTAACTGAGATTCATGAACAAATTGCGGCATTGCACCGTAACATGGAACAACGAGTTAACTATTTCAAAGCCAAAGTAAAGAATCTAGTTACGGCAGAAAATGCTAGAATTGCTAGATCCAACGCAGATTTGCAAGCAGCTGCTTCCAAGGAAAATGATGCCATCATGGCAGAATATCGTTCAGCAAGACAAGCGTGGTCAGACGCTGCGAAACAATACACAATGGAGTCTGAAGAAAATCGTCAAAAAGAAATTCAATCAATTGCAAATTTGAGAATCAACGTTGATGCGAGATTCAAAGACACAATTGATGCATTTCTAAGTAAATTGAATTAATATTTGAGGTGGCGGAGGAACATGGCAGGAGCTGTTGCTTTCTCCGCTTTTATGTTAGAGTGGTAAGGTTTTTCGTATGATCATATACTTTAGAAGTTGATATACTACACAGAAACTATTCTAGGCTCCTTTGGAAGCCTACACACTGCCTCTTTACAAAATACACCAAAACTGAGATAGAACTCCAGGTTAGACAAGTTACCTTTCTCCGGTTAGGATAATTGGCTAACAACCGAGACTTAGTTTTTGTCTTTGCCTTTGTGGTAAAGAGGGTCTTTGATTTAGATTTAGTCCGTGTTTTGGTCTATATTCTTTATCACTCTTTCAACTCAATTATTTGGATATTTCACAGAAATTATATATATTATTAAAAAAAGATGATGACCATTACATTTCTTAGTGATACGCATACCAAGCATCACCACGTATTATCTTCACGTAGCATCCGTAGTTCAGAACAAAGCGTTGATTTGCCAGGCGGCGACATTCTTATTCACTCCGGCGATTTCATGGGATCTGGTTACAGTAAAGCTGAAGCTATTGAATTCTTTGATTGGTTCGATTCAATTCCAGGATATGAAACTAAAATATTAGTTGCTGGCAATCATGACCGCATCATGCAATTGGATCCTGAATGGGCTAAAGGCATATTATCTGGTTATAAAACTATTGAATATCTTCAAGATGAAGAATTGGTTTTGTATTTTGATGGACCTAACGGAGACATGCCCGAAGAAAATATTCACATATACGGATCACCATGGCAACCAGAATTTTATAATTGGGCATTTAATTTGCCAAGAGGTGGCGAAGAATTAAAAGCACGTTGGGATGCAATTCCTACCTGGACTGACATTCTTATAACACATGGACCAGCACAGACATATTTAGATACTTCCGGCGCGCCATACAATACTCCGTTGTTAGGATGCGAGTTATTGAAAGAACGCATTGAATTGATTCGTCCTAAGATTCATGTTTGTGGACACATTCACGGAGGAGCTGGATATCATTACAATGGACATACACATTTCTTCAATGCGTCCATTTTAAACGAACAATATCAATATACTAACGCACCGATAACAATAAAATGGAACGACGAAACAAACGAAATAACTTGGCCAAACCGATGAGAACAAGAAAGAAACCGGAGCAAATGTTCCATGATGGTCATAGAAAAATAATATGGCGTAGATTTTTAGCAAAAGTTCGGTTCGTCATGATTGAAGGCAACTTTGTTAAAAACCCTGAATTTGATTGATATGAAAGTAATATTTTTAGACCATGACGGTGTTATTTGTTTAGCATCTGAGTGGGGTGGTCGTTTCAAGAAACCAGGATTTGACAGCAATCCGGAAACTCCAATGGATACGCGTATGGATAATTTCAACAAAAAAGCTGTTGCTGTGTTAACGGAAATTATCAATGAAACTGGTTGTGAATTAGTAATTTCATCAGATTGGAAACGTCAAGGCAACTTGGAACAGATGCAAGCCATGTATGTTACAAGAGGAATCAAACCGCCTATTGCCTTAACTCCAAACTTAAAAGACTGTACAGTGCATGGAGATAATTTCATATGGTCACGTGATTGGGACTTGGAACAAACCCGGGCAATTGAAATCAAACAATACCTGCAGGATCATCCAGAAGTTACTCATTGGGTCGCAGTTGACGATTTAGATATGAGTACCAATGGCGAAGCTTGGAGGACATGGGGCTTAACAAATTTTGTATTGACACCACGTGGCCTTGAAGGCATCAAACAAGTAGGTATCAAAGAAAAAATAATCAAACATTTATTATCATGAAAAAATTAATTATCGCAATTTGCATACTAGTTGTATGCTTAATAATGTTAAGTTGTAAATCATCACAACATTGTGATGCGTATGGTGCAACTCAAACAACACAAAATGACATAGCATCTAGATGAAACGATGGCTGATTAAAATGTGGCCATGGCCATTATATGTCGCAATAATACTGGATGCAATACTACTACTATTAAGTATCATCTAAACCAACTCATACGGAGTTCTTTGACATACGGAGGAAAAACATGGAAATTACATCATTTGTTATAGGTGTACTTACGGTTATAGCAATTATATTCATAGTTGCGGTAGTTGTAGGTTTGCTTATGATATCAAAATTAAACAAACAAGTTCAGGAATTATCCACACAACTAACACAGAATACGGATTCGATTATCCGCGATATGCAATCTGAACATGCTGATACTTGGCAACAATTTGAAGCAACGGGACGCGACATCACAATGGTGGAACGCACACTTGCAAATCAGATACACGAAGAAGTTAAGGTGTCTAAAAGATACATAGATTCTCGTATTGATAAACTCATTGACACATATTTTGTAGTCAAAGAAGCAGAACAAAACACAAAAAAATTAATTAAAGGATAACAAAGTTTCTTCCGTATTGGTTGGTTTTATTCAGAACATTTCATATAATATAAAAAAAAGAGATGAAAAGAAAAAGAAACATCACCACATCATTTTTATTAGCATTGCGCCGTGTCGGAATGTTATGCAAAACTCCAGTAGAACCTACTCCAAGAATCCGCGTAGCAAAAACTGTGCATCCGGATGGTACCGTTGACATATTGCCAGCACGAGTACAAAGCAAAGATATCGTCAATGCAACTCCTATGAAATCCGAAGTACATGTGTGGATCGAATCTAAAAAAGCTGCACTTAAAAATTGTCAATTCGATAGCGAGTCAAGTACATGTCCGTGTGGTGTTGATTTGGATGATTTTGCATCATCAGGTTGTAGTAAATCTAAACGTAAATCAAAATAAGATGATTAGAGAAAAACAACAAGAAAATGGACCTGTAGTAATTGATTTAACTGGTCCGGATGGCAATGCATTTGCACTTATGGGTTATGCAAAACGCTTTGCAAAGCAATTGGGGTGGGATAAAGACCAATACCATGAATTAATCAACGACATGATGTCAGGCGATTATGAACATTTACTTGAAGTGTTCGACAAGGCATTTGGTACCTTTGTAATACTTGAAAGATAATTAATAATCAAAACCAAAAATAAATAACATGACAGAAGACATCATCAACAAATTAGGTGAAGTTGGCACCTACGACGAACAAATGGAAGCATTGGTTCGACAAATGGCAAATCAATTCGATGCAACGGATTTTATGCCACCATCGCAACGCGTAATCGCACAAATGCCACAAGAACAATTAATGGCTGAATATGAATTAGTGTTAGCAAAAGAATCCACAAGAAGTGCAGCACAACGCCGTATGATTGCGGAACGTGTTGAATCGATTAAAACGGCATCGGACAATGTTTAACAAAATTAGTACATGGTGGTACCGAGATGGTCGCTATATGCACAAACACTTTGCCAAAGGTGTAAAAAATCTTTGGCGATGGTTTCCTGTCATATGGAAAGACCGTGACTGGGATCAATATTATATTTACGAGATTCTAGCAAAGAAGTTGGAATTTCAAGCTAAATATATTGGCGATACTGATTTGCACACAGAAGCAAAGCGAGATGCAGAACGAATGCGTCTTGTAGTTAGGTTAATTCGTTTGCATCAAGAAGACTTTTATGATTGTGAATACATGGATTATGAAACTACAAGACATTGGTTCGAGCCTGTAGAAGATAAACCAGATTATTCGGAATGGAAATCTGAAACCTTATCGGACCGATATGATGAATACTTTGCTAAATATCCTAGACAATACAAAAAAGTCATGTCAGGCGAATTGAATCGTTTTAAACGCAAATCAGTTAATTTGGAAGACAAACATTACATTGCCATGGAGATTGCATATGAAAATCGAAATAGATGTCATGCATTGCTGTTCAAGTTAATGTCAGAAAATATTGACAGATGGTGGAATTAACGGTTGGAATCGTGATGCAAATTTCTTATAATATAAATGTAATTAAAAATAAGAAGCATGAACGTATTTGACCAACAACAGTGGATCATTAATCAACATCGCAATACAAATCATATGTATGATACGTATTTGCCATATGAATTTCATTTGAGGATGGTTGCAAATGTTGCGGACCGGTTCATGGATATTTTTCCTTGGAATACAGAGGATGATTGTCATTTTCGCAATGCAATAAGAATTGCAGCTTTCGGACATGATCTTATTGAAGATACAAGAGTTTCATACAACGATGTTAAGGCTGTATTGGGTATCGTAGCTGCAGATATTATTTATGCAGTATCCAACGAGAAAGGAAAAACTCGTGCGGAACGTGCTAATGACAAATATTACGAAGGAATTAGAAACACTCCGGGTGCTGTATTTGTTAAGATGGCAGATCGTATTGCCAATGTTCAATACTCAAAAATGAGTGGTTCTAGAATGTTCAGAATGTATCAAAAAGAAAATGCACATTTTGTAAAGAGTTTAGGTTTTGTTGAAGGTGTTGAACATGAATTAGCACCAATGTATAACTATTTAGAAACTTTATTTCAAGATTAAGATGATTGACAACAAAGAACAAATCAAATCGTTATTGAATTTTTCAGAGCCAGGTGACTTTTACATGTTGTATGTATTGAAACGCAAAAAGGATCAACCCGTTGGTGAACGAGACAATCATCAATCCGTAAGAACCATTCGTACCTATTGCATCAAGTCAACCGAACAATTAGACAAACGTTGGGAAGAAATTGTGATGATGTGTGAAATGTTCAAAGCACGTGCTTACATTCATGTGCAGAAACAAAATCATCGCGATGTATCACTTAACATGATGGTTGCATTGGCTCAAAGGATCCAGGACGGCAACTTGGAACAGCAATCTCTATTTGATAGCGTTGTTGGTCAAATCAAGACACAAGAAAAACGTTGGATCGTTGATATTGATTGCACCGATTGGCACGCTGTAACCGAAGTATCACAATTTATAAACTGGCTTAGACCCGCGGGTGAAAAAGTTGAAGCCGTGATACCAACTCGAAATGGTTATCACTTAATAACTGCCAAGTTTGATGTTAAGACATTCAGTGAACAATATCCGGACATTGATATCCAAAAGAAAAATCCAACTCTATTGTATTATCCAAACAGTTTAGAACAAAAAAAGAAATTATGAAAGCAAAATTAATTAAAACTGATTCTGACAGTTATCACAATGGTCATTATTTTTTAAATAATGAAGAAGGATTTGCTATTGGGTCTACAGACTATGAATGGTGTAGAAGGGTGGCTTCAGTTAAACCTCAGTATAAACTATCCAAAGAAAACTGTGATAAGATATTTGGAGTAGTTGATGTTGAGAAGTTGGCTGAAAAAGAATACCCTACATTTAATTTAGGTTTAAATTCAACAACATCTCTTCATACAATTTTTAAACAACCATTTATTAATGGTTTCAACAAAGCAATGGAGTTAAATAAAGATAAGTTGTTTACTTTGGAGGATATGCAAAAAGCTTTTGAATTAGGACACAATGGGGCAGCTGACACTTATATGCTGGAAAAAAATGAGCAAGAGTTTGAAAAATTAATCCAACAACCAACAGAAATTGAGGTTGAGATACTTTGTTTACATACTGGTGACCCCGAATACACAACAAATACTGGACTCCCAAAACTTGATGAGGATGGTTGTTTAATACTTAGAAAGATTACTTCATAGCATACTATCCTACATATTACTTGATACTACTACGTCTCTTGCACTAAAAAAAGTTTGTGGATTGCTTGGATCCTTACGGTATTTTTCTTATAATATAATAAAAAAAATGAGCATAGTAAGATTCATAGCCGATTTACATTTATCGCATGCTAACATGGCAATCCGACGTGGCTTCGCAACTATTGCGGAACATGATGCACACATCATTGCACAATGGAATAGTGTTGTAGACAAACGCGATGTGACTTATATCTTAGGTGATGTAACCATGGAGAAGTCAGCACCATATGCGTTATTGGATCAACTCAACGGAATCAAACACGTTGTGTTAGGCAATCATGACCGCCGACAAGATGTTGCAAAATTACTTGAACATGTTGCGAGTGTTGCCGGAATGGTGCAATACAAAGGAGTCATATTGACACATTGTCCGATACATCCATCCGAATTAGAATACAGATTTCCACGAAACATTCATGGCCATATACATGACAAACAAGTAATGCGTCCACATCGTGACACTGAAATACCAGACGAACGATACATATGTGTTTCCTGTGAACGAGTTGAATACAAACCAAAAACATTAATAGAATTAGGAATATGACAGCAATAAGACCAAATTTGAATTTCGACAACGAAAAACGCAATATTGTTCCATATCGGAAAGTATTGGAAGGAACTGTAACTGCAGAGGACCAGTTCATGAAACCAAAGCCTGCAACTGTCACAAAGAAAACAAAAACAAAAAAACAATCAGAACCTGTAGCGACCACTTTGAATCGTTGGTTCACAAAAAAATAACAACATGACAACAATGATTATATTAGCTTTGATTGCTGGATTGCCTAGTAGCATATTCATACTCATAGCAAACGATACCTCCAAGGATCGCACCGGAAAAGTTTGGGCAATCATCTTGAAGCAAACTGCTTTTGTGTATGTAGTGTGCACGATATTATTATTAATTAATTCATGGGTAAAATGATAGCATTATTATTATACATTGCGACTGCCATATTGTCTGCACCTGCTACGCCTTGTGTGGCTACTTGGTATGATATGCACGGCAGTCGCACCGCTTCGGGTACAAGGATGCATCGAGATTCATTGACAGCCGCTTACAATCATGTTGCATTAGGAACCAGATTAGAGATACGAAATGTCACGACCTCAGCGTGTTGCACCGTACGTGTAACGGACCGAATGGGTGTAAAGTCACCTAACCGAATAGATTTAAGCTATGCTGCTTTTGGACACATTGCTCCACATTCGCAAGGCAAAGCACATGTAACAGTAACACCTATAAAATGATGATTAACCCAGAAGATTACATTGGCAAAGATTTTATATACGTAAGCAACAAGTACGGAGGCAAATTGCGTTGTACATGTGTTGATGTTAGGTCAGCCGAAACCATCATGTTTGACAACGATGTAACCGAATTGTTATGTTGGTTGCGTGATAAGAAAAAGGGCACTACCGATGCTCCACAACCAACTGTCGGTCCGGATCGATACGTAGCACGACGTACGGAATGGAAACTAGTAACGGCAAATGGCAATGCGTATGAATTAGAACATTGTTGGATTATCGAACAAACAGATCCAACGACTAAATGGGATAAACTCAACAAAGAACTTGATGATGCTTTAGACGCGGAGTTTGACTCGGAATTCTAGTTAGCAAACGGTTGGATTATTGATTTTATTTTCTTATAATATAAAAAAAGAGATGAAAAATATACAATTTAAAAAGAAATAAGATGCCAGATATATGCATAACAATAGTTTTTATAAGTTTCTTAGTATACATGTATAAACTAAACAAATTAAAATAAGATGCGAAACATACATTTAATACAAACGGAAAAACCAAGTAAAATATTTTACATAGCAGAAAATTTTCATTTGGAAAAAGGTCAACTAATTGAACCTAAGAGCTATCATAATGTTTATATTACTTCTGATGAAGAAATTAAAAATAGGAATTGTTGGGTAACAAATGGTGTAGAAATTTTTAAACCATCAGATTTACCTGAATATTCATTGGAATATGCAAATAGGTATTGGGAAAAAATCATCCTAACAACAGACCAAGACTTAATTGCAAATGGTGTTCAAGCTATTGATGATAAATTCCTTGAATGGTTTGTTAAAAATCCAAGTTGTGAGAGTGTTGAGGTTAAGAAAAGATATTCTGATTTTACTGTAGACCCATTTGTTGGATATGAAATCATCATTCCACAAGAAGAACCTAAACAAGAAACATTAGAAGAAGCTGCTGAAAAAAGATACGTCGAAGGAGTTTATGTTATAAATGGTATTGATATATGTGACGCATCAAGAGAGTGTTTTATTGAAGGTGCTAAATGGCAAGCTGAAAAAATGTATAGTGAGGAAGAAGTTAAGAATTTATTTAGCAAATATCAATATGATTTAGCTCAATGGGTATTAAGAATGGAAGATGATATTAATGGGAGACCTATACCTACTGAATGGTTTGAACAATTTAAAAAGAAATAAGATGAAAAAACTATTCCTAGACGATATCCGACAACCACGCGATGCATGTTACATTGTGTTGAATCCTAGAGAATATTGGGAACCAGATTGGCACATTGTGAAAAACTATGTTGAATTTTGTTCATGGATCCGTCGCAATGGAGTACCGGATCTGGTTAGCTTTGACCACGATTTAGCTGACATACATTATGAAGTTGATTTCGCAGATTGGGAGTCTCATACCGCAGATCAATTAGGTGTAGAAGAAACCGGATTGGATTGTGCAAAATGGTTGGTAGATTATTGTTTGGATAACGGTGTTGATTTGCCAACTTGCTGGGTACATTCAGCAAACCCAGTCGGTAAACGAAACATACAAAGCTACTTGGCTAATGCTGAAAAACATTTATTTGGTAAATAACATAATACAGATACCATGACGACACCAGAAGAAATCTTAGAATTAATTGAGGCGTATGCCAACATAGCAAACAATGCCGGATATTCACAAAGTACCCGAGATAGTGCGCAACGCAAAGTAAATTTATTGCAACAAGAATTATCGGAACTTATCGGATAAAACGGTTGGATTTTAATTGTGAATTTCATATAATATTAAAAAAAATAAGATGAAGAAATTACCAGAGTATTTTGCAATTAAACGCAAGAAAAAAGATCCTAGATGGAAACAATACATTGCTTATTTGAATGGCCGTTTTGGAGTTAGTTTAGATGGAACTTCGCAAACATATCCATGGTATGGTTACGGTGGATCTGCCGATTACATGTCCATGTATGAATCGAATCCTGCTAATTTTTCCAACCCAGTTACGGTGCTGACATTGGATGAATTTTTTGATATCATCGAACCAAAAACATTACCAACACATTGGGTGATTCGTCCAACCAACGAAACGGAAAGCGCTGCAGTATTAACGTGGTTCAATGCAAATGGAGAACGAAAATACGAACCAGGTTGCGAACAAGATTATTATTGGCACTTCCCAGCATATGAACCAACCAACCATTGTCTTATGAGTAGAATACATAACGACAATTACACGCAAATAACATTTGCCGAATTCCAAGAACATGTATTAAAAGAAAAGCCTAATAAATCACAACCAATGACAAACATCACAGTAAAGAAAACAGTAAAAAAATCAGAATTAGAACAAATCCACAACGTGGCTTGTTCAACATGGAAAAGCAAAATTGCGGAATTAACATTGCGTAATCCATTTGGAGAATTAATTGAATTAACTCAAACAGAAGTTGACGAAATGTTTGCAGCAGCAACGGAATCACAACGTCGCACATTGGTTGGTGTATTCGGAGAACCAACGAACGCAGTTGATTTAAGCAATGATGAGGTTGACGGATTGGGAATGTATAGAAGAAACGGCCATGAAGACAACGCATTGATTGCAGTGAGAAGCCGAGGTGAATATCGCGACAAAGCATTTTACTTGAATAGCAAATTCAATTGGGAAATTGCAAAAGACCGTGAAGGCTTAATATGTTTGGTACCAACTCGTAAATAAAAAATAAAGGTCATGGAACATTTAACAGAAAAATGGTGTATTAAAGACGGATTAAGTCCAGAAGTTACCAAGTACTTTAATGAGAACGGTACAAGTCATTACACCGGTACCACTAATAATATATTTCATTATCCTCCAATTGATGGTGCATGTTTATATGGTGAAGTACAATCCGGATATGCTGAAATAACCGTTGAACAATTTAAAAAATACATTTTAAAACAAGACACAATAGTTGAACAATTTAAAAAACTCCTTTTAAAACAAGACACAATGAAAAACATCACAATTAAAAAATCAGCATTAAAAGAAATATATGATGTTGCGTGCGATGCTTGG